GGACTCACACCGTAAGACGGAAAGGCACAGGCGAAAATCGCCCATGCCTATATAGTCGCACTATTTAATTTCCTTAATCTTTGCTTCAATTGCCTTAGCATCCTTAGATACCTTTGCAAGTGCTTCATTTGCCTTAATGCGACTTTCCTCATTTGCTTTTTCCTGTTCCTCTACTGACTTAATCATGCGGTCAATAAATGCAAGGAACGCTGGCTCATTCTTTGCACCTTCCTTCATAGACATATAGTTTTCCTTCTGTGTCTTGAGGTCAGATGCTGTGTCAATGCAATTCTGAATGCGTCTCTGTGCAGAATAATATGCCTGAAGTGTATCTCTGTCACTGTCTGACATAACCGCATTCTGTGCAATTCTGCAACCAAGCAGAGCTTCTACATACTTGCGGAAAATCTGCTTTGTTGTGTAAGTAATCATAGTACCACGAGATGTAGCCATGAACTGCTCTGCGTATCCAACAAGGCTATCTACATCGTATGGTGTAACATGCAATTCTTTTGCCTCTTTGGTGTTTTCACCTGCTTCGAGAATCGTTTTCCATTTAGGGAAAATACGCTCTCTTGCTGCATAAACATCCTCATCTTTTGCACTTGTGTCATGCTTTAACTTGACATACTCGCAAACAGTCTCCCGTAATGCATTTACATCAGCCTGCCATTTCACAAAGTAAGAGTTGTCTACACCTGCTCCAACAACCATTTCTTTCGTGATTGCTTTAGAGTTGCAGTATTCTGCACTGTGCGCTGCTACTATTACTGGTCTCATTGCATTGATGTTGTAAATCTTCTTAGCCATAAAATCTCCTATTCAGGCAGTTGTCGTTGCTTTATACCCATTTTGGGAACTACCTGTTATAGTCCATTTGCGGACTTTTCACTACGCATAATGTCCAGAACACTACTTTATCCATGTCACCATTGGAGTAGCAACGTTTCACACCGTTGTTTTCTGACTTCCCACTAGCTATCATGTGGCTGTCCCATTATGTGCACTGAAAAAAGCCGACACCGTACCTATACAAGCATACAGTGCCGACATAATCCGCAAATTGAGAAAATCGGCACGTTTTACCACGTCATCATAGATAAGCAGTCACTTATCAGGTGTTAGCCAACTTATGCACTGACTAACCATGCAGACGGATTGACCGTCAAAGTGAGTAATGGCATATCCCACTCACTGGAGTTTCGCACCGTTCTTAGTTCTACGCAGTCTGACTTAGTACGCATCCTAGCATCGCATGAATCTCGTGTTATCCTACTCAGGCTGTTAGGCTTAAGTTCAGCCGTCACACTGGGTAACTCATTCCCAGTTGAGCCATTGTAGGCACTTGAAACACGCAACCGCTTTTCAGCGTGCCAGTATCAGCCCGTTTCAACCTATACTAGACTTGAAACAATGCCATGCAAAAAGTTTTTTAAGCACTTTTGCAAGTGCTTTTTTACTCTTTACACTCTTTACGCAACGAAAACTTAAAAAGGTGAAAAAAATTTAAAACTTTTTTCAAAAACTTTTCAAGCCTTGCAAACTTGCTAAAAAGCAAGAAAAAAAAGAGTGTAAAGAAAACTCTTTACACTCTTTATGGAATGAGAACTTGAAAAGGTGAATTTTTTTATTCTATGCTTTTTACAACGTCTTTCACATAATAGCCTTTTATTTATTAAATTCTTTCCAAAGTTCTTTTAATGTTTGAAAGTCCTTTTTTACCGACGTTTCCTTAATATCTAACGTTGTAGCAATTTTTGAATATTTATAACCTTGTAAACGTAAATTTATAGACTTATAAAGTCTATCCGCCTGTTTTGGTTTAGCTGATAATAAATAGCTTGTAAATTGATTATAAAGGGATAACGTCATAACGTCATCTATACAAGTATGGCTTGCCAATGATGGTATATCGTCAATTTTTACAAGTTCATTATCTAATTCAATCCATAGTTTTTTTCTATCATGTTTGCGGATATTGTTATAAAGTTCATTAGATACAATTCTAAAAAAGTCCTTTTGTGTATCATCATTAAAAAATATAAGTTTTGTTTGTATTTCATCTGTACTGTATCTATGCGATGTACGTTGTAAATACCAATCGTTAGAGTGTTCTAATAAGAATAAATACATAGATTGTGACAAGTCCTCAATGGTTACAAGTCCATTGTTACGATTAATAGCAATATCATAAGCGTTGTTATTACCTTTGCTAAAAAGATTGATTAATAACTTATAAGCTATTTTCTCAATAGTTTTATCAGCTTGTAAAGTGATTAAGTCAGCGTGTGCCATGAATGAGTTATTGTTTTGTGTGTTCATAAAATGCCTACCTTTCCCCAAACATATGTTTGGAATAAAATAATATATAATTGAGTCACCTATAATATATCATAGTCATTTATTTATTGCAATATTTTTTTATATTTTTTTCACCTTTTTATTTTTTTATTGCTATATAATTTTTTATAGTTTATCTGATATAGATTAAAGCTATAATAAGCGATATGTTATAGCTTGAAACTATATATTATAATAATATCACATACCATTATATATAGTTTTCAATACTACTTTATACAGTATTAATCATTCAAAAAAAGATATAATAATATTGTACTATTAATGTATGTTTTTAAACTAACTTATGTTAATTGTATCTAACTGGGGGTAGTTAAAACTAACTTGATAGGTCAAAAATGCAGCCATCCTGATAGCGGGTTCATCTACACACTAACTCAAAATTTCACTCCAAAAACCCCATAAAAACAAAGCTAATTTAACATTCAGACAAAATTATCCCTTTATCGTATCCCATATCGTCAAACCCCACTAAAATTAAGCATTTTACCCACTTCACAACCCAAAAATTAAATCCCCATCTCGCTAAAAATCTATCCACAATTTCAAAATCTTCCTTATTTATAAGCACTTTCACCGATAACGACTTTTCACCCAAAACACACTATCGCTCTATCTTCTCTCATACTCAACATAGGGGGCTACCATAAAACTGCACACAAATCTATCCTCTAGCAGAGAATAATACCTATATAAATAGAAAAAGTTGTTCAAACGGAGGATTTTATAAATGAATACTACAATTATTACACCAAACACAGAAACCATTACATCTATGGAAGTAGCTCAGATGGTTGATAAGGAACACAAATATTTATTAAGAGATATTCGCAGATATCTTAATCAAATTGATAAAATTAATATGGAAAAATCTAACCAGTGCAAAATTGCACCCGTTGATTTCTTTATTAAAAACACCTATACAGATAATAAAGGCGAAATCAGACCTTGTTACAATATCACTCACAAAGGTTGTGAATTTATAGCAAATAAACTTACTGGTATTAAAGGTACAGAATTTACAGCAAGATATGTAACTAGATTTCATGAATTAGAGGAAGTAAATACAATAAATGCTTTAATTTCTACTATGAAAACTATCTCTGACACTATGCTTGAAATTCAAAAATCTACAAATGAACGATTAGATAGATTAGAAAATTCACTTAAAGAAACCCAATCGGTTCAACAAAAATTACCTAAAAAGAAATGGTCATATTGGTCAACCAAGATGTTTCCAAAATATCAATTACTAACAGATTATTTTCAAATATCTAACACCGAATTATATAAAAACTTGTACAGAGAGTTAGAAAATACATATCCTGATATAGACCTTAATCAAGAAATAGATGATTATTGCTACGAGAATAACCTTGAATCAGCATATACCTTAGATGTCATAGAACATAATCTTACATTGCGTAAACTCTTTGAGGCAATTGTAGATAACTTACTTAATAAATATAATCTGGCTGATACATATAATATTAATACAAGAACATCAACTATATTCGATTAATTATCTTTATTGGCTATTTTTCACAATTATATCACTACTATACATTATATTTTTTGTACATTTTATCAATTATAAGGCATCAAAAGATGTCTTATTTTTATGTTCAAAATTCAGATACCTCATTTAACCTATCTAATAGCCTCATATTTCAATTTTTTGTTCTATCCAATAATTTATACCTAAAAATCATTACACCCGCCTTATTAGTCAAAATATAAGTTCAATATTTTTACGCAAAAAAAATAGAGCAGCATCTATGCTACTCTAAATTTCATATTACTACATATCTACTGCTCTATTATTGGCTTCAATTAACCAATTGCTAATTTTCTTATTTTTCTCATCTTCTGAGAAATCACTAAAATTCTTAATCCATTCAGGAATCTCCATTCCTAGTATAGTAGAATATGATGCAATCTCTTTTATACATTCATCATACTCTTCCTGCTCTCTAAGATTAATTATTTTGTTTAATTTTGCATATGACATAATTTGTCCTCCTTATAAAATATAATATAAAAAATACCAGAATTATACATAAATATAATCTGTATAATCTGGTTTCCAATATGGTATGATTCTATTCTTAGTATAATGAAATAAAATATTTACATTCCACTGTGGTTCTATTCACTACACATATAATATCATCTTTTACATATTCTTGCAACAACTTTTTTACTAAAAATTCAAAATCGTTATCTGAGAGCTTTATATAGAAAAAAATTTATCAATATGAACAATTTATCTACCACTACTCTTTCTCTTCTCCTAGAACTCTACATTAACCCATAGAGTATTAATAATGTCAAAATAAGTAGAGAATAATTCTATAACAAAAAAAATAAAAGTAAGAGAGGAATTATAAATGATAACTAATAATGAAATACCAAAATATAAGAAACCAACGGAAAGCAATATCTCAAAGAGTAATCGCAAAGCGAAACATAAACATCACTATGAAGAATGTTTAATCCAGTATAACTTCAGATATGCAAATGAAAATAATCTTATGACTTGTCTACATACTTATTGTACCATCTGCGGAAAAATAGGAGACAGATTCAAAGAGGATAAATCTATTGTAAAAGATTACAAAAGAACCATAGATACTCCGATAGGTAAATGTTACTCTCTCATCACAAGTGAAGAATTATATGAAAAATATCATAACAAGATGCCAGTATTCTTTGTAGAGAATTATTGGAAAGATGGATATGTGAATTTGGAACAGAGAGAATAAATGAAGAGAGAATAATCATATATAGAGAGACAGATAAAAGCATTCAATCATTAATCATCAATTAATTTTTAACGGAGTAAATGGGCGTTAGACCATTTACGAAGTTATTATACTTTTTTATATATTTATGCTTTTTTATATAACTCTTTATGCTTTTATACTATATACCTACTTTTTGGGAAAATTTTCACACAGAATTAAGTACCCCTTTGGGAAAATTTTCACACAAAATTAATAGGTGGTATTAAATCTTTGGGAAAATTTTCACACAAAATTTTTAATGAAAGGAGTGATTGAAATCGACAACTATATTTATCTATCTGAGAAAGATAAAAAAATAACTTCTGTCGGATTTTCAAAAAAGGAAATCAAAAATCATAAAGGTATTTCAGGTTTGAAATATTATCTCGTCATATTATATCTAAGGAAACATGTACAAACATTTGGGCAAATTGCTCTCACACTCAACGATTTGCTACAAGAAGTTGGTTATTCAACGAAAACAAATAATAAATCCATATACTCTGATTTTCGAGAAATTATTAAAACAGAACTTATAAATAAAGGTTATGCAAGCTGCAATACAGACATTTTTGTAGTTAAACCAAATGATTTATTTTATCTTCAATTATCTTATGAACGTAATGTTTTTTTTACAGAGGACAGTTTTGTACAGATTACTATTTCTGAATATGAAAAAATTTGTTCTATCTCATCTAAAATCAACAAATCTATTCTACTAGGTATTTATATTTTTATAAAGCAATACATCATGGACTATCAAGGAGATATTGTACCTGCTAAAATTTCGTTTCCATCAAAGTCACAAATAGCAAAAGGATTAGATACTTCTATTCCTACTGTTGAAAGTGGATTATCCGCACTAGAATTCCATGAATTAATTTATATAAGAAGAGATATGTTTGTAGAGAATAAAAAAGAAGAAGGTATCTATGTTCCTACAAGAAATGTATATGCTCTTAACCCAAGAGAATTGGAAGGTGATTCTGTTTTAATCGAATTAGAAAGAATTTATGGAAAGAGAATATATAACAAAGAGGATGTACCTGGTGAAATAAAATACCTAACTAAAGAAAGGAAGTGAAATTAACCATGCTATTAAAATCATTAAAAGAAATTATTCCAAAATATACAGTTTTAATATGTTCTTGTATTGTTAATGGAAGATTTATAGGCGTATTAGATGAAGAATTATTTGATATATATAAAAACTGCAAAGTTACTTCTTTGGGCGGCAATTTATACAATCGCTACAATGAAGAGATATGGATACAACCAACAAAACGACTTCAATGTAATTTATGCAAAAATTGTAGCTGGACAAATTGTTGGGAAAATCCGAGTCATTCAGAAAACATACGAAAAATTACAACTGAATAAGAGAATAAACATATGTCACCATTGACGCAGCACTCAAAGGAGCAATGCAATGAAAAATAAAATAATAATTAAAGGAGATACAAATAAGAAATATGAAAGACACAACAATTACAAGGACAAAACATAACAGATTCGCAGGTGAAATTGACATTAATGATTTTTCAACTTTTTCACCAAATAAAAAGAGAATAAATACATATATCGAAGCAGATAACTTCGAAAAAACAATTATCAAAAAGGAGAGACAGAAAAACGAAATGAAAAAATATCAAAGATATACACTTGAAGAACTTAGAGAAATGAACCTCGTGAGTAATACTAATGGTAGACCTTCTTCTACTCTTACAGATGAAAAATGGCAGAAAGAATTTAATATCAGAAAACTTTTTGTAAAACCAGTTGATAAGAGTATAAAGAGATTTGGACAAAAAAATTCTTTTTCAGAAGAAACTGGTTATTGGAATGAAGAAACAATGGGTACATATCATGGTGCTACTAATTATCAGGATTATTGTTCTTTTATTAATGATGTTCTGTCCAATATTAGAGCTGGACAAATTGATTACATATATTTCATTTATCAGATTATGGATTTACTTAAATTTCATTACAATGATTTAAGAACAAAATATTGTGATGGATATTGGGAAGTTTGGTTGGAGAGATAAGAAAGGATTTTAACATGAGATATAGAAATATAGCTAATATAATAATATCTGTAGATATAACAAAGGATTATACAGTTTTTGCCGAGGCTTGCGTGAATAAAGAAAAAGTTGTTTATACACTTTATTTAAAAAGAAATGACATTGGTATGCTCAGTGTAATAGAAAAACAGGAGAATATAGAAATTGCTTCTGACTATAAGCACATTAAATCCGATTTATTAAAAATTATTGAAAAATTATATGAAGATAATTTCTTTACATATTATATAAACAGATACGAGTATGAACAAAAGTGTTTCGAATATGGAAATAATTATTATTTCACTGAGAAAATCGAAGGGTAATTAGGGGATTATGTGTGAAATATGTAAAATGACACCATGTTTATTGAGGTGTCCAAACTATATTGTACCAAAATCAAATTATTATTGCTCTGTTTGCAATGAAGGAATATATGGTGGAGAAAGATATGTAGAAAATTCTCAAGGCGATTTTGCACATTGGGATTGTATATGTGGAATGTATGATTTGGCAGATTTTTTAGAAATTGAAATAAAAGAGATGAATGAGGACAATTTAGAATGGTAATTAGATGAGTAAATAGGAAGTTCAAAGTAAATATATAAGAGGAGGTAAATTTATATGAATAATAATTTTGACAATATTGAAGAAATGAAAGAATTGATTACAAATGAGTTTTCGGAATGTGAAATGGATGATAATTTTAAATGTGAAGAATGCTCCGAATTAGAACAATGTTACTACAAAGCATCAACAAAATCGTCCCATGAATTTGCAGAAAGTTTAAACTATGGTGGATATGATTCAGAAGATGAATTTTGGGAGAACTTATAATAAGGTGGTGATGATATACTGAATGAGTGAATATGGAATTAAAATAAAAAACATTAGTGCTGGAATGTTATATGACGTAAATCTTGGTACAAGAGATTATTTTACATATACTGATGCAATGTTTAATAATAGCTTATTTAGTTTTTTCTTGCAAAAAAATGGATTAAATATTTATAAAGGAAAATCTGGTAAAAAAAATGAAAGCACACGAGATATAATTTGTCTTGATTATGAATTTGGAAGTAGATCATACAATAATGAACATGTTCGATTGGAAAAGTTATTTAATAATACTGACGGTGATTCCAAAGAACGTATTAAACAGGCATTACAAAAAGTTGAAGACAGAAAAGACTTATATGACGAAAAATCACGAGACGAAATTCGAGAGTATTTTTATGAAAATGGTGTTGACGTTACATATAAGCGTAAACGCAAAGACGGAACAATTAAAGAAGAAACAATTCATTATGAGATGCTTTTTCGTACAAGTGCTAAAGCTAAACTTGGACAAGTTATTTTCATAAATAGTAAATTATATGACATTGCATATGATTGGTTGACAATTGGACTGGGGAATAAAATGAGCCATGATAATGCGAAAATCGTTGAAATGTCAGCTTACGCACCACTTACCACTTCTACCATTATTGGTACACTTCATATACCCGTTGAGAATATTCTAATTCTCAAAGATCAGGATTCTTTTTTTGAAACAATGACAAAAGTTGTTAAGGCAGAAGAATACGAAGTTGAAGTTAAAAAGAAAAATAAAGAAACCAATAAAAATGAAAAAGTGATTGAAAAACGAAAAAAATGTGTTGTAACCGAAGAAAAACGTCAGGTAAAAAATACAATTTGGGACGGGATGGCTTTAATCGAAGCAGATCCTAATTATCTTTCTCTTCCATCATATATTAATGGGATGGCTTTGCTCAGAAATCATCTATTCAAGGCATGTGCTTTTAAAAGCTATCTTCAAAAGTTTTTCAAAGATTGGTGTAAAAAAAATGGATATGATTATAATACATACCAAGTTCAAGATATGTTTGGTGAATGGCATTATTTGAAAGATATTAAGATGATAACTACTGATAATGCGATTAAATGGAAAAAATTTCAAGATTTAATGGGCAGTAATATTACTGAAGCATATGAATATTGGTGTAAAAGAATTCATGCAGATGGTGATGTATGGGGCATTGTTAAAACGGATCATCCAAGTAAGTTGGGACAATATCAGCAGTTGAGCTATCAGATGGTCAATACTCTTCCATGTACAAAGGATGATGTTAAAGATATTGCTCATATTAGCATTGATTATGTTGAATTACTTAAACGTGATAATGATGCGTTTGAAAAATTTCTCAGAAAATATGCAAATGAAGTAAATCATTATGAAATGCTTGCTGATTTATATGCTCAGAATCATGAGTTTGCCAACAGTAAATTCTTTCGATATGAAAAAAAAGAAATAATTAAGCAATATGTCTTTAGAATGCGTAAAGGAAAAATTATGGTCAATGGTGATAACTTGACCGTATGTGGTAATCCTTATGCACTTCTACTCTACTCTGTTGGTGAGGATTTTGAAAAAGATTCGACACTTTCTCAAGAGTCTAATTGTATCCAATGTTATACTAAACGTTTTGACAATAATGAATATCTTGCAGCGTTTAGAAATCCACATAATTCTCCAAACAATATATGCTATTTACATAATGTCTATTCAGAAGAAATGGACAAATATTTTGTATTTAGCAATAATATCATGGCGGTTAATTGTATACATACAGATATACAAGATCGTGCAAACGGTTGTGATTTTGACTCCGATTTCTTCTTAGTTACAAATCAATCGACAATGGTTAAGTGTGCTGAAAGATGCTATAAAGAGTTCTATACTATTGTGAATGCATTACAAGAATCTGGTATTACCTACAATAATACAAAAAAGGACTATGCTGCAATGGATAATAAATTTTCAAAGTCACGCATGGGAATTGGGTATTCAAGTAATTTGGCTCAGTTGGCAATGACATACTATTGGACTGAATTACAAAAAGAGAATCCAGACGAAGATAAACTTAAAGAACTTTATGATAATTTTATTATTCTGTCCGTTCTTGCACAAGTTATCATTGATGGGTGTAAAAGAGAATATGAAATTGATGGCAACAAAGAGATTGATAGAATTAGTAAACTTCCTTGTATGAGTATTAAAAGAATTGTTGGATATACGGATTTAGGCAAACCAAAGTATAAGAAATATGATTTTCCTGAGTTCATGAAATATACAAGAGAAATTAAATATACAAAAGATGGTAAAGAACTTCCACAAGAGGAAATTGATGAATCAAAGAACAAACTTAAAAGTCGTATCAATCGAGACTTATTGTGTCCTATGAACTGGCTTGAAGATTGGATAAATAAGATTCAAAATGCTTCTACTTCTAACACTATTCCTGTTTCTGATTTCTTTATAAAAATACATGGTCGAGGTCATGATAGACAGATGACAAAAATTATGTCGATTATTGTTGAATATGACAATTATGTAAAAAATACAAAATTAAAATATTATGATGATTCTGAAACTTGTTCTGATTTATTAGTAGAAAAATCTAAAGAAGTCGTTGAACAATTGAAAAAAATAAAAATTGGAAATATTGTTACCATTAACAGATTAATTGAGGTTGCACTTTCTCTTGATACTGGTGTCGGAAATTCAAAAAAAATATCTCTAAATCCTTCTAAATATACAAGAAAAGTATTAAATTTATTATATAAAATGAACAAAGATAAGTTCTTATTGAATTTCAAATAAGTATTTTTGCACAATTTTGGTGTAATTAAATTGTGCAAATGTACCAAAAAGTCAATAAAATCAAGGCTTTCAGTGTTTGGCTTAATGGGTGTAATATGGAGGGAAGAAAGCGCAGAGTTGCGTTAGTAAACTCCCACGCTCTTTGCCATATGCGTGTAATAAGTAAGGGCTTGCAAGTTTAAAATGTATACTAGGGGCAGACGTATCATTATCTGTCCCGAATATAAAACAATAAAATCATCTTTTTGCAAAACAAAACAGAGAATAATCAATTGTAATAAAAATATAAAATATAGATAGATTAAAAGGAGAATTTTATTATGATGAATTTAAAGGAAGCATTTCGTTATCAGAATTTTTTAGATGAGTTATTAGGAACAGCTTATAGTTATTTAAATAATAAGAATTTCGTAGTTTCGACTGTTGAAACTCATTTAAAATCTCAGGTTAATCCTGATGCAAAAGATGAAGTAATTGAAGTTCAGAAACCATATGATGTTGATTTTACACCAAATGATCTGATTGATTTTGTTGTTAAAGTTATTAATGAAAAAGAAAAATTATCAAATATCATATCAGATGCAAAAATGAGAACAGAAATTGATATTGATGTTGCCATTGCCCTTAATAAAAAGAAACAGGGATTTGCAAGAGTCTTACAGTCATTATCAAATATAAAATCTGGTGAAAAGGTTAAAAATGCTTCTGACTATAAATTTAATACTGATGGAAATCAGATAAGTTATTACTATAAGATTAATGAAGTAACTAAGATTGACTTTGATAGAAATGATGTTCGAGGACTTTATAAAAAGTTATTAAAGGAAACTGATGAAGTTTCTACAAAGTTAGATTCAATTTTAATTAATACAGAACTGGATTTTGATCCAAATTGGGATATAAATGATAGTTTCGAGGAATGTGTGGTGGCTTAGCCCACTTCACTTCTTCTACTTCTACATATTTGGTATTTGTAAAAGAGCTGAATTGATTCATAATTGTTAATCGGTTCAGATGCAGATGAACTATAACGCTGCAAGGCTGGATATTAGCCATATAATATTAAATTATTAATTATTAACAAGTAAGTAAATATAATGATGGATTAAATACTACATACATAATAGGTAATTGTTAGATATTATTCGTATTCAGATTTGTTACTCGTTAATTTGTTAATATGATATATTGAAAATTTGTAAAAAACAACAATTTGTGACACGCTTTGTAAAATTAATTTAGTAAAGAAGATTCTTTCAAAAAATTGGTTTAAAAATATGAATAAATGAAATTATAAAATTTCAGATGATAATGAATGATAGATAAATATAATATTATTACATTAAAGTATAAGAATTATATTTTATCTAAATTCCACAAATTGGTTAAAGTTATAAATTATTTCAGCTTTTTTTACAAGTATCAAAAAAGATACATCTTAACTCTTTTCTTATATTGGTAGCTGTACTGCCGTTCTGGCAGTATGGTTGCCGATTATTCTCAAATATATTATTGCTGGCGAGTGAAACGGATTATCACACATGGCTCATAACCATGTAATAGCAGGTTCGACTCCTGTGCTTCAGCAACTCTCCTACTTTTGTAGGACTGGTTGGTTTCGGATCAGGAGATGTTAAATCTCAAAAATAAACATGGTAACATGTATAAAGTGGCTTTGTCGTATTACAAAGCTGCGACTATAGAAATATAGTTTGACAGAAAACACATAGGATTTATACCTAACCTTCTATTCAAGGACGACTGTTGGCGAATATGGTTGGGTAGGTATCTTGGGATAGGTACTGTATTAACACAGAAATGTGGGGATAATCCATGTCTAAATGGTACGAGTTCCGCAAGAATTAGTGCTGTTTAAATTATTATATAAATATCTTAAATCGAAAGATAGGTGTTTTGTAATAAAGGATTCCGATAGCAAGGAAGACAGGATGGTGACGATTGGGCTGTACTCAAAAGGTACGGATGGTCAAATGTACACCTCATCATCTATTTTATAAGTACAGACTTTTGGTAAATCAAATTACAAATTATTAAAGAACAAGAATAAAGTTTTTAATATATAAAAGCAAAAGTGTGTACGACCACAGAGAGAAAAACAACTTATTGTTCTGTAATATGGACACATGTAACACTCGCAAGGTGTTATGTGAGAAAGTACAAGTACGTGCAACTCTAATAGGCTGCAACCTATGAATCTCGCAAGGAAGAATGTGCAGAAAGAAAATCTATAATACTTTGTGGTAAGAGTTTGCCGATTATGTCAAAATCGGTGTTGTTGCTAACTACAAGCTAATCGCTTGTGTGATAAACTGTGTCCAACTACAGTAGATGTTAGTGTATTGAGTCAAATATCTCAGCTCATATTAAGTAAGGATCTCATACTTCGGTATGGGATTTTTTATTTTGGGAATTAGTTCAGTTTGGTTAGAACGCTTGATTTGGGTTCAGGAGGTCGTGGGTTCAAATCCTACATTTCCAACTACTATCCTACTTTGTAGGAAATAAATTTAAGGATGTGAAAATTATTTTATTAATTAACAAAACAGAAGCTTTTGCAATGAGGAAACTTGTTGGAAATGAGAATGTAAAAAAGACTTATAGTGGTCATGCAAAATATTATCTGGTTGAGTCTTATCAGAATTTAAAGGCTTTAAATAATTATAGAAAAAGTAAAATCGTTGGATAGGAACGAAATTTAAAATGAAAGGTGGTTGAAACCATCGGTACAATGAAATTTTATGATACTAATGCTATTTTAAAATTACAGGACAAAATATTTGAGGAAAATTTTATTATAAGTTCTGTAACATTACAAGAGTTAGAGCATATCAAGGTATCTCGAAACAAAGATGATCAAGTAAAGTATGAGGCACGAAGAGCTTTGCATCTACTTGATGATAATTCGGATAAATATGATGTTATCGTATATGACAACGCAATTGAAAACTACATACTTGAAAAAAATATGGAAATAACACCTGATACTAAAATAATTAGTAGCTGTGCATTTATAAATGCAATGAAGGATGTTGTTTTCGTTACAGATGATATTGCTTGTAAAATGATTGCAAGTAAGATTTTTGGATTAAATGTTGAAAGTATATGTGAAGATGGTAATGAAATTTATAAGGGGTATAAAATTATTCGTGGTAATGCTGATAAAATTAATTTTTATATGCAAAATATTGATTATTCAGATTGGCACGTTAATGAATATCTGATTATCGAAAATACAGATGACAATACTTTTAAGGAAATGAGATTCGATGGTTTTGCATTTGTTACTTTAAAATTACCATCATCAAGATATATCAAAGCTAAAAATTCATTACAAAGATGTGCGTTAGATATTCTTAATAATCCAGATATTACTATTGCTGCTATTTTAGGTGGATATGGCAGTGGAAAAACTTACCTTTCTATGCAAATGGCTTTATATAATGTTCAAGAAAAAGGTAGAGCAAGTAAAATCCTTGGTGTTAGAGAAGTTTCTGGTGAGGGAAAAGAAATTGGCTATCTTCCTGGTGATATCGAAGATAAAGTTGGTAAATTCTTTGAACCATTAACTCAATCGCTTAATGGTGGAGAATTTGAGTTGCAGAGTTTAAAAATGAGTGGCATTTTAGATACGAATGTCCCTTTTTTTATGAAAGGAACTACATATAATCAAACAATTATTCTTTGTGACGAGGCAGAGGATTTATCAGAAAGTCAAATTAGACTAATTGGCACTAGACTTGGCGAAAACAGTCGCATTTATCTTTCTGGTGATTATAAACAGTCATTGCTTACTAAGACGGTTAATAACCCTCTTATTAAGATGTGTAATGAATTCAAGGGTAATGAAAAATTTGGCTGCATTTATCTTGGAGAAGATGTTAGATCTGAAACAAGTAAAATGTTCGCAGATTTATTTGAAAAATAAAAAATATTACGAAATTGGAGGCTAAATGCCTATGAACAAAAGGAAATTAGAAACTGCATATTTAGATATTGCTATTCCACAGAATGCAGAGAATTTACAGTTACCAGATCCATCATTGTTACAATTTTATAAGAATTATGAAAATAGAATTCTTTGGATTGATGATGAAATAACAACAATGACATTGGAATATGCAAAGATGATTATGCAATGGAATTTTGAAGATAAACAGAAAAATATACCAAAAGGTTCTCGAAATCCAATTAAGGTTATATTCTTCAGTCCGGGTGGTGATTTAGAAGTAAATAACTGTCTCGTAGATACAATTCAGCTTAGTGAAACTCCTGTAGTTGGAATAAATGTAGGTATGGCTGCATCAAGTGGATGTTTTATATATCTTGCTTGTCATAAGAGATACACATTCCCAACTGCCGAATTTCTTATTCACAAAGGAGCTGGTCAATTTTCAGGTAATTATGATGAGGTTGTTGCAGCTATTCTGAATTATCAGAGACAAATTGAAGAACTTGGTAATTTTGTATTATCAAGAACTAAGATCCCTAATGATGTGTTCGAAGAACACTTTTCTACAGATTGGTACTTGTCTGCAAAAGAGGCAATTGAACTTGGTGTTGCAGATGGATATATAACAAGTTTAGATGAAATTATTTAAGGAGGGCGTACTGCTCTCCTATTTTATTGGAGAAAAAGGAGATTGAAAAATGGCAAATTTTGCTTATAAGAAAATTACAACTACTGCTATGAAAGTAGCAGGAATTCTTGATGCTGATAATATGACAGTTGATGTGGATGGCGAGGAGAAAAAGCTTTCTACACTTCTCTCAGATTTCAATGGTGGTGCTATTGAGATTAATATAAAAGTCAAGGATGAGGAAGATCTTGACGAGCCTACAGAGGCTTAATAGAGAGTAGGTGAATACTATAATAGATTTATCTAAAAAACCTACAGAGACAGAGGAACAATATCTTTGGAGAATTGGTCAATTGGTTGATTCTGGTGAAATCGAAAGTTGGGAATCAGTTAATCAAACTGTTAATAGAGAAATTCTAGGTGATGATGAAGAAAAATATAGGACAGAATCGGCTTGGCGAAAACGCTATCAGAGTGCTAAGAAGTTCTATGATGGTTGCTTTTCCAAAATGGAATCTGAGGAATATCAAAAGAAACTTGATGTATTAAATCGTGAATTGCAAAGAAATACAATTAAATTTAGAGATAATCGTAATGCATGGAATAAACAAAATTATGCGGATTCTCGAATTGACGAAACGATGCAATTAATTGAGGATTTATTGCCTACTGTTGGGAAAACAGAATTTGAGATTCATGATTTACCAAATATAAATGGTGACACTTCTCTTCTTGTGTGTCTATCAGATTTACATATAGGACAAACTTTTGATTCTTATTGGGGTTCTTATAATTCTGATATTGCGGCTAATAGATTAAATGAATATTTAAATGAAATTATTCGTATTGGTAAATTACATAATGCTAAAAATATTCATCTTTGCAGCATCGGAGATCAGATTAGTGGCGCAATTCATACTACGATTCAGATTACAAACAAAGAAAATGTTATTGAACAGGTTAAAACAGCAATTGATTTAATTTCTTCATTTGCTTATGAACTAACTAAGCATTTTGAAAACGTATTCTTTTATGATGTAAGCGGAAATCATTCAAGGCTTAATCCAAATAAGGATTTGACTCTTAGAAATGAAAGATTGGATAATTTAATTGCATGGTCAGTTTGTAAACTGCTATCTCACATTGATAATTTTAGAGATATGACACACAGAAGGTTTGATGACACTATCGCTGAAGCCAATATAGAAGGTAAAAATTACTTATTAATTCATGGTGATATGGATTCAATTAATAAAACCGGCATTGGTAATTTAGTTACTATGTTAGGGTTCTGCCCTGAATATATTGTTTGTGGACACAGACACACACCTGCTATGAACGAATTTAATGGCATTCGTGTATATCAGTCTGGTTCAATGCCTGGTTCTGGCGATGACCACACTGTATCACATAGAATGTCTGGTAAACCATCACAAACTGTATTGGTATGTAATAGCAAAGGCGTTGTATGTGATTATAATGTAGATTTAAATTAAATAATAATTGTAGTCCACTGTTCGGCTCAGTTTGGAGTAATTGTGGAAGCAGATATTCACAGCTACAATTAATATATTATTTTTGGCTGACGAAGCCATTATTATTACAATTTCGGCAATAAAATCAAAAATTGCCAAAAATATAAAAAATTTTAAGGAAAGAAAGGAATTTAAAAATTATGACAAAGGATTTAATGATTAAGGAAGTTGCAGAAAGAGCTACAGATATTGTTGCTACAGAGGGTAAGAAATTTACAAAGAAGGAAGTTGAAGCGGTTATTAAGGCTTATGTTGATTGTGTTATTGAAAATCTTACTAACGACAAAACTGAAAAGGTTACACTTCCTGGAGTTGGAACATTCTCAGTAAAACATGTAAATGAAAAGTCTGGTGTAGCTGCTCTTGCAGGTGGTAAGGCTTGGACTGTACCTGAACATGATGAAATTAAGTTTACTATTTCTAAGTCAGTAAAGACTCTCGCTTAATCTGAAGGGATGTGATTATTATAAAAACATTACATTTTGAAGACTATGAGGATTTTGCTTGTACTGTTTCAGATGCTTATGACAGAGTAAAATCTGATGATAAATATAATTCAGTAGATGTTATTGCTAAATATGAAGATGCAAAAGAAATTATTCGTGAACTTATTGGAATTGGATATGGTATTGCATCTATTAATGGGTTTGGTGATCCTGAATGGGATGATTATGATGACGCTTTCGTTATCAGCTTATTAGATGACGAAATTTGGTGTGAACCTGTAAAGCGAAAAGATGGTTATATCTTTGTTGAAGCTGATGTCGTATATATTTTTAATGATTGCAATTCTAAGATTGTTCCAAAGATTGAAGCTGATGAGGTATATGAAGTAGAAATTGGTGACTTTGATTACGATTGCGAAAATTGTGATTATCATGATATGACTACTACTTCTTCTGCTACTTACAAGGTTAATGGCAAGGAAGTTTCTGAAAAAGAATATTATGACAAACTTGCCAATGTCGAGGCAAAATTTCAGAAACACATGGGAATTGTCTTAAATGATTATTCAGATTTTATTGATGAAATGAAAAAATGGAAAGATTTGCTTGGTTGGTAGAATATTTGAAAAATGTAAATAGACAAAGTTGGCTTATTAAAGTCTTATAAGAAGTTAATCTGCCATTTTTGTCTCATTAAGAGTGTGTGATGTATGCTGCACACTCTTTTTGTATGGGCGAGATTGGTCTTTGTGAGGATCGTAACCTCAGTCGTCCACTAATTCGATGTTTCTGTGAATGGAAACGGAGAATATAAATATAGGTGCTCATGATTGGTGTCATAGCTGATTATGGGATTTATGGAACAGTAGGTACTTGGAGTAGCTACCAAGTATATGAGGCAACCTACACACCTCTTCTACTGTTCTATTTTTATTGTATGTGTAGGGGAAAGTGTAGGAAAAATTTATGAGAAGAAACAAAGTCGATGAAAAAATATGGTATGACGAAGTAGAAAAATATAAATCTGCTTGCAAACAATTAGAAAAAACAATTACTTGTACAATGTTAAAGTATGGATTTATGGGATTAAAATGTTGGAGTTGGTATCCTGGAAATGCACCAGATGATTTGAATATAAGTACATTTTCAGATTTTCTAAAATATCTTGGAGAAGAAGCATATTATAGAGAACGTCCTACTAAAGAACAAGTATGTGAATATGCAATTAAATTAAGAGAACAATTGGGAAGAAACATTAAACTTTCTGATTTTGAAAATAATAAACAGGTTAAAAAAAGTGACATACTATATTATTTTGGCAGTTTTAATAAAATGAACAAGGAATTAGGATTTGAAGAAACTGGTACATATAGAGGTCATTCATATTCTAAGGAAGAGTTAATTGAAGCAGTCAAAAATTTTGTAAGTGAAAATGGGTTTATCCCAAGTGCTAAATTTATTGATACTCATGGCAAAGAATACGGTATGCCAAATAGAAAGACATATAATAACAAATTTGGTAGTTGGAAAAATGTTTTACATGAGTGTGGATTTGATGAAAAAGAATATGCAAAAAATTATGTTTTAAATGAAAATGATGATTATGTATTAAAGCATGATAATGCGGAATTCCTTCAGAATATAATATTTGAATACATTGAAAAATATAATAAAATTCCTGGAATACGTGATATAAATAAATATTATGGAACTGAACTTAAAAATTATTTCAAAAAATATTTTGGTGGATATAATAATTGTTTAGAATCACTTGGTCTTAAAATAAATCAGAAAGCTGAATATAAAGAATCTGAGTTAGATAAAGCATTTATGGATTTTGTTAACGAATATGATAGAGTCCCAACAATACAGGATTTTAATAAAACTGGAAGACCTTCATTTTGGGTTTATCAACAAAGATTTGGAAGTTGGGCTGAAACTTGTATTCATTATGGATTTAAACCGAATTGTAGAAGACCAGAATTTTATATGGATGATGGTGAAAGATGTGACAGTAGTTGCGAATATGATATATCCACATGGTTAAAATTTAAAGGTATAAAATATGATAGAGATATACCTTATGTAGATTTCACTACTAATTATAAAGGGAAAATGAATTGTGATTATAGATTTACTCTTGCAGATGGAACTGTTTGGTATGTTGAAATGGCTGGTTTTATAAATACATATGATTTTTCTAAACTTAGAAGTCGTGAAGAACAGATATATTTTTTCAAGATAAGATATAAAGAAAAATTGTTTAAGGAAAATCATTTAAATTATAAGATTATTAAAAGAGATGATTTAAGAACAAAAACTATGGAAGAAATATTTGATTTTTTAAATATAGAAAATGTCGCTTAGAAGCAGTTAGTTAATAATACTACTGCTTCTTTTGTTATGAAAGGAAGTGAGAAAATGGCACATGTAACAAGGGTAAAATATTTTACTAAGGATAAGGAGAAATTTATAAATCCTGATAACTTGAAGAAATATAAGAAATATCTCCAATCAAATATTATTAAAAATCAGGATGTTAAAGACACTACATATAAAAGATATGAAGGATTGTTTCGTCATTTTCTTATGTGGTTAGGCGAAAACTATGGTGATTTAGATTTATATTCAGATGAGTTTATGGAGAATGCCGTTGATATTATGGAGAACTATATTATGTTCTGTCAAGAAACACTTCTGAATCATAAAAAGATTATCAACATGAAAATCTCTGCTGTTAGTTCATTCTATATTTGGTCTATGAAGCGTGGTTTCGTTAAGTATCATCCCTTTGACGGTAAACTTGATAGAATGAAGAAAGCTAATGAGGAACATATTTTGAACTCTTACTTCCTTACAGAAGAACAAGTTCAGACAATCCGTAGAGAATTATCTGAAAATGATAAGTATTCAATTCAGGATCAAATTTTATTTGAGGTAAGTTTTGACTCAGCAAATAGAATTGGTGCGTTGTTAAGGTTGCAACTATCTAAACTTGATTTAGAGAATAACATGTTCGTAGATATAAGGGAGAAGGAAGGATACCGTACACAGGTAGTTTTCGGAGATGTTGCAAAAGAACTTATTCAAGAATGGCTTGAAATGAGAAAGAATGATTATGACCACTTGGAATGTGATTCATTATTAATTACAAAATACAATGGAGAATATAAACCTATGGGTGACAGTGCAATCAGAGATAGAATGAAGAAATATGGAGAAATCATTGGAATTTCTGACTATAGACCTCATTGCCAACGTAAGACTAGGCTGAATCTTGTATATGAGGAAACTGGCGATTTAGCGTTAGCAGCCGAGCTTGCCAATCATCGATCCACTGAAACAACTAGGGAATTTTACTGCCGTAAGCAGACTAAAGCAGAGGTTATGAATAAAATCAACGCTCTAAGAAGCAAAAATTCTGATGTTGCTGACGAAGAGAATAAATAATCCTTCCGAAACAACTCAGATGTATGTCATTCGTGAAGATACTGAGGATGCCGATGAAGCTTTCGTCTAAGCTTTCGTCTAATTCCCTCTTGCACGACACAATATTATGTGTTACAATACAAATCAAGAAAACAAGCAATTATCCGTTAGACGGTTTAGAGTCATAATTTGGTAGGTTATGGCTAATATATTTCGAATAAAATAATTAACACAAATTTAACCGCTTTACTTCTCGTGGCGGTTATTTTTGTGTGTAAATTTATCTAAGAGGCGTACTAAGTATGTAGCAAATACACTACTTACAATTCTGCCAATAATTCCAATAATAAATTCAACAACTATTGTCACTTCGTATATCACCCTCCTTTCTTAGCAAGGGTATCTATAAGATAAACAGAATATCACTATTCTGACGTGACTCATAAACCGCCTTTTACTATCTCATTCTAGCCAAAACAAGATGTTGAATAATCGCTTGTCCTTTCTATTATATATTATATGACATTTTCTGTCAAAATATTCCAAAAATAAGAGAATAAATATATACCGAAATACACGGTCAGAATATGTATTGAGTCAATGTAGAACATTGTAGGTGAGGTATCCTGTTACAGCTTAGTGCACAAGCAAGAGTTATGTGGTGCTATAATCCGTTGGTGTTTCTCTACCAGCAAAAACCTACCAAACAGAGAATATTAAAATATCTTGGCATTTGCTATTCATATAGCATTGTAAGTCCTACTACTGCATTTTGGTAGAGCCGACTATATAACGACTCTAGTGCGCACGAAACCTTAATGCAGTATATCTTATCTTCTACCAAACTCTGCAACGAATTTTATGTAATTTTCGTGGCAAAATCCAAATCGAGAGTTTTGAAAATAAAATAGGCTCGCAATCCCATTAGCTTTAGCTGATGGGTAAAGAGCCGTACAAAACATAGAATATACATTAGAGGAGGTGATAAGTAAATGTTAAAAGCCTATAAATACAGATTATATCCAAATAAACAGCAAGAAGAACAAATTCAGAAAACATTTGGATGTTGTAGGTTTGTATATAATCAAACGCTATCTCATAGAAAAGAAATGTATGAAACACAAAAAGAATCTATGAATAAAACTTCTTGTAATAATTATTGTAATCAAATTCTCAAAAAGGAGTACGAATGGTTAAAAGAAGTAGATAAATTTGCTCTCACGAATGCAATTTACAATATGGATTCTGCATATCAGAAGTTCTTCAAAGAACATTCTGGATATCCCAAATTTAAAAGTAAACATAATAATAAAAAGTCATACTCAACTAATTTTACAAATGGAAACATCGAAATATCTTTTGAGAATAATGAAATTAAATTACCAAAACTCAAATGGGTTAAAGCAAAAATACATCGTGAGTTCATAGGTAAGATTAAATCTGCTACTATCTCACAAGTTCCATCTGGAAAATATTTTGTATCTGTTTTAGTAGAAATAGAACATATTTCAATGGAATCTACTGGCAGAATGGTTGGTATTGATTTAGGCATTAAAGATTTACTTATCACCTCTGATGGAGAAAAGTTTGACAATATACATACTACCAAGAAATATCAAGATAAATTAGCAAAGGAACAACGAAAATTGTTTCATAAAGTAAAAGGTAGTAAGAATTGGAATAAACAGAGAATAAAAGTAGCAAGAATACATGAAAAGATTCATAATACCAGAATTGATAATCTACATAAAATCTCTCATAAGTTGATTAGCGAAAACCAAGTAATCGTAAGTGAGGATTTGGCAGTATCTAATATGGTAAAGAATCATAATCTTGCCAAGGCAATTTCAGATTGTGGATGGTATGAATTAACAAGACAATTAAGTTATAAAGCAGAATGGAATAATCGTCAATATATTAAAGTTGATAGATTCTATGCTTCATCTCAGACTTGTAACTGTTGTGGTTATGTTAATTCAGGCACAAAGGATTTATCCGTAAGAGAATGGATTTGTCCTCAATGTGGTACTGTTCATGACAGAGATGTTAATGCTGCAAAGAATATTCTCAATGAAGGTTTAAGAATATTGTAAGTAGCTTAGTAACAATTTTAGTACGGCAGGAATTGTCGGAATTTACGCTTGTGGAGTTAGTAGGTTACGAGGACGAAGAAACAAGAAGCCATCGAAGCTTTAGCTTCGTGGTAGTTCACCTGCCAACAGACATAAATCAGTTGGATGTTTTAGGAGAAATGGGTTTTGTGCTTCTCTACGTTAATGAGAGCCTTTAATTGACGGATAAGAGCCATTAAATCTTATCAATCGGTCTTTGCTCCCAAGACCTAAAATATGTGGAGAATAATTAGGAAGCATGAATTAGGTTGCGGATAAGCGACCATATTCTAAATAACTGCATGTGTACAGTGCAATATCAGCTAGTTAGTGCTTTATACTGATACTATTTTGGGCTATCGCCAAGCGGTAAGGCACAGGACTTTGACTCCTGCATTACGTTGGTTCGAATCCAACTAGCCCAGTTATGATTTCGTGGTCAAGTGGTTAAGACGTTGGGCTGCAAACCCAAAGACGTGAGTTCAACTCTCACCGAGATCTTCATGTATGGTAAACTTGATTGATAAATATTAAAACTATGTAACCGACTTTCTATAGTCGGTTTTTGCTATGTCTTAAATCGACAAAAAAAAAGAAAGTGAGGTAATATATGGAAAATACAATAACAATTTTAGTAAATAAGGACAAAACTTTACAAAAAACAAAATATAGAACTATATATGAAAAAGAGAACAGAGCTGATACTATTCAGTTCTTAATAGATAAAGATTTTTTTGAATACATTGAAGATTGCAATATCATGTTACAAGTATTACTTCCTGTCCCAGACGAAGAACATGGAACTGATGTAACCGGTAAAATGAGATATATGGAAATTGAGCCGGAATTATATAAAGATAGATATAGGATGACATTACCTATTACTACTGTTTTAACACAAAAACCAGGTGAAATTGTTATGTGGTTTATGTTTTTTAATACTACAGACCCTAATAATATTATTTTAATTAAAACCGACTCAACAAAAATTGATATTATTCCGACAAGAAACAGTTCATCAACAGAAATCAGTGATGACGAATCATATGATGTGTTAACAAAAATGCAACAGGATATTGACCAGTTACAAATTAATAAAATGGATAAATACTTTGAATATAACGAAGAAGACTCAACTATTCAGTTCTTTTCTAACGGTGCTCCAATTGGAAGTCCAATTAAGATAGATGATGAAATTAGTTGGAAAAATTGGAGTTAACAGAAAGGAGAAAATATGGGGAAATTGAATTTAGAAAAAATATCAGTATCAGAATATAAAAAAAAAGTATCAGTTAGTGAAATTGATTTAAAAACAATCTATTGGCTTGATGACGGTACAATTTATGTTGGCAATAATTTATATGGTGGAAAAATTCAGATTATTGAAGCTGACCCAGACTATCCTGAAATGAATACTATCTATGTTGATAAAAATACATTATCTATGAAAACATATAATGGTGTTTCATATGATGTAATATCAAAAGGTTATACTATTTCAGTTGTGGATTCGTCAACGGATGAGTTAGTACCTACTGCGAAAGCTGTTGCTTCTTATGTTCAAAATAAAATTCAAGAAATTATTGAATCTGGTACAGGTGTTACATCTATCTCATATGTAGAAAATGGTGAATTATCAGTTACAAAAGATGGTGAGACTTCTACTATTCCATTAAATGGTATGACCTATTCACCTACATATGATGAAACAGCTAGAAAACTTACAATTCCTATCGTTGGAGATTCTGCATTAGAAATAAATTTTGCAAAAGACACTGCTGTTACGGCAGGTAAATATAATGAAGATACGAATGAAATTTGGCTTACTCTTGCTGAAGATAAAACATATACTGACGAAAGTAAATTAATCAAGATTCCTGCACAGGGACTGATTGATATTTATACAGGTAAAGAAACAAGTACTACTACTACAACTGTTTCAGATACGAATGAGATATCTGTTGATGTAAAAATATCTGCCGAAAGTGGGAATTCATTATCTGTAAAATCTGATGGTTTATATGTAAATGTTCCGTCTGATGCTAATAAATTAGATAAAGTTGCAACTGGTCATGTAGATGAAATTATCACAGCAAATGCAGATGGAACAATTAAGACAAGTGGAAAATCAATTGGTGGTGATACATTAGTACCTACACCAGATTCTAATACTCTTGCCACTGAAATTGCCGTTAAATCATATGCAGACACAGTTAGTGCTACTGCCTTATCAAATGCAAAAACATACACTGATAATGGTGACACAACTACCCTTTCTAGTGCGAAAGAATATGCAGATAGTTTAGTTACATGGGTAAACTGGTAATAGTAAGGAGGATAAAATGGCTAAATTGAAATTGCTTAGTACAATATTCTCCAAATTAGGAAGTTTAACAAAAAATAATGGTCAAATAATTGTTACTCGTGATAGTAAATCTCTGTATGTAGATTTGGAAGGCGAAAGAATTGAAATCACAGATTGGATTGATATAGATACGGAAGAATCTTTACTGGCGATTTTAACTCCATTAACAAATAAATATTATTACACAAAAGATACTAATAAGATATGGAGATATGTTAATGGTAAATGGGAATGTTTAAATACTAGCGTAAATGATTTAACCCCAACCTACACAGAGTCCTCTACTCTTGCTAAACTATCGTCTGGCGAAAAATTATCTGTATCTTTTGGAAAAATTTCAAAAGCAATTACAGATTTAATTTCTCATATTGGGGATTCTGTAAAGCATATTACGTCTACTGAAAGAACAAATTGGGGAAGTGCTTATACACACTCACAATCAGCACATGCCCGTACTGACGCAACCAAAGTAGAAAAATCTTCTACTAATGGAAATATCAAAATCAATGGTACTGAAACTACTGTATATACACATCCAAGTGGAACTAATCCTCATGGAACTACCAAGAGTGATGTTGGATTAGGTAATGTTGGTAATTTTAAAGCTGTATCTACAGTTGCGTCACAAGGGCTTACGGATACAGAAAAATCAAATGCAAGAGCAAATATTGGAGCTGGAACAAGTTCATTTAGTGGTTCTTATAACGACTTGAGTAATAAACCTACTATTCCTACTGTTGGTAATGGTACTGTTACAATTAAGCAAGCTGGTACAAGTAAAGGTACATTTACAATGAACCAGAGTGGTAATACCACTATCGAATTAACTGATACTAATACTTGGAGACCATTAGGTACTACTGCTGATACAGCTTGCGCTGGTAACGATGCAAGATTAAGTAATTCCAGACCTGCTAGTGATGTATATGCATGGGCTAAAGCTAGTAGTAAACCAAGTTATTCTTGGAGTGAAATTACAAGTAAGCCAAGTAGTTTTACACCAGTAAATCATACACACAACTATGCTGGGTCTAATTCTGCTGGAGGAAATGCATTAACTCTTCAACTTAGTAGAGAAGGTAACGATGCCAATTGGTTACCATCAAGTTCTTCCACAACTCAAATGAGAGAACTTTCAAATTCATCATCTAATATACCATATAGTCAATGGTGGCAAATTTTAGCCAATCGTTCTGCTGATATTAATTATGGTTCACAATTAGCTATGGGTATGACTACAAATGATTTATATTTTAGAAATTACAGTGCAGGTTCATGGGGTTCATGGAGAAAAGTTATTTTTAGTGATGACACAATATCAAAGGCTAATTACGCAACAAGTGCTGGAAACGCTGATACCTTAGATGGAAATCATGCTTCTGCTTTCGCTACTGCTTCTCATACACATAATTACTTACCTTTAAGTGGCGGTACTATGGGTGGTAGTATTAAATTTCAAGCTAGTTCATTGCCACAAAAAGACTTGGAATTTATATGCGGTATAGATGCATTTATTAATGGTGGTGAAATGGGTTGGCAATCAAAAGATGACTTTCTAAGTAATTGTTCAAAAGTTAATCACACTCATAATTATGCAGGAAGTTCAAGTGCTGGAGGAAGTGCTAATTCATTATCATATTTTAAAAACACATCGACTACCGATGTTGGTATTGACGATACATCTGCTAATGCCGTTGGTTATGTTAATGGTACATCATCTATACTTAATCAAAATGATGGTGCTATGTATAAACAAGTATATTCTGGATCTTGGGTACATGAAATATATGGAGATTATAGAACGGGTCAAATTGCTGTTCGTGGTAAAAATAATGGAACATGGCAAGCATGGAGAAAAGTTTTAGATTCTTCTAATTACAAAACGTATTGCACACCTGCTAATATCGGTGCTGCGGCTTCTTCTCATACACACTCATATGCAGGTTCATCTTCTTCTGGTGGTTCTGCTACATCAGCAGTTAAACTTGATTCTTCTGCAGGTTCTGCAACTCAACCAGTTTACTTCTCAGGTGGTAAACCTGTTGCTTGTACGTATACATTAGGCAAATCTGTCCCTAGTAATGCTGTTTTTACAGATACAAACACTTGGAGAGGGATTCAAAATAATCTTACAAGCGATAGTACAACAGATTCGTTATCTGCTGCACAGGGTAAGGTATTAAAAGGTCTTGTAGATGGAAAAGCTGCTAGTATGATAAGTTATTGTTCAAGTACTTCTTCTACTGGAGTTTCAAAAACTGTTACTATTAAAGGCAATTTTTATAATTATGGTACCAGTTGGTATATACAAGATTTAGTCAGATTCACTTTCTACAAAGTAAAGTTAAAAAGCACTTCCAGTTATGGCAGTGGTGTTTATAGTTATTGTGAATATAAGTCATCTAGTAATGATATTTGGTTAGGTGCTTCAGGAGAGACTGAATTAGTTGGTATATCAACCTCAATTAATGACCAAACAAGCTCAAATGGAGTTGTTGAAAGAACAATCACATTAAAATTAACACTTGGTTCTTATGGTTGGTTCAATATAGAATATAATTCATCGAAGTATAAAGTTACTATTGTGTAAATAGTCAAGAAGTATTTTGAAATGATTTTATTAAAGGGTCTTGTAACTTCGGTTGCAAGGCTCTCTTTTGTGTGGAAAATACCCACAGAATGAGAGACTGTCGTTTTGGCAGTCTCTTTTATAATGCAAAAATTTAAGGCTTTCGGCTATTATCCGATTGTGCCTTTGAGATTAGACTGTTCTTCTATTCTCTCTTATTTGTAAGGAGGGAAAATGAAAGTACAAAGATGTGAACAACATATCATAAAATTAAATACAGATTTCGGAAGATTCATAGACAATTACTGCTTAAAGTCAAAGAACCTTTACAACTATGCCAATTATATTATAAGGCAAGAGTTTATTACCAATAATAATTGGATTGGATATAATAAGTTATTTGAAATGGTAAAAGATTCAGAACCTTATAAGGAAATTGGTAGTAATACAGGACAAGCCACTTTAAGAATGTTGGATAAGGCTTGGAAGGCGTTCTTTGTTTCTATTAAAGATTGGAAGAAGAATCATTCTAAATATCTTGGTATGCCAAAAATGCCAAGGTACAAACCTAAAGATGGTCGTTACACTTTGGCTCTTGATAGCAATAAAGTTAAATTAAAAGACGGTTATGTGTATTTTGCTTGGAGTCCATTCAAACCATTTAATAATCGGTTCAAAACAAAGGTTAGAGATAGAATAATACAATGCAGATTTATTCCTAAAGGAAATCATTATGTAATGGAAATAGTTTATGAAATTGATACTGTGGATTGCTTAGTTTTTTCAGAGAGAATTATAAGTATTGATGTTGGTGTAGAAAATTTCGTTAGTGTCGTAAATAATTTTGGTGAACAACCTTTTGTTATCAAAGGTGGTGCTATCAAATCTATAAATCAATATTATAATAAGAAAAAATCTGAAATGCAATCAGAATTAAAGAAAGTAAATGGTAATGATTGGTCAAAAGGGCTTCAGAAATTAACCGATAAAAGATATGAAAAATAAAAAATTATATGCACTGTGTCAGCAAATACATAATCGACTATTGTGTTTTATATGATGTAGATACTCTTGTAATAGGTCATAACAATGGTTGGAAACAAAATACTAAGAATATGCAAAACTTCACATATATACCATATGAATTATTCTTCAAGATTCTAAAATATAAATGTGAAAATAATGGCATTAAATATATTGTAATTGAAGAATCATATACATCTGGAACTTCATTTCTTGATTCAGAAATTCCATGTAAAGAAAATTATAATAAAGATAGACGTATTCAAAGAGGTTTGTTTATTAGTAATAATAATATAAAAATAAATGCTGATATTAACGCTGCATATCAAATTATGAAAAAGGCATTCCCGAATGTATTTTCGGACGGGATAGAGGGTGTAGGTCTACATCCATTGATTGTCAACGTGACAACATAAACGGTAAATATACCGATAGATTGAGATTTTTATCGGCAAAATTTAATAGGTAATTTTGGAAAAGAGTCATTTCATGGGAAGTGGCTCTTTTGTTATACGTAGAGTTCCCATAATGGTATTGGAGCAGATTGCTAATCTGTCGGTCATTAATTTGGCTTATGAGTTCGACTCTCATACTCTACGCTATGCCGTATGTCTGGGTGGTGAAGAAGCGGTCTTGAAAACCGTTGGCTGTAAAAGGCTTGCACGTTCGAATCGTGTGTACGGCGTTTAAATTGCACTTTCATTGGAAATTTAATATTGGAAATTATGAGAAGTCATTTCGTATGAGATGGCTTCTTTTTATATTGGAATAAAAGGAGGTGGCTGTTAATTGGCTACGACAAAAGAGACACAGCCTACGAAATTAACGGCTGCACAATTAAAGAAAAAGGTTGAAACACAAGAAGAAAAAATCAAGTCTCTAAAAGAAGGTGCTTGGTGTTACATGTGTGATACACATAAAGCAAGGGATAAATTTTATGTAAGTACAGATCCAATGAATAAAAGTGGTCTTACTCCAATTTGTAAAGACTGTGCAAGGAAAATAGCCCTTAAAATTGGGAAGGATAAGGTTGAACATGAGCCTGATAAGGACTCTGTAATCGAAACAATGAGGTATCTTAATAAGCCTTTTTTATCAAAATTATGGGATGCTAGTATTCAAGAATCGGAAAATTTAGCTTCAGGTAAAATTCGTTCTAATGGTTATTATTCATATATAAAGAATGTGGCTATGGGACAATATAACACTCTAACATTTAAAGATTCAGATGTTTTTGGTAATAATACATCTGAAAATGAAATTCCTAAAGAACCAACTACTGAGGAAGAACTTATTGAATCTCACGCAGGATTAGATACATATGACAGTTTTTTGAAAAATAAAAATGATGTTATTCGATTACTTAGTTATGATCCTTTTGAAAAAGAGGATGTTGCTGACCAACCATTTTTATATTCTCAATTGTTAGGAATTCTTGATTCTAGTGAAGATGCTAACGAAGATATGATGCGTACTTCTTCTGCTATTTCTATTGTTCGTGGTTTTTTACAACAGTCAAAAATTGATGATACTGTTGCAAAACTTATGAGCGATATTTCTAATATTGAGCGTAACTCGGCAACAATTAAATCCCTGCAAGAAAGTAAAGGTAAAATTACTTCTGTTATTACAAGTCTTGCTCAAGACAGTTGTATATCTTTAAAGCATAATAAAAATGCAAAAAAAGGTGAAAATACTTGGACAGGAAAAATTAAAAAAATAAAAGATTTAAATCTTCGTGAAGGTGAAGTTAATGGTTTTGATTTGGAAACTTGTAAAGCGATGAAACAAGTAATGGATTTAAGTAACGCTTCTATTATGAAAACACTCGCTTTAGATGAATCCGAATGGTCAGATATGGTTGCTGAACAAAGACAAAAAATTGTTGATTTACAAAGAGATTTGGATAAATATATTGAAATATCTCGTATATTACTTCGAGAAAATCTGGATATAAAAGATTATTTAAAAGATAAAAATATAAAGCTCGAAATGAATTTGGTTGATTTAAATGATTTGTTCTCTTGTTTTTCAGAACAAGAATCCGAAAATGATGACTCTGAAAATGATTCAGAAAGTGAGGATGAAAACAATGAGATTTAAAGATATAACTGATTCATTAGATATGATTAAATATGATGATCAATGTATTCAAGAAGACGTTATTTATGTAAAACCAGGCACATATGCAATGTCATCAAGGAAAATTGAATCCTTGATAAAAATTGCTTATATGCAAAAGTATTATCAATGTAATCCAGTAAGATTTATAAATGATTTTTTTAATATAGAATTATTGGATGCACAGGCTTGGATAGTTCAGCAAAGTTGGACATGCCCTAATGTGTTGTTAGTGTGTAGCCGTGGATTTGGTAAATCTACGCTTATCGACATAATCATAATGTCAAAGGATATGTTATTTAACAACTACTGGACGTATATTGCAAGTGGTAGCGGTAGTCAGGCTGAACAAACTTTTACTACTTTGGAACGACTTGCAAATGATAATATTGATACGATGATGGGTTCTACTGGATATATATTCAAAGCTGAAATTGAAATAAAAAATGCTGCAGGGGACGGATTTTCACATGGAAGTAATGGGTTTTCGTATTCTACTTTTAACGGCGGATTTACACAGACATTGAACTCTAACGTGGATCGAAAAAGAGGTATGAGGGGAAACGTAATTTTCGATGAGTGCGGTTTTCTTTCTGATGAAATGATGTCTGTTTACTCAGCTTTTGCCATTGTAAATAAAAGTTTTAAATCTGGTAAAGATAGAGATGGCAATAGAATTGATACTGTTCGATTAAGAGCAATTCCAAAAGAAATTCCAAACCAAAAATTCTACATATCTTCCGCTTCTGATACTTCTACAAAATATTATTCTCTTTATCGTGAATTTTCAAAACAAATGTTAATGGGTAATAAGGATTACTTTGTCGCAAATATAACATGTGAAGTACCACTCCACCCTACTATTCATGGTCAGATGATGGCACCTCTGTTTGAGAAATCTACTATTGATTCAGATATGAGAACCAATTCTGAAAAAGCTAGACGAGAATATTTTTGCGAATTCACTACTGACGCTGGAAGCGATGCCATTATTAGAAGAGGAGTTATTACACGAAATGAAGAAGTTCGTAAACCGCTTCTTTATAATGATACAGGTGATAAGAAATTTGTCATTACATACGATCCTGCCAGAAGTCGTGATAATTCAGTTATTCTTGTTGGAGAAATATATGATTTTGAACAAGTTGACGGAAGTATTGATACAAGAATGCGACTTGTAAATTGTATAAACTTAGTAGACGTAGGAAAGAAGATTAAATCTCCTATGCAAACGCCAGATCAGATTGCATATTTAAAAAAAGTTATTCTTGATTATAATGGTGGTGCTGATGCTTATAGAAATATCATTGGAATTTATATAGACGCTGGTTCAGGCGGAGGCGGTGTTAATATTGCTGATTATCTTATGCCAGATTGGACAGATTCTGCTGGAATAGTTCACAGAGGATTGATTGATAAAGAATATTCTGCTGATTACGTTAAAAAATTTCCTAATGCAGTAGATAAGATTCATCTCATGTCTCCTACTGCTTTTAAATCAGAAATGTACGAAGCAATGATTGAATTAATCAATCAAGATAAAGTTAGTTTTACTGCCCCATATGACAATAAAGGATATTTAACTGTTTTTGATATTGACGAAGAAAAACTCTCTCAAGCAAGAGAAAAGATAACAAAAGAACTTAAAAAGGAAAAACTCAATGAGAAAGAATTTGAAAGTCGTTTAAATGATGAACTTGGGAAAATTCAATCAGTTAATACAAAAACTATAAAACTTGATTGGCAGGATGAAATTGCTCTTGCTAATATTGATGCTTTAAAAGAAGAGCTTGTCAATATGGTTCGTAAAAAGCGTGATTCTGGAAAGGATTCGTTTGAACTTACACCAGAAAAAGCCAACAAGCTCCATGATGATAGGGCTTACACGGCATGTATGGCTTCTTACGCCCTTATGTGTGAACGTAGGAAAGCAATCACAAACAAAAAACGTCCAACTGAAGATGCCACAAGTTTCATCAATAAGCTTACAATCCGTAAAGCAAAATATAATTAAGGAGGTGCATTATCAAATATGCCTAGACCAAAGAAAGTAGATGCAAATTCTAATGCACCTGCTAAAGTAAATAATTCGCAGAAGAAAACCGCTTCTTCTACTCTTAAACAGCCAACCGCAAATGAAATGCGTGAATGGTATGAGAAAAATAAAAGCAGACTTGAACGTTATGAAGACGCAACAAGTGCAATTACAAGTCTTCGAGATATTCAGAAATCCAAGACATATACTACAATTAGTAATTATTCCAAGGAAGATGTAAAAGATTATATTAAAAACATTTCTTCTAGTGAAGCAAGTCTTAGAAGTTTATCTCGTTATCTTTATTATCGTTCAGAAATCTACTATCGTCTTTGCAAATATTATGCAAATCAAATTGATTTATCTATTCGTAACATAGTTCCCCCATTTATAATTTCAGATAATAATGACATAAAATCCACATTGCAAAAGTATCAAGAAACAGTTGATGTTGTAGATACTCTTGGATTGAATTATGAGTTTCGTAAAGCTGCATCTATAACACTTCGAGAAGATGCATTTTATGGATGTGCTTATTACACAGAGGGACAGGGAATGTTTATTCTTCCACTTGATCCATCGTATATGAGAATTGCAGGTGTATTTCCTGATGGCTCATTCGCATGTGCAATGGATATGAGTTACTTTAAGCGAAATTCAGAGTTATTAGAATATTGGGGAAAACCATTCAATACTATGTGGAACACATATCAGAGTACAAACGAAAAATATCAGCTAATTCCAGAAGAATATAATGTCTGTATTAAATTCAGGTCAGAGGATTGGGAAACAATTGTTCCTGTGCTCACTCCTATATTCTTATCACTAATTGACCTTATGGATGCTTCTGATTATCAGGCAGTTCAACAGGCAGCTAATATTTATAAATTAGTATGGCTTGAAATGAAAACTATGGGAAATGATGTAGATGATTGGGCTGTAAATCCAGATATAATGATTCAATATTTTAATCGTATGCTTGAAGAAGCATTACCACCCTATATTTCTGCTGCTATTGTTCCTGGTGAATTACACGAAATTAGTTTTCCAGATGATGCAACAGGTGATGTTACAAAGGTTGAAAAAGCTACAAAAGAAATTCTTAATACAGCTGGTGGTGCTCAGATATTAAATCTAAACTCTGCTTCTAACTCTACTGCCTTTAAATATGGCGTACTTGCAGATTCTACATTTTCTATTTCAACTCTCATTCCGCAGATTCAAGCGATTGTAAACAGACTTTTATCTAGTTGGATATCTGAACCTTGTAAGGTCAAATTCTTTGATGTTTCAATTTATCAGAAAGATGATTTTAAGAAATCTATTTTGGAATCGTGTCAAAATGGATTACCAAATAAGATTCTTTATAACACATTAAATGGTGTATCTGAGAAAGATACTCTTGCTATGAACTTCTTGGAGGAAGATTGTTTAAATCTTGGCGAGAAATTGAAACCATTTAGCACCTCATATACACAATCTGGTGATAATCAAGGTGGTAAGCCTGAAAAGGATGAAACAGAACTTACAGATGCTGGACTTCGCACGAGAGACGAGGATCTCAATAATAAATAAAGGAGGTATCTTAATATGAAATACAATTTTATTAAAACCTCCGATAAGGAGACAAAGGAAAAACTTCTTAAAGAAGGTTTTAAACTGGTATCTCAAGATGGGAACGTGGCTACATTTGTAAATAACCACTCTCTCATTTTTGAAAATACAAATAATAAAATTCAGTATAGCAATATGCTTACATTCTAACCACTCCCCTACTTTGAGTGGTATATCAACAAAGAAAGGAGGAATAGGTTAAATAATGCCAAAGGTTATTAAAAAGAAAATTTTAACTGAAGATGATTTACTAAAATTTTGCCAAGAACAAAAATTTGCAAAATTCAGTTCTAAAGATACTGGCTATCAGTTGGCTTTAAAAGTACCTACTACTTTTGAGATAGACAGTACCGTAGATGAAAATCATCGTGGAATGATGCGTCTTAAATTCAGAATTTTTCATACAGGACTTAACAGAAATAAGAGTTATGTATCAAAGGATGCTGCTGAGAAAGCAATGAATACAATTGCTGACAGACCTGTGTTAGCTGCAATCCATCAGCTTGACGATGGCAGTTGGGATTTTGAAGGTCATGAGATGGAAATTGTTAAAGACGAAAAAGGTAAAGAAGAACTGAGATATATTGAATCTCAAGTTGGTTCTTTTTCATCTGAACCTGCATTTTGGGAACATGATGATAACTTAGATAAAGATTATGTATGTGCTTATGCTTATATCAGTGAAGAATATACAAAAGCTTGTGAAATTATTCGTGCAAAACAAGGTTCAAAAAATAGTTGCGAGCTTTTCATTGATGAACTCTCCTACAATGCCAAGGAGAAGTATCTTGAATTAAACGATTTTTATGTAAATGCTTCGACTTTGTTAGGAAGTCATGACGATGGTACAGAAATTCAGGAAGGCATGGAAGGTTCTCGTGCCGATATTGCAGATTTTAGTGTAAATAACAATTCAGTAAAATTTGACAAAGATGAAAAAATGATTGAACTCTTAGAAAATCTTAACAAGACACTTTCTAATTTCAATAAAGAACAAACTTCTGTTCAAACACAATCAAAGGAAGGAGGAACAAATAACAAAATGACAAAATTTGAAGAGTTACTTGCCAAATATGGTAAGACTGCTGAAGATGTAACATTCGACTATGCAGAAATGTCAGATGAGGAACTTGAAGCAAAATTCGCTGAGATGTTCGATGATGACAATTCAGATGGAGACAATTCAGATAACGGAGAATCTGGTGAGCCTTCCAATGATGGAGAAGGTGATGGCGAAGGAACTTCTGATCCAGATGGTGATGAAGGAGGAAGTCAGACTTTTGAAAAGATTGTTCGTACATATGAAATCAGTCACGAAGATACAAAATATGCACTTTACCAGCTTTTATCTGAATATGAAGACGCTGATAATGAGTGGTACTTTATCAACGCTGTTTACGATGATCATTTTACATATGAGAATTGGAATGGTGATAAAATCTTCGGTCAGAACTATACAAAAGACGGTGATAATGTAGCTTTTGATGGAGAAAGATACAATTTACATCGTGAACTTTTAACAGATAGTGAATTTGCAGAGTTACAGTCTATGCGTTCAAACTACGCTGCACTTAAAGAGTTTAAGGAGACAGCAGAAAAGAATGAACTTCACGCAAAGCGTGAGGAAATTCTCGCAAATGAAAACTTCTCTTCTATTTCCGAAAAAGATGAAGAAGGAAATTTCATTAATAAGGATTTTGAGAAACTGTATACAAATATGGATAACTACTCTCTCGAAGATTTAGAGAAGGAAGCAAAACTTATCTATGCAGATTCTAATATGAAGACTTTTGCAGCTACTACTGAGAAAACTCATAAAAAATCAACTGTGAAAGTATTCGCTAATGTAAACAAGTCTAAGAAGGATAACCGTTACGGAAATCTTTTTAGCAAATAAAACAAGAAATATAAATCAATGTAATGACACTCAATTTGAGTGTCTTTTTTAATGCAAAAATTTAAGGAGGAAAAATAAATGATTCAGATGACTATTGCAAAACATGCAGTGGCTTTCCCTTCTAAAGTTCTCGCAAGAGATGGTGGAAAGCATATTTATAACATTCAGTTAGCAGAAGCAGCAAGTGCTTATGTAGACAACGGATGGTTCGTTGGTAAGGGTGAATTCGTAGAGTTAGATCTTTATAAAGCAGCAGCACCTACTTCATTTGAAGGAAAGGTCGTTGGTAAGGCAAATAATGGAAATTTCTATGTAGAAGTAGTAACTCCTGGAGATGCCCTGTTTGTATACCAGGTGCCAATGATCGAGGAGACATATAGCAACACATTTAAGAAAGAAAGCAACTATACAAATGCTCCTACTCAGGTAGTTAGAGCTTATGAACTCGCAGTTGGTGATGTAGTTGAAATTTCAGCAGATGGATTTTCTGGTGACATCGCTGTTAAAGACGGTGTTAAACTCAAAGCAATTTCTGGTGTAACTGCCGCTATGCAGCTTACAAAGAAAGCCTAATTTTTGAGAAAGGAGAAATAAATAAATGTTAGATACAAGTGTAAAAAATCTTATGTTTGACCTCGGTGCAGGTCGTGAAATTTATGATACTGATTCTAATCGTGTAATTTCTAAGGAAGAAGCTAGTGACACAATTAGAAAGGCTTGTTTCGATTTCCTTGGACTTACTAAGGATTCTACAAATAAGCAGATTAAGAGAGCTTTAAACTCTGAGAGAGGAACACAGTTCTTCGAGGTAATTGAAGAGATTATTGATACTCAGATTGCTCATGGACTTTCTGAGAATGAGTTCTTCAATAACTATGTTGAGTCTAAAAACATGAAAGATGGAGATGTTAACGAGTTCTGGACTGATGATGAAGTATTACTTACTGTAAGTAAGGTCAGCGGTGACGCACATGACTTATCCATCCAGCGTTTAGGTTCTGGTCAGTCTTATCATGTTGATACAGCAGTATATGGTATCAAGGTTGGTGGAGATATTCGTCTCTTCTTAACTGGTCGTAAGGATTGGGGTGCTTTCGTGGATGCGGTTGTTAAGGCTTATATCCAGAAGGTTCAGACACTCATTTCTTCTCAGTTTGCAAATGGTGTAAACCTTATTCCTGTTCCTGCTACTCTCAAGGGTACTGGTACTTTAGCTGCTTCTACAAAGGCTCAGTTTGATGCAATTATCGAAAAGGTTGGTGCTGCTAACGAAAGCGGTGTTGTAATCATGGGTACTAAGACAGCATTAAAGTCTCTTAATGCTCTTACAAAGGTTGATTGGGCTGATCCTGCTAATTCAATCAAGGAGTCTGTAGCAAACACAGGTATTATCGGTGGCTACGAAGGAACACCTCTTATGGAGATTCCACAGAAGTTTACTGATAAGTCTCTTGCTACTCCTATCGTTGATAACAAGAAGCTTTATATCATGCCAGCAGTTGATGATAGATTTATCAAGTTTGTTGACTATGGAGAGACTGAACTTGAAGTAAACGAAAAGGGTGCTACTAAGGATGATATGCAGTCTTATGAGGTACAGAGACGTATGGGTGTTGCAACTCTTATGACTCGTTATCATGGTGAGTGGGATCTGTAAGATTTACTTATAGATTGATTATACGGAGAGTGGCAATCCACTCTCCTATTTTTTGAAAGGAATTGAAAGGAAATGGCATATACAAAGAAAACTACTGCTACTACTGGTAGTACAGAAAAGATAACAAAAACTACAGAAGTTAAAGAAGATGTAAGAACATTCTCACCTGAAGATACTGTTCCATGTCGCTCATTAGTAAGTGGTGGACTTTATATTGAGGGAGCACGTTCACATATCCTTTATAGCTGGGCTGACTGTGGAGATGTAGTTGATGTTGAATATAGAGATTTAATTTATCTCGTTAGAACTCGTGAAGATGTAAACATTTATTCACCAAGAATTATTATTGAGGATGAAGATTTTGTTGAACAGAATAAGTCTGTAAAAGACTTATATGAGTCCATGTATGAAACAAGTGACTTAAATGAGATTTTAAATCTTCCTGTTCCTCAGATGTCAGAAACAATTAAAAAGCTTCCAAAGGGAGCAAAGGAAGCTCTTAAAGGTATTGCTTCTACAATGATTGAATCTCATGCACTTGATTCAGTTCACAAAATTAAGGCTCTTGATGAAATTTTTGGTACAAAAATGTTACTTACATTAGTTCAGGAATAGTAAAGGAGGCTCACAATGACGCTTCCATACGAAACAATTTTTTCACGAACAAGAGGACGAATTTCAGATCCGAAAGAACTCTCTCTTGACGAAAATGATTTGCTTGAGATATATACAGAACGATTAAGCAATGTAATTTCTAATCCAAGAGTGCGTAGATTATTCTCTTCTCTCACACTCGATGATGAAATTCAACAGTTGGATTTTACACTGAATAATTCAGTAGACGAAACGGCTGATATGAATTTTGTCGTAGGAATTCTTGTACTTGGAATGACGATTGAGTGGTTACAACCACAGGTTGATTCTATTATGCACACATCAGTAATGATAGGCGGCAAGGAAGAAAAGAAGCTACTTGATAATCATAAAAATATGATTGACCGTCTGGATTCCATGAAAACTGAATTGAATAAACGTATTCGTGATTACGGATATATGTACAATTCTTATATCAATACGGAGTCTTAATATGCAATACATATATGGCGACTTCACAGACAAGCAAATCAATGAAGCAGTTCGTGCAATGCATGGTGATATTCACAAACTACTGCTCTATAAGGACAAGACAATTGAAGAGAAAATATTTGAAGACGATGAAGCGTTTCTCGTCTTCTTTGAGAATGTTATGTTTAAATTAGGTGGCACAAAAACCTTATTTAATGATAACGGTGTAATGGTAACATTAATGTCTGAATTACAGGCTGCATTAGATAATGCAAAAAGTGATCATTTTAATTATACAACATTCCGCAGAGCAATCTTAGATTCTCACGGATATATTAAGCAGATGTTTGAGGGAGGTGTAAGCGATGCCGAGTCTACAAACAGCTAGGCGTGTCGCAAACGCCAAGAACAACGGTGCTAAAACTATTGGTCAGATTTATAAGGAACAGTCTGATTGGGCGATGGAACAGACATTTGAAAACGACATCGCTACAAAGACTTGTTACATCTATGACCATTTTCATGATGACTTCTTTACAGATGAACATGGAATTACACGTTCTCTTGCTGAAGGTATGACTTATGAAAATACCAATAAGACAAAGATAGATGCAAAGTTTATTGTCAAATCTTATCAGTCAATGGACAAAGATCAAGTAGAATACTATCTTATGTTTCGTCCAAGTCAGCCTGTAAGATTCAATGAAGGTGATGACCTTTATTATTATGAGACTGATTTTAGGAAACGCTATGGAGCGACATTTCCGATAGGGCTTTTCGTGGACGTTCCAGATGATAGAGGAATTTATCATAAGTGGATTGTCTGTCGTAATGAACCTGCAAATCAGTTTCCAAAATATCTGATTTTACCAGTAAATTACGAACTTACATGGATTGAAAAATCTAATGATAAGCGCATCAAGAGACGTATGTGGTGTTGTTTAAGACAACAGAATTCCTACACTATAGGCACTTACACCGACCGATATTTTACACATACTGATAATCAGGATAAGATATGGTTGCCAATGAACTCTATTACAGAGAAGTTTTGGTACACTTCTGAAGATTCTAAAAATATGCGTGTTGTAGTAAGTGCTTTAACAGAACATCCTACAGTATGGACAGTGACCAAGGTTGAAAATTCAATGCCACTTGGGTTGCAAAAACTTACATTGTACACTAACTTCTTTAACGAGCATACTGATTATGTCAATCTTGAAACAGGCGAAATGTATGCGAACTATTTCGATTCAGAAATTGCTCCAACTGATCCATCTACTCCAACCACTCCCCCATCTTCTATCACAGCAAGAATTTCAGCATCCACTTCAACAATTAAAGTTGGTGGCTCTTATAAAAATCTCACAGTAAATCTATTTAATGATTCCAATGAAGATATTACAACTGAATATGCTGATGCAACCTTTACATGGACTTGCTCTATTGATGATGAAGATTGGACTGATAAAGTTACATGGCGAGCTGGTGTAAAGTACAACCAAAAGAAAGTAAAGTTTCCTAATGACGCTTCGGTTATTGGCAAGATTTTAATTATCCAATGTATTATCTTTGATGAACATCAAGGATATATAAATAGCGAAAAGTTTCAATTTGAAATAACTGAATAAGAGGTGTTTATATGGTAGAAATGATTACTAAACAAGATATGCTAAATAAACTTAGGGCATTTAAAGAAACACCTGATAATGATACTATTCGGTTTAAAAAGAAAATTGAGAAAAAACTTATGGGGTGTCCAGAACTTCTTTATGCTCTTAATGAAACAAAACTTGAATCAGAATTGTTTGACGATGATGGTAATATAAATTGGGATACCAAAACTGGTGAACCTCTTGGAGAATGGGATAGATATTTTGGAAGTAATTCAAATATCCGTCCTTTTTTATTTATCCCAGATACTCAGACAGAAGTAAAACATTATATATGTTATCAAGTAAATTTTAACGAATCCCCAAGATATAATACTGTTGAAAAGTATATACAAGTTAAATTTACAATATTTATTCATGGTAATGATCGTATGGATAAATTGACAGGTATCCCACGTCACGATTTGTTAGCTGCAATTATTCAGGAACAAATTAATTGGACAAATATATTTGGAACACAATGTATGATTATATCTGATCAGGAAAGTACAACTGATAATAATTATCTTGTTCGTACTTTTATGTTCCAAGCTACTGTGCCTAATTCAATTACCGAAACTAGAAATGGTATTTCAAGAACTATTAATAATTTAGGTAGGTGATTATTTGGCTGAGAGTTTCGATGATTTACAAAATAAATATAGCAGCGTTATAGAAAATACAAATGATTCATTAAATAATAAAAATACTTTGGATATTTTATATGACTTTGATGAACTAAAAATGTATTTTGGTGAGGATTATTGGGTTACTGATAGAATATGTATCAAACAGCCAACTATAGGTGATATATTAAAGTTTGGCGATGTAAAGTTTTATTCTATGATAAATACTTTATGTGCAAACACTACTACTTTTAGATTAGATTTATGGAAAAATGGGGTGGATTGGAATAAATTATCCGATTTTACATTGTTTTCTTCTATTATAAAAGGATACACGCCTGAAAATACATATCTGATATTTGGCGATTTGAATCTATCATGGTTTGAGGTAATACCTAACGAAGAAACAAAATCCAATATTTTGGTCTATATTCCTCGTGATAAAACAGGACATGTTTTACCATTTGATTATAAAAACCCTATAATAATTGATGAGCTAATATATATGAAGATGATTAAATATCTTCGAACTATGTTTAATATTAATCCCAAAGTTGAACGTGCAAAAAATAAAGCTACAAAAGAAGCAATAATCTGGGAAGATGAAATGAATTTAAAAAAAGAGGCAGAAAAGAAAAAAGATAAGGGGTATACTTCCTCTTTTTTATTACCATTAATTTCTTCAATGGTAAATCATCCTGGTTTTAAATACAAACTTCAAGAACTAAAGGAAGTCGGCATTGTTCAATTTATGGATAGTGTTAAACGATTACAATTATATGAAAATACAACTGCATTAATGTCTGGAGTTTATTCGGGCATGTTAGATAGTTCAAAAATGAATTTATCTAAAGAATTAAATTGGCTTAAAGACTTGAATGAATAATTCAAGTCTTTTTTATATGCAAAAAACAAATAATTTTAAGGAGGAAAAATTTTATGGCTTTTACATTAGACGATTTAGTAATCGACAGAATTCAGATGGCTGTTGCTGAAAAAACAGATGGTACATTATTATATACTTTAACACAGTTATCCGAAGCAACTATTGAAACAACAGCAGAATCTAAAGAAGCAAAATCAGCAGAAGGTTCTCTTATTAAGAAATTTTATCAGGGTAAAGCAGGTACTTTTACTGCTACTAATGCAATGATTAACTTAAATGTTATTGGTGCAGCATCAGGTACTGATAAAATTATTGCTACTTCTTCTAAGAAAGTTCAGATGCCAAAAATCATAATTGCCAAGAAAGGTGAAACAACTGTTGAATTAGTTGATGGTACAAATGAAACATTAGTTGCAGGTACAGTTCATGTAAATGCACTTGGTAATAATGGTGCTATGGGAAAATCTTATGAACTTAGTTCATCTGAAGCTTCTGCTAGTGCATTTAAATTATCAGGTAATACTTTAACATTACCAACAGATGCTACAGCAGATAGATTTGTTATCAAATTTGAGCGTAATGCTGTAAATGCTGTTAAGATTACAAACGCATCTGACAAATTCCCAGGAACAGTTAAGCTTACTCTTAAAGCTCTTGCTGTAGATCCATGTGAACCAGATACTTTAAGAGCTTGTTATATAATTATTCCATCATTCCAGGTATCACCTGAATTAAGTATTACACTTTCAACAGAAGGTACACTTGATTATAAAGGCGATATGCAGATTTCTTACTGCTCTGCTGATAAGGAATTATACACAATTGTTATGTGTGGTGATGATGAAGAGTAATTGTTACTCTTAAATAATATGAGAGTAGGTGTAATAGCCTACTCTTATTCTATTGGAGGATTTAAAATTTATGGGAAAGAAAAATAATAGAAAGTGCATCATTTGTGGTAAAACTTATACATTTTGTCCAGTTTGCAATTCAGAAGATGTAAATAAACCTACTTGGTATTTTATTTTTGATGGAATTAATTGTCATGATATTTATGATGTATGTGTTGCTTATAGGGACAATGAGGTTACGCCTGAAGAAGCTTATGATAAACTTTCAAAATTAGATATTAAGAATTATAAAGATTTTGTTCCAGCAACAAAGGAACAGATTAAAGAGATTTTAGAAAAAGGTAAACATTTTAAAATAGATTCTAAAAAAATAGAAACAAATAGTTTTGAAAATAAAGATAAATCTACAAAGAGTATAAAATCTAAAAATAAGGTCAGTGATTTAATTTAGGGAACATTCCGTATTTGAATAATACTGACTTGTTCCCTATTTTTTACGCTAAGCAAGGAATGAAAGAAAAATATGGAAATTAGTAATTTTACAGGTGAAGAATATCATTTAAAAGATTATGTTTGTATTCGTGATCCAAAACAACAAAGACTTTATATAAAACATGAAGTTTATCCAATTGAGATGTACGTTACCGAAGATATTAAAACTAAAAAAGATATTCTTGTGATGTTGTTTTCAAAAGAAAAAACACGACATCTCTATTTATTATATAAAAATAGGGAGTTAGAATAATGAAAAAATTTAAAGAAAAAGAATTAAAAAAATTTGTAATCGCTGATTTGTCTAATCCTACTAATTATGTTATGTCTAAACGAAATGGTATGTATTGTTTTATTGATAACATTGTAGGAGCTACAAAATTTGTAAATAAAACTATTGCACAAGTTATATGTAATGAATGTATTCGAAAATATAACATAGATTTAGTTGTAATTCCAATTTTAGTTACATATGAAATAATTGAGGAGGAAGTTAATGGATTGGACTAATATATCAAAGGATACTCTGGTCGAGCCTTATATTAACGAAGATGGTTGGTATGCTCAATGCCATCGTTGTTGGACTGAATTGGAACCAGAAGAAAAAGTTTGCCCTAAATGTGGACAACACCAAGATTGGTCTTGGTTAAAAAATAAAAAAAACAAGGAGGAATAAAGTTATGAAAGAATTTTTAGAAAGCTTAGATTGGGTAACATTACTTTCTGCTATTTGGACAGTAATTTTAGTTCCAATAATAACAAAAATCTATTCTTATCTTAAAGATAAAAAACTTGACAAATATGCTGACATTCTTTATTCAGAAGTTAAAAAGGCAGTTAAATCTGTATATGAGACAGAAGTTAAAGATATAAAAGGTACTGCCGATTGGACACCTGAGAAACAGGCAGAGGTTAGAGAAATTGCAAAGCAGAAAGCAATTCAAGCTCTTAATACTATTGTATATAAATCGCTTAAAGAAGCTAATAGTGATTTCGATGATTACCTTGACTCACTCATTGGGACAACTTTATATGACATAAAACATGAATAAGAAAGGATGGTATATATGAGTGGGAGCTATAGAACAACTAACTAAAATTAATTATATATCATTTATTATCTTATTTTTTGCTATTCTATTTGGAATTAAGGAAATTATTGAAATATTTAATTACTTTAAAAAGAAATTTAGATTAAAAACAGGTATTGATGAGGATAGAGAAACTTTAGAGAACAGAATAAAAACTCTTGAAAATCATGATGAATGGCAATATAAAGAAATATCAAAAATATCCAAGGGAATAGATGATATTAAAGATAGACTAGATTTATCAGAAAAAGAAAATAATCAACGTATTATAGTCCAGTATGGTGCTGAATTGTATAATCTTCATGATAAATTTGTATCGCAAGGATACGTTACAAAAGCTGGAATAGAAACATTTCAGTTAATGGCAGATACTTATTTAGATTGTGGTGGAAATCATTTAATTAGAGGGAAAATAATACCAGAAGTCCTTGCATTGCCTATTAAGCCAGAATAATTATTATATCATAAATAACATAAACCAAAGTTTATTAATTATTTTGTATAATATGCATAATAAAATAATTAATACAAATACTTAGGAATATGGAGAATATATAGAATTAAAAATGAACTTACTCTGAAAGAACTATCAGATAGAACAGGTATATCTACTGCCACTCTTTCAAAAATTGAAAATAACCACACAAATGATATTTTACTAAGTAATGCTATAATTCTTACAAAAGTCCTTAAAGTCGATTTGTATGAATTGTTTTGTATAAAATGATGAAAAGGAGGTTTGCTATGAGAAAAGCATATTTTAATGTAATTTGTGAAGAAATATCTATTTTGGGTGGTAAAATTATTCATATAGATGAAAATTTAGGGAGTATGGATGAAGTACATAAGTTGGTATTAGAGAATGTTGAAAAATTTCCAAATGGAAAGTGGGAATTGTACCCAAGCTTTATAACAATTAAAAACTAACAACTTAGAGTGAATTCATAAGAATTCACTCTTTCTTCTTATAAGAGAAATAGCACCGTATTTCTACGATGCTACTCTCTTACTACTACTTCTTCTACCCTATAAAATCCTTAGGATATCGCAATTAGTCAAATTGCATTTTCTAAGATAAGGATAATTTTTATAAATCGTGTATACAAGTCCTAAGACTGTAACACCAGTGGTAATAATGGAGCAAACTATTTCTACCAAAATATTAATTCCTTATCTACCTATACTTACCACAGATATGAGTTATTATACCATATTTTATCAATTAAAATCAATAAATGTCTTTATCACAATCTAGCCGTGTGATAAGGGCATTTCTTTATTTTGGGAGAGTATTTGGCTAGACTGCTCTCCTACCCCCTTAACCAAGAAAGGACTGAAAATTATAAAACTTATTTTAGATATGGACGTGGTAAATAAATATAATGAATATTATTTTACTCAACATCCAAAAGCAAAAAAGAAACAAATTGAACATCCTTATCATCCTTCAATAAATGTTTGGAGTATTAAGCCACGAATACAAATGAATGCATTAAAACAATCATGGAAAGCATTTATCGTATGGTGGATTAAGGATTTAGGATATGAAAACATGCAATTAGATAATGTAAATATTGAATATGATATTTATCATCCGACTAAAAGAAGAACCGATCCTGATAATTATAGTCCCAAATTTATTCATGATGGTTTTGTGGAATCTGGTTTCTTATTAGATGATGACAGAGAACATTTACATAGTTTAACAATTAGATGTCATGTAGATAAAGATAATCCAAGAACGGAGATAAATATTATCTATGAATGATAAAGAAATACATTCGTATCTTAAAAAGAATAATTATAGGATTAAGGCAACAGATGGTATAAATGTTCTTAATTCTAGTCCTCAAATAATAGATGAATACTATGATTATGATAATAAGACTATGACAATTATAACGCCTGATAACACATTTACTTTTGAATGGTTGTTGGGTAATGGAGAATAAATATAAAGGAGATAAAAGGAATGAATAAAATTACAATCAAAACATTTTGCAAAGAATATAGTAATCGTGTTAACGATACTTTAAAGAAACAGTATATTAAGGATAATCTTGAAATTACATCTTATGTACCATTTGTCAAAAAAGATGCGATTATCAGCAATTTACTAAAAGCAACTATGATTGATAAAGAAACTGACAATGTAAAGGTAAATTCTTCTGCTGAGTATTTGTTGATGACAAGAATTCTTATTGAAAACTACACCAATCTTACTGTTGAGACAGATGGATTTTATGAAGAATATGACGAGCTAAAGAAATCTGGTTTGTTTAATATTTTACTTGTTGGAAATGACACTACTGCGCCATTAATTCCAATAGAAGAAATCACTGAATTTAAGTTTTTACTTTCTCAGAAGAAGGCTGATGTCATGACCAATCGTTATGAAATCCACAGCTTTATTGCAGAGCAAGTAGATAAAATTAAGGCTCTTGGTGAAGCTACTCTCACACCACTTATGGACGTTGTAAGTAAGAAAATTGATGAGATTCCAAAGGAAGATTTAGATAAGGTTGTTGAGTTTGCTAAGAATGGAAATTTTAGAGAGGTGTAAAATATGACAGTTTATGGTGTTAGAGCGTCAGAATGGGAAACGGATTATAATTGTTTTTGTGCAACAAAAGAAATTGCTGAACGAGAAAAGAAAAGATTGATGGAACAATACAGTTCCGATGATGATTTAGATGACTGTATTGACATTGATAGATTTGAAGTAATTGATGAATAAGAAATTCAAATTTCATTGGAGGATTTATATGGATTATAAATTGAATGATTGTCCTTTTTGTGGTGGAAAAGCTGAAATAAAGTATGTTCCGAATGGTTGGAGTTATGAAAATATGGCTTATGTTAAATGTGCCAAATGTGGTGCTTCTTCTAAGCATTTGGATATTACATGTAGAGAAGAAGAACTTGTGAATAAAATAGTTAATATGTGGAATACACGAGTTTAATATTTAGGCTCTATATGTGTCATAGCGTATAGGGCTTTTCTTATGGAGAGTGGTTACTACTACTACTCTCCTATTTTAGTGTAAAAAAATAAAATTATAGTGAAAATTTTGGAGGTGATGAAATTGGCAAAAATACAACCATTTACAGATTGGTTAAATTCATTAAAAACTAATTTGAATAAAGTGTGTGAAGAAACAAATATAGAATATGGGAAAAAATTAGAAAAAACATTAACGAAAAATTATTATAGAATTATTGACAATTTTTATTCTTCTTATGAACCAAGTTATTACGAGAGACGTGGATTAGGAAATGGCAGCCTTTATGATTTATTGGTTTTTGAACGTACTAATGATAGCTTTAAAGTAGGATTTGAACCTTCGAAATTATTAGGAAGAGACGGATATAATGGTGATAATGGATTATATAAAACGGTATTTTTATTAGGATATCATGGTGGTGCATTTGTAAATGGGCATTTCCAAATTCCTTGGTCAAATCCTGTACTTACTTATAACGGAACAGATGGTAAACCTTGGGAACCTGAAATATGGAATGATAGCAATTATAAATCTGGTTGGGAATATGCTCAAAGAAGTACATCACCATACAGAATGTGGAAATCTTACATAGATTGGTACAATCGTGGTCAATATCAAAAGGATTATGATGAAATATTAAATAAAAATATAATTAAATATTTTAAATTTTAGAAAGGAATCAAGGTATGGAAAATTCAACAAAAATTAATATGCCAACACTTAAGGCTGATGATATTATTGAAAAAGCCGCTGTCATTCGTGTTCAAGAATTGGACACATTAATTAATAACATGGCAGATAGTTTATCAAAAGCTTCAAGCGGAAAAAATTTGTCAAAATATTGGAAAACCCAAGATGAACTTATTAAAGATGTTATTACATCATATAAAATTTTTAATAAAGAATCCAATAAAGATAATGCTACAGAATTGATTAAAGTTACAAATGCTTTAAAAGCAATTGCTGGTGTAGATTTATCAAATATTCTTCCAAATTTTGATGAATTCACGAAAAGTTTTAATAATGCTAAAAAGAAAGTTGGAAATTTAGATAGTGCATTTAATGTCAAAGGATTTAAAGAAGTATTTAATGTTTTTGAAACACTAGAACAGCAAGGACTTGATGTACAAGAGGTATTTAGTCGCTTAGGAGCAGGTTCTAATGTTAGTAAATTACAGAATAACATTCGCTCATTAGAAGATGAGGTTGAAAAACTTACAAAAAAACTTATTATCGCAGATGATGCAAGAGATGCATTGAAAAATGAATTCGATAATTTTAAAACTGGTTCTGGAATTAGTAACATGATGGAAGATCTTGATGAAGCTAATGCAAAATTAGAGAAATTAAGAAATGAAGCAGTTGAGACATTTGAAAACTTTTTAAAAATAACAAACGTAGCTCAAAAAAGAACAGATCAATGGGGTATGTCGGAATATGATTTTGATGATTATAGATTTCAGGATTATTTTCAAAGAATAAAAGATGGTTCAATGACAGCTCAAGAGGCTATAGCTGATTTTAAGCTTCAATATGATTACTTATTAAAGGATTCATCAATAAATAATGATTCATTCGGTTTAGATCAATTGCAAGCATTTTCCACAAAACTTGATTCTATTTTTCAACAAGTAGAGGAAACATCAAATAAAATTAATGATATTCTTTCTAATGGTGTTATAGCAAAATCAGTACAAAATCTTAGTGAAGACACTACCCTCTCCGATTCTCAGCGTTCTATATTTGGAAATATCCTTCAAGATGAAGAATCTCTCAAATCAGTCACTGCTTTATTTCAGAAATTAATAGATGAAACCAATCAAACTAAAAATACAGAAGTTTTTAATACTGAACAATTCACAAAACTTGAATCTTTATTTACAAGTATTGAGTCAAGCTTATCTTCTATTAAAGGTGTTTTAGTTGATGTTGGTGATGGTGAAGAATTGTCTCCATTATTAAAAACTATTGCTAATATTGAATCTGCTATTGATAATTTAAGTTCTAGTGTTAAAGGTATTGGGCTTAATATGAATATTGATTTTGGTTCTGATACTGAAATGGAAGCAAAGGCTCAAGCTAAGATATCTAATGCATTACAAGCATACCAAAATTTATTTGAACATATTAAAATGTCAAGTGCTGGTGGTTCGCTAATTACGCAAAAGTTCTTTGACTTTGATATAAATCAATTTGACACTCCAATGAGTAAGCTTCAAGCATATATAAAATTTATTAAAGATATGCGTGAAGAAGCAAAGAAAATGTTTGGTGGTCAAGATATCTTAAAGATTGATACAGATGACAAATATTGGAATCGTGCTTCTGCGGCGATGGGACAGGTAAAAAAGACTTTTAATGAAATGAAAGCTGCAAGCGACACAAATCCTTTGGAGAACATTTTCGGAAAGACTGATTTAACAGAAGTCCTTAATCAACTTTCTGCTATTGTATCTAAGCTTGATGAAATATCTATGTCTGCTAATAAGTTTGCTGATGTTTTTAAAGATGGATTAAATGTAAATGCTTCTGTAGAGGAAATTGAAAAACTTACCAATAGAGTTAAGGAATTAGAATCTGAATTAGCAAAGATTAAGACTCCTACTACTGTTGCTACTCCACAAGAATCGAATATTTCATTTGGTAATGCTTCTACTACTTCTGCCGAAAAATTTCAGCAAATAACAAATGATACTGTAAATGTGTTATCAGATGTTGGGAAAACCGAAGACCAGATTGTTCAGAAGATTCAAAAAGAACGTGCTGAAGCTGAAGCAAATAATGAAGTATTGCGAGAACATCTCGTTTTACTTGATAAGGCAGGTAAAGTTGTAGCAAACCATTGGGGAAGCACGTCTAATGTAAATGGCACATATACAGAGGAACAATTATCTCAAGCTCAGGGTGGAAAAATAATTCATGCTCACCCAGGTAAAGCTAGTTTCTTTGGTGGAAAAGATTTACAGCATCTTTTGCAAGATTCTATGTACGACCAAATTAAGCAGATTGAACTTATTTGGGGTGATTCTACCTTATCTGTTGATAAATCCACATTAACTAAACAAAGTAGTAGCACCATTCTCAATATAATGAGAAATGTGCGAAAGGCACTCACCGAAGCCTATGGAGATAATCAAGATGGCGCTCCATCACGAGAAGCAAGAGAACATATCAATGCGATTGAGAAGGAAATATTTAAGTCAATTGCACAGAAATTAAATGTTTCTGTTACAGAAGATGGTTCTATGGCAAAAGAGGTAACAGATTCGTTATCAGATGTTGATAAGGCAATTATTAAACGATTTAGTGAAATTAAGGCTTCTGTTGTACAAGATGTTGATGCTTCTAGCATTATCAAAAATACAATGAAAGACGCATTTCCTGACTCTTTTACTAATACCAAACCTGAAACAGAAGGTATGGAACAAGTAGAGAAAGCAACCGAAGAAGCTGTTCAAGCAAAGAAAGATTTTGCTACAGCTAATGAAGGTGTTCAGTCTTCTATTGATGGTTCGGAAAATCCGTTAAAACTTGAAGCTGAATTAATGGAACAGATTGCAAGGTCTGCTCGTGAAGCTGCGGATGCGAAGAAAGAATTTGTTAAAGCTAATAAACAGGTTAAAGATTCTGCTAATAAAAGTAATAATGATTTAGTAGATGGTCATTCTGAAAATGCCGAACCATCTGGTGTCAAGAAGTATAAAAAGAAAGGTTATAAAGCCCATGATACTGGAAATCATGATAATGAAAAGAAAGTATCAAATAAAGCTGAACTTGAACAAGCATTAAGAGAATTACAATCTGAAATAATTGCTTCTATTGACGAATCAACTTCTTTTGTAAAAGAAATTACAGATTTTTATGATTCACAAAATGACCTCGTTAAGACACAAACAAAAGTTGGTGATAAGAATGGTGGTGTGCGTACATATACTCATTCATATAGTACAGATAAGGAAGGTAACACTACTGCATGGACGAGTCATATTGATAGTAAAAAATATCAAGATCAAAATAAGATCATTCAAGAACAGATAAAAAATCTTCAAAAACTTTCTGCCGAAAAAAAGAAAGCTGCTGAGTCTGAAAGAAAATCTACTGTTAATCAAGCTTCAGAAGATCAGTTGGAAGCATGGAAACAAATTCAAAGAATTAGAAAAGAGATTGCTAATACAAACAATGCTAAACTTATAGAACAACTTGAACAAGAGAAAAAGACTTATCAAGAACAATATCTTGCCGCTGATAAAATTCTAAAAAATAATTCTGATTTATATAATTCTGAACAGCGTCTTAATGAATTAAAAAAGATCTCATTAAAAACAACTCAACAAATTGAAACTTCACAACAGAGACAACTTAATGGGTATGATAATAAATTAAGTGGATACCAAGGTAAAATTAGCGGATATAAGGCAACTATTGATAAGTTTGGAGATGATGGTTGGACAAGTCCTGAATATTCAGATAATGTACAAAGAGCACAACAAGCATTAAAAGCTTATGAAGATGAAGTAAATAAACTTAAAGCGAATCCTGATTTAATAAATAAAGAATCTCTTGCTAACGTAGAAAAATTAGGAAAAGATTTCGAAGAGGCTGCTCTTGCTATAAAGAATATGACGGCTGCTCAAAAAGGTTATACACAGCTTGGTGCTGAAAAGGCAATGGATAAAATTTCTCAAATGTTAAAAGAGAATAGCAAGATGTCAAGACAGGCTAAAGCCGATATTAAAGCTTGGTATGATCAAATAAAATCAGGCAATCCAAGTGCAAGCCTTGATGTAATTTTAGGTAAAGTTGAAGAAATTGTAAGAAGAGAAAAAGAAGCTGGTCGTGGTGGTAAGAGTATGTGGGAAGCCATCAAGGAAAAAGCTTTTTATAGTGCTGCTAGTGTCGTTGGTACATACTTTGGACTTAATGATATTATTCGTTATGGCAAGGAAGGTATTGATACTATTCGTGAACTTGATGCAGCAATGACTGAAGTTCGTAAAGTATCAAATGCTACTGAAGCTCAATATAAATCATTCCAAAAAACTATATCTTCTACTGCTAAAGAAATTGCCACAACAAATAAAGAATTGCTTAATTCTAGTGCTGATTTCTTAAGATTAGGATATAGTCTTGATCAAGCAAGTGACCTTGCTAAAAATGCTACATTATTTGTTAATGTTGGTGATGGCGTAGATATTAATGCCGCCACTGAAGATATGATTACGGCAATGAAGGCTTTCGATATCCAAGCTGAAGATAGCATTAAAATTGTTGATGATTATAACCAAATAGGTAAATATATATTGCCTAAACATATAGTAATATATGGGGATTTTTTAATCCTAGAAAGTAGCTATAACGGTTAAAACGTGATGGGACACGCAAGACCGTGGTAATTAAAATAAGAATAGTAAATTAACAATTAAGGAGGAATAAGATATGATATCTTTGTCTCAAAAACAAATAATTTTAGGAGGTCTTTTAGGAGATTCTTCTATAAACAATAAAAACGTGCAATTTTCACAAAGTATTAAACAAAAGGAATATCTACTTTGGAAAGCTAAACAATTTAATAAAGATATAAAATATATAAATAACACCTTTAATGAAAAGAAATATCCAAGGTGTTATTTTTATTATTACATAAAAAATGAGGATATTCAGTTTTACAGTTTTATTTGCAAAAATTTATATTCGAAAAGCAGGAAGAAAATATCATTAAAATATTTAAACGAATTAGATGCATTGTCTCTTGCGATTTGGTGGATGGATGATGGATCAATTTGTTTATCTAAGAGAAATAGATATGGTAAATTAGCAACAGAGTGTTTTAATTACGAAGAACATATTTTAATGAAAAAATATTTTAAAGAAAAGTGGAATATAAATGTTCAAATTAAGTCCGAAAAGAATAAATACTATTTCCTAAGATTTAATGTAACTGAGTTAAAAAAATTAATATCTATTATTTATAAGTATGTATGTGAAATACCTTCAATGATTTATAAAATTGATTTGCAATACCAATATAACGGCAGAATTGGTAATGATTTTATTGATGTATATAATTATATAAACGAACATAAGTAATACTATTCTATTTTATCGAACCTTAGAGACTGTAATACTTTATATGGTAACATATGAAGTTTCGCTACTCCCCTATTTTATAGGGTGAAGATCCAGTCCGAACTCACACGATAATCCCAAAATAAAAGAAATGTGAGAGTTAGCCAGAAATGACTAGCCGCCATATAAAAATATGGTCAGTAACCAGACATGGTGAAAGTAACAGTTTTGAATAAGTTTGCACTCTCTGCTACAGACATCGGCGAAGCTATGAAACGTTCTGCTTCTGCCCTTGAAACTGGAAATAATTCATTTGAAGAAAGTATTGCCTTAATTACAGCTATGAATGAAATCGTTCAAAATAGTGAAAATACAGGTAATACATTAAAGGTATTTAGTTTAAGACTTCGTGGAGCAAAAGCTGAATTAGAAGATATGGGTGAGGATACCGATGGCTTATGTGAATCCACCTCAAAACTTCGTGAACAGTTAAAATCATTGACTGGTGTTGATATTATGCTCAATGACAATACCTTTAAGTCAACAACACAGATAGTTAAAGAGTTGGGTGCAACGTGGGACAAACTTAGCGATTCTTCACAAGCAGCCACCCTTGAACTTGTTGCAGGTAAAACAAGAGCCAATAATGTAGCAGCGTTGCTTAAAAACTATCAAAAAATTGATGAGGTTATGGAAAGTCTTGGTGATGCTGAAGGTTCAGCCTTACGAGAAAATGAAGCTATAGTTGATTCTATTGATGGACGTATCAAAGTATTATCTGCTACTGTTGAAGATTTTTGGCAAAAATTTATTGATACAGATTTAGTAAAAGATACCATATCATCACTTAGTGGTATATTAAATCTATTAACAAAAATTATTGATAAAGTTGGTTTACTTCCAACCTTATTGACCCCTATAGGTGCTATAATAGGGAAAAAGCTGGGTTATGCAAGTATATAATTTACAAGGTTATATACACATATAAATGTAGTAAGCAATATGTGCAAGGCTCAGAATATATCTCGTGCCGAGGTGAGAATCCTTGGATAAAACACAAAGAACTTGTATATACAAGGAAGATATATAAGTAAAATCAACTACAGATGCTACACTGTAGACCTCTGATATGACTGTGTGTGAACTACGCAGCCTCTAAGATTCGTGAGACTTAGATAAGAACTGGAACGACTCGTGTGACTCATAATGTAGCACGATGATCTAATCAGCAGAGAGGCGTACTGCCTATATAGGTAAGTGCTGCTCCCATCGACTACCAAGAGGGCGTAGGTTATATTATAACCCACGAAGGTATAGTCACAACCCTATCATTGAGTGTGATAGTGAAAAAGTTCAATCGTAACTATACGATGCGAAATAATAGTGAGATTATTACTCTTCTACTGCTGACTTTGTAAAACAGAGTAGATAAATAATTAAAAAATGGGAATAATATAAAAGAGCAGTTAAACAACTACTCTTTTGAACCGCTGCATATGATAAGAATGGAAATAAAAAGAAAAAATTAGATACACAAATAGAATTTTCACATCCAGCTATGTCAAAAGTGTCATATATAAAAGTAGAACATGCAAGATGTATTTCTAAGGCACGATTAACTGAGAAAATGTGTGATTTAGATGACGACACAATGAAATACATAAAGGATATAATTAAAATTGTATATGATATTAATTAACCTATTGACATATTAATGCATATAGTGTATTATAATAATACAAAAACAAATATGACTGTTGCGAAAGATTTGACATTGTGTTATTTCTTTCGTTGTACATTGGGGCAAATGTATTCGCACTGATTTTTAGTGAAACTGAATATATTCCAATGGTTATAAACTGTATGGAAAACATCTAGTTATTGCTAGGTGTTTTCTTTATGTGTACACCTTATAAAAGAGAGTGTAATATTGCCACTCTCTTTTATGATAAGATAATTAGTACACATGTTTACCAAGTATACTTACAGTTCAGATATTTAAAACCCTTATTGATTTTTTGCTGAAGATACCCAACCCCATAATAGACATTGCTCGTTCAGTACCAGTTATAGCTTTTATGTTGGTTGAATGACAATTTGGACATTTAGGACGGTTATCTTCTTCTACTTCTACCAATTATTCGGTTTCCAAGTATAACCACAGTTACCACAACGATTAACAGTTTTGCTTGCACCAAGAAGTCCCCAGAAATTATTGACTCCTCTAGCACCTGTTGTAATTGCAGTTGAATTACACTTAGGACAATGGATTAAGTTACTATTTTCTATTTGTTCATTACCCTTTTGTTGTTGTAATTGAGTTTTGAATTGTGACATTTTTAGTTGAAATTCTATTGGGTCTTTTTGTTTAAGATCATCCATTGCTATAATAAATGATGGGTCGCCTGATATATCTGCAATTATTCCAAATTCAAACACGTCAATATTCATAGGCGACAAACGACAACCACAATATTTACAATATGTATCTTCTTTATTAATATATGCTGAAAAATATGCAGCAGGCGTTACATATTTCGATGAATTATGTGTTCTATTATTCTTTTTACAGTTAGGACAACACATTACTCTTGGTTTATGATTCATATTATAAAATCTCCTTTTTTATTTATTATACCATTATTTTTTCTAAAATTAAAGCAGATTAATAAATACAAAGTTTATATTTATTATTAGCTTGCACATTATGATAATAAAAATGGTTTTAGTTTTGGGAAAATTATAGATATAAATAACGATACAAAGGATTTTTTAAATAATAAAGATTTATATAATAAAGAAATCGAATTAGAATCATTAATCCAGAAATATCCACAGGCATCTAAAGAATCTATTTCGTTTGCTAAATCAATTCGTAATGGTAACATCATCCTTAAAGAAGGTCAGACATATCTTCAGGCATACCAAGAGCAATTAAACGCTACCAAATTTAGCTTAAAAAACATTGGAGCGTCAATCAAGAATTTCTTTGGAACTCTTGGTGCAGATGTATTAAATATGTTTGGTGGTATGGTGATTGGAGCTATTATTAGTTCTGGCATTCAATTAATTAATAAAGGTATTGAAAAATACAATAAAAAGGTTGATAAGATTGCTAATTTAAATAAAAAACTTGAAAATTTAAATGAAACTTTTGAGACCAACAAGCAAAAAATCGAAGATATTAATACTTCTCTTGAAGATAATAAGAAACGTATTGAAGAGATTCAGAATTTAGATAATATTACTTATGTTGATAAGCAAGAGATTGAAAATCTTAAAGAAATTAATCGTCAGTTAGAATCACAGAAAAAAATCCTTAAAGATTCACAAGATCAAGTTGGTAAAGATTATGTTCAAACTTTAATTGAAAAAGATGACTTGGATTTTACTACCAATAAAGGTAAAGAAGGTAAAGCTAAAAAATGGAAACCAACTGATTTGACTACTTTAGGTTTTGAAAGATGGTATAGAATTGAAAAAGCAAGACATGAAGATACTGATTATGAAAAACTTAAAGACGCTATTGATGAACTTGAAAAAATAAATAGTTATTCCTCTACAGCTAAAGATAAATATAATAAATATATTAATAGTAAAGGGCTAGGATTTATAAATGATATTCATCTTGATGATGAAAAGGCTGAAAAAGCTTTAGAAATAATTGCTGAAAAAGATTTAGAAATAATTAAAGCAAGATATACTGAAGTTTCTAAACTTATTCAAGATATTAATAAAAATTATCCTGAACAGATGTCTTCAAAGGAAGTACAAGACAAATTAAATGAACAACTATCTTATCTTAAATATATTGATTTCGACTCTTGGGCTGACCAAAATATCACTAGAATTTTAAATAAAGATAGCTTCAAGGATATAGGTAAGGCATTAAAAGCGAAAATCGAAAATGGACTTAGTGATGAAGATATATTACAGGCATTTAATTCTAATGGCATAATAGAAGGACTTGAAGAAGAATATCAAAAAATCTCCGACTGGGGTCTCGATGATTATGCTGAACAAATTAAGAATGGTACTATTCAAACTGTATTTGGCAATGTCGATATGGATAAACGTACCATTATTAATTGGTCTGACGAACTTAAACAAACTTATGCAGATGCATTAGCAAGTTGGGATTATGATCCAGAAGTAGGTTCTATTGATACTGTATTTGGTGGTTCTGAACGTTTTGGAGAAGACTTAAATGGCAATGGTTGGGAAGTTGCATTTACTCCTATTCTACCAAATGGAACATTCTTATCAAAAGATACTGTTGAAGAATATATTAATCAGATTCTTGCAGAAGCATATGCTGATGATGGAAAAGTTACCGATGATGAATTGAAAGAGTTTGATGCTCAGGGACGACAAATTGGTGATACATTTGTTCAAGGAATTTATGCTGGTGTTGACGATAGTCAAAATTATGACAATAATGGAAACTGGGCAGATGTAGTTGGTCGCCTTATGCACTTCTCTGGTATGGACGGTGCAATACAACTTTTAAAAAAACAATTTGGAGAAGATTTAACTGAACAAGATTTATTATCCAGTGATGAAGCTAAAAAATTATTAAAAGGTATAGCTCAAACTTTGTATGATAACCAAGGTGAAGAATCTATTAAAAAAGCTGCAAGTCATATTGTAAAACTTTTTAGAGATGAAACTTCTCAAGCTTTTCAGAGTTTTGAATATTCTCCATCAGATATTTTTAAATTAAAAGACGATACTAATAATTCAACTAAACTTGGTCAATTATCTGACCAACTTGATAATATACAATCGGCTTATACTAGCTTAATGGATACAATAGATCAATATAATGAGACTGGTTATATTACTGTTGATCAGTATCAAGCCATATTATCTAATGGCTCTCAATTTTTAGATTATTTAATTGATGAAGATGGTAATTTAAAAACTGATACAGAATCAATGAAAGAATTAACCAAAGCAAGACTCCTTGCAATGGAAGCTCAAATGCAACAAGGACTTATTGATAATGTAACAGGCATTAATACTGAAGCAGATGCGATGACTTATTTGTCTAGTACAAATTACGAATTAGCAGAAAGTTATAATGCAGTTAGTGAAGCAGCTTTAGAAGCATGGAAGGTTCAAGCTTTAAATAATGGAATATCTCAAGATACAATAGATAAAGTCTTGAATAAACGAAAAAGTGATTCTAAAAAAATATCTGATTTAACTCAGAAAACAATTTTAGGAGTTGATACAAACCCTGATGCGACTTTAAGAGCAAGTAATTCTAATTCAGATTCCTCTAAATCTAATTCTAAAGATTCTATTGATATAATAGATTTTGCCGAAGAAAAACTTAATCATTTAAACACATTAATTGACGATACCCAAAAACATATTGAACAGTTAGAGGGTTCAGCCAATAAAAATGCTTTAGTTGATAGTTTAGTAGACATCAATAAATCTAAAATGAACACCTTAGAACAAGTCAGTGATTTATATACTAGAATGGCTGATGAGTATTTGGCTAAAATTCCCGAACAATATAAAGGATTAGCCAAAGAAGGTGGTCTGGAAATAGATAAATTTATTGGTAATGGAAATTCCGAGGTTACTGATGCAATTAAGAATTACCAGACTTGGGCTGATAAAGTAGATGATATTAATTCTCAATTAATAGAGTTAAAACAGACATTAAAAGATCTTGAAGTTGATAAATTCAACAACATCAAAGATGATTTTGATTCTATGTATAACATCTTAGATAAAAATAAATCTAAAATTAAAGATGTTGTTAGTTTATTAGAAACTCAGGAACAAAATGTTGGTCAAGGATTCTATGAAGAATTAATAACCGAAACTAAATCTCAAATTCAGATACTTAAAGAAGAACGTGATACACTTACTTCTCAAATGACTTCTGCATTAAGAAATGGTATTGAATATGGTTCAAATGAATGGAAAGATATGTATGATGCATTACAAGATGTAGATTCTTCTATTATATCTTGTGAAAATGACTTAAAAGATTTTCAGAAATCTATTAATGAATTGCATTGGAATACTCTTGAAAAGATTAAAGACCAGTTTTCTTCTATCTCAAGTGAGTTAGACAGTTTAAATAGTCTATTAGAGAAAGATACAGTTACTTCAAATGGTAAATTTACTTCTGAATCAATTACTAGAATTGGTTTATTAGCTCAAAAATATGAATTGGCAAGAAATGAAGTTTCTCAATATAATGAAGAAATTAAATATCTTGACAAATTATATTCAGAAGGCAAGGTATCTATTAATGAGTACACTGATAAATTGAATGAATTAAGAGATTCACAATTTTCATCAATATCTACTGCTGAAGAAGCTAAAAAGGCTATATTAGATTTAGCCGAAGCGAGAGTTAATGAGGCTATTGATGCAATTAACGATGAAACTGATGCTTATGAAGAATTAATAAATAAGCAAAAAGAGTCATTACAAGCCGAAAAAGATTTATATGAATATAAGAAGAATATAGTTCAAAAAGAAAAAGAAATTTCTTCTATTAAACGTAAAATCAATGCAATGATGGGGTCAGATGATGCTGCTACTATTGCTGAACGTGAAAAACTTGAAGCTGAACTTGCTGAAGCTGTTAATGATTTGGAAGATTATAAATATGACCATGCTGTAGATACTCGTAGCGATGCTTTGGATAAAGAGTTAGAAGATTATAAGGATGCACAAGAAAAAAGAACCGAAGCTTTAAAGGATTCTTTAAAAAATGAAGACAAAGTATTAAAGAAAGCTATTGCCGAAGCCAAATCAAGAGCCAATGAGATTTCTAAAACTTTATTAGATTTAGAGAAAAAGCAAAATGTATCTATTAATTCTTGTATTATTAATCCTTGGCGTACAGGTTCTAGTGCTATCGCAGGATATAATCAGGCACTTAATTCTAGCACAAGTAATTTTACTGCTAAATTAAATGGAATTAAAACTAATATTCAAAGTGTTCAGACACAGGCTAATAATATGGCAAGCACTATAATGTCAGCATTTAATATTAGTAATAATTCTGGAGTTTATGAAGCAATTTCTAAAGTTAGGCAAAATCTTTATAATACTTCTGTTGAGTCTATTCATTTAAAACAATGGATAAGTTCAGCTTTAAATAGTGGCTATGGTAATGGTGCAGTTAATTCTATTAACAACGTTAAGGATGCTGCAAATAAGGCTAGTAGTTCAGTAAATGGACTTAGATATGAGCTTGATAAACTTAATGGAATAGGTGCTGGTGCTGGAATAGGTGCTGGTGTCGCTCTTGGCACGTCTATATCTAAAATCAGCAATGGAATCGCAGATGGTATTAGAAGTCTTAGTGACGAAATTCGTAAGAAACTAGGTGAACAATCTGGACAAGGTAATTTACCTTCAGCAGGAATAAATAAATATCTTCCATTTCCAATGTTTGCAGAAGGTGGCGTGGTTAACGGAAAGTCTAATAAATTAGCTCAAAGTTTTGGTGAAGATGTTACTATATTTGCAAAGAAAGGCGAAAGAGTTTTATCATTAGAGCAAACCAAGTCTTTCGATAAACTTGTATCAAATCTTCCTGAAATTACGCCTAAACTAGAAGATTTTGTTAAGACTTTTAAGTTGCCACAAAATAATTTTACTAAGGTTGGAAGTTCTACACCTATCATAAATATAGATGCTGGAATAACAGTTCAGGGAAATATAGATAAGAACTTTGCTAAAGAGTTCGAAAATATGCAGAATCAATTAACAAAGAATGTAACAAGTAAAATCGCTACTTCTTTAGAAAAATTAGGTATGCAAAAAAATAACTGTAGACCATTATAATTCTAGGAGAGTCAATGTCAAAGTTGGCTCTCTTATTTATTTAAAATAAAATATAAAGGAGTGATATTAATATGGAATATATAGACGCAATAGACTTTACGTTCAATGGTAAAAATTCTAAAAGCGATTTTGGATATATAATTGTTTCTTTTGATAAATCCAGTGGATTTTCTGAACCTGATATTGCGCAATCATTAGAGGTTACAAAAGAAAATGTTGGTAATAATCCTAAAGCAAAGTTAATCGAATTGTCTTATGAAGATGTATTACAACCTTGTTTTGGACTAATGAAATGTGACGGTGAAGCATTTAGTAAAGAAGAAATTCGTAATATTCATAAATGGCTTATGGTAAATGAATATACAACACTTTTAATTAATAATTCACTTTGTAGCAATGTTCATTTCAATGCAATAGCAACCAATATAGAAATTAAAAAAAATAATGGTGGTATTGTAGGAGTTGCCGTAACTTTTGAATGTGATAGCCCATATGGATATCAAACCGCTTCTACTTCTTATACTATATCAGGCAACAAAACATTTGTACTTAATAATACTTCTGATGATTTTTTAAATAATGAAATATATATTAAGCCATATATAAAAATTATAAAAGAAGATTCTGGAGATTTTACTATTGAAAATACCACTTTAAACCAGACAACTGTTTTAAATTTATTAAATCAAGAAGAAGTTATTATGGATTGTGAAAACATGATATTATCTTCTTCTATTCCTAATCGAAATTTATATTCTAAATTTAATAGAGTGTGGGTATCTTTGGCTCCTGGAATAAACTCTATCAAAGTCACAGGTAATGGAACTATTACAATATCTTATGATGTTGCACGAAAGGTAGGAATATAAATGATTATAGATTTAGAAACACTAAAAAAAATATCTGATAGCAAAATGTATATTGCTAAAGGTAATAAAGATATTTATGAGTGTATCAGAAAACCAACTGATTTAAAGTTTACTTTAAATTTGAATCAGTATAGTGAAGCTAATTTTCAGTTATACTATAAAGGTAATGAAAATTCATTTGATGATATAGAAACCAACACAAGAGTACATATAGACAATTTAGGGTGGTGGATGTCTACTACTCCTACTTACACAAATGAAAATGGAATTAAATCTAAAGATTGTAAATTGTATTCTATCGAATATGAATTGTCTCAAAAAAATCTAAATTCATTTTATATAAATAGTGGTGAAGATGGAAGCATAGATGGAGTAACTTTTTATAATGAAAATGATACTTCTAAGTCTTTATTAAACCTCGCTTTAGAGAAAGCTTCTAATTGGTCTGTCGGATATATACACCCTGAATTAATCAATAAGCAAAGAACTTTTTCCATTGAAAGCATTAATATATACAGCTTTTTAACTGAGGAAGTTGCGAAAACATTACAATGTATATTTATATTTGACACTGAAAATTATACTGTTTCAGCATATCCTATAAAGCATTTTGGTGAATATATGGACGTTTATTTAAGCAATAATACAGTCATCAAAAAGCTTACCCAATCTCCAATAGATGAAAATGGTATAACTAATTGTATACGTGTTACAGGCAATGAAGATTTAGATATACGTGCAGTGAATTGTGGTTTTGAATATATATATGATTTGTCTTATTTTTACTCTAGGATGAGTAGTGATTTATTGATTGCTTGGAAATCATATATTTCTATATGGGAAGATAATAAAGAATCTTTTAAAAAAGGGCAGTTAGATTATAACAAACTTGAAAATACAATGGCTGCTTTAAAAGACAAACAACCTGATGATGTGGAATCAGAGAATTGGTCTGATTATGGTATAGACGAATTGGAGGCATTATTAAAGTCTGTAGACACCTCAATAGAAGATTATAAAAAACAAGGATATAATTCTTCTACTTCTCCTTTTTATAATACCTATAATAAATATTTAGAAAAAAGAAATGCTATAAATACAGAGCTTAATAGTAAAAAGAAACAATATTCAACTTATGAATCTCAATTAAAAGATATTGCTAGTGAGATAATTGCAATAAAATCTAAAGTGTTATTAGCAAATAATTTTACCGCCGATCAATTAGTTGAATTATCGCAGTTTATCAAAGAGGGAGATTATAATGATAACACTTTTGCAATTACTGATATTTATACAGAAGAACAGATTCAACAGAAACAATATGATTTAATGATAAGTGCGACAGAAGCACTATCTTCCTTAGCACAACCTCAGTATCAAATTCAAACTGATATAATAAATTTAATGAAAATACCTGAGTTTAAGGTCAATTATAAAAAAATAGCATTAGGAAATTTTATTGTTGTCTATTTGAACGAAAATTATTCATTAGATGAAAGGATTATTTCTTTTGAATTTTCACCACAAAATAGTTCTGATTTTTCAATAACTTTTAGTAATTCAACTCGTTCGGTAAACGGAATGAGCGATTTAGATTATCTTTTAAATAATTCAACAGGAGTTTCATCAAGTTCATATACCAATTCGTCTGGTAGCGGTGGTTCAGGAGGTAGCAGTTCATCTAAAAACTCTAACGACTATGTAACAAGGGCTGAATTATCAACAGCATTAATGAATATGTCTATGGGTGGTGCTGTATTTTCTAGCGAACAAATTAACGCTCTTGAAAAAATAGCCGATGGAAAAATCGACACAATTGATTCTAATTATATCTATACTAAATTATTAGAAGTTGAGCAAGCCAAATTTGATGAACTTGCTTCAAAAATAATAACAGCTGAATGGATTGAAGCTCATCAAGCAACATTTGATTTTGTTAAGGTAAAGGATTTTGAAGCATATACAGGCAAAATAAATACTCTTTTATCTGGTAATATTAGCTCTTGGGATATGCAAACAATTAATTTAACATCAAAAAATGTTACCTTTGAAGAAGGATTTGTAAAAAGTTTAATCGCAGAATATATAACTGCTAAAGCAATTTTTGGTGATTCAATTAGTACAAATGAATTTAAAATATTATCCGAGAGTGGTCATTTGTCAATCTTTGAAAATGTAATACAATTCAGAGATAAAAACAACATAGTAAGAATCCAAATAGGTGAAGATACTGATGGTAACTTCACTTTTTTTGTACTAGATGATACAGGGAAAGGCACATTAATTGACTCAACTGGTGTCAAAGAGAAGGCTATTGCAGATGGATTAATTAAGTCTGAAAAATTGGCTAGTAAGTCTAACACTTATGATGGTATTTCAGCAGATAAGTTAAATATAGATTCTGTTGTTACAGGAATAAATAATGGTACTACTTCTATTAACTCTACTAAAGTTTATTTTGATAGTGATGATAAGTCGTTAAATACTATTATGCAAGAAATGACAACTAAAGTTGCTAGAGTAGATGGAAAACTCTTATACGATGTTGTTATAACGTCAAGTAATGGTACTACAATAACTGACACAACGGTATTAACAGCAAATATATATGATTATGGTACTACTACTATTGCCACAGGAAATTTCACTTATCAATGGTATTTGAATGGAACAGTAATTAAAAATGCAACGAAAAAAACATATACGGTAGATGCATCATCGTTAAGTAATGGTGGTCAATTTACTTGCAAAGTTAATTATGAGGAGTGATAATTAAAAATGGGTTCAACAACAGGCTCAATAATTATAAATGTAAAAGGAAAAGATGTTACAGTAGGTGTTAATGCACCTGCTAATCCAAAAGATAATGAACTATGGTTAGATACAAATGATGGACAGAATATATTAAAATATTATAGTTCTAAAGATAAAAAATGGCATAATGTAAATGATATGTCTGGTGAATTTGGAAAAATCTACAATGAGTTAAAAACAAATTATTATACAAAAACAGAAAGTGATAATTCCGTAAAGACTATTATTGGTGAAACTACTATCACAAAGTCTGATGGTAAAGTGGTTAATATGAAAGATGCCATAAATTCTGTTATAGATACTTCAAACAGTCATACAACCCAAATAGGTAAAATAGAAACAAAATTTAGTGATTACTCTACTATCGAAGATGTTAATAGTAAAATTACTAAAGCTCAACAGACTTCTGAGGATTATACTATAGAAGCTATTAAAAACTTAAATATTGGTGCAGCCAATTTAATTAATGGTTCAACAATATATACTGAAAACAACAAATTATCTATAACGGCTACAAGGGACGATTTTGTTAAAACGTTTGACAATATATATGTAGATTTAGAAAAAGACGAAACATACACATTTAATTGTAAAACAGACGGAATATACGGTATAAACGGAGGAGATACTGTTGAAGTATTTTTTTTAAAAGATATGGCGTATACAACTTTTTTTAGAATAAGTAGCCTTCCATTTACTTTTAAATGTCCTGAAAGTGGTAGATATTACTTGCGAGTAGATGTAAATAAAAAAGGCTCAACACATTCATTCTGGAATTTCAAGATGGAACGTGGTAATAAAGCTACTGATTGGTCAATTAATCCAGTTGAGGAACAAGCAACTCTTAAAGTTTCTTCCGATAAAATAAATGCCGTTGTATCAAGTTTAGATTCTGAAGGAAGCATTACATTAACTAATAAAATGGCTAAAGTGGTTGCAGACACTATTTCTTTAAACGGTACTGTTAAGGTTAATGGAAATATGTTAGTTGATGGTGCTGTTACTGTCAATAAAATAGCAACTGATGCCATTAAATCTAAAAATTATATCGATCCAGATGAAACAACAACACCATATTCTAAAGACGGAACATTTTTAAATCTTAATAATGGAAATATCATAAGTCCTGTTTTTACAGTTGATCCTGAAAATGAAAAAGGCTATTTAAAGAATATTGAAATAACAGGCGGAAATATTCGTCAAGAATCACTTATCAGTGAGAGCAGTGGTGGATCTGAAACCCGTGTAACTTCCGAGTTAACAATAGAAGATGGACATATATCTTTAATTCCTTATTTTAATGGTAAACCATATGCTTTAGGTGCATTACATCTTAGATGTACCAACTCGGCATCCCCAATGGGTAATGGACAAACTTCTGAAATATTACTTGGTAGCACACAAAATGGTTTTAATACAAGAATAGATACAACAGGAATTACTACAAATTACTTTGATTGTACTGATTTTATTCGTATAGGTAATAGTGATAAATATGTAAAAATAAATGAAAGTAATAATTCTACTATATCTGTTAATGGTGTAGATCATGTAGAAACTGCTATGTATGGCTCAACTGGTATTAAATATGGTGTTGTAATAGATACTAAATCGTTTAGACCATGTGGTAATGGTAGTTCAGTTATTTCTGATGCATTTAATATAAGATGTGCACCATTAAATTTAGGACTTTCTAACCACAGATGGGCTAGTATTTGCGCTGCAAGTTCTACCATTGTAACCTCAGATAAAAATGAAAAACATGATATATCGGATATTACTAGAGAATTGGCTAAATCTATTATATTGGGTGTGCAACCAAAAGCTTATAAATATAATGATGGTACTTCAGGAAGAACACATTATGGCATAATTTCTCAAGATATAGAACAATTACTTAATGACTTGCATTTGTCTTCACTAGATTTTGCGGGTTTTGTTAAATCACCAAAATTAAAAGAATATGTAGTTGATGTATTAGATGATAATGGAGAAGCTGTTCTAAATTCTGATGGAACGCCTTTAACCGAGATAAAAACAGAAGAAATTGAAGGTGAATATATATATTCACTTCGATATGAAGAATTCATATCCCCACTTATAAAAGTAGTTCAGGAACATGAAAAAGAAATTGAAGAATTAAAAAATAAAAATACAGAGCTTGAAAACAAGTATAATGATTTGCTTTCAAGAATTGAAAAGTTAGAAAACGCAGAAGGGAGTAATTAATTATGAGTTTAACAGGTCATGGATTAGCAAATTTTGGATTATCAAAAATTGGAACACCTTATGTTTATGGAATGAAGGGACAAGTATTAACTAAGGCTAAGTTTATTGAGTTACAGAAAATGTATGGCGTTAGCTATGTTTGGAATAGTGATTCAAAGAAGATTGGTAAAGTATGCTGCGATTGTTCAGGCTTAATTTCGTGGTATACAAATAAAATGTTGGGCAGTAGTCAATTATATGCCGATGCTGTTAAGAGACAGTCTATTTCAACTATAAACGAAGCTCCTATTGGTGCTACTGTATGGAGGCAGGGGCATGTAGGAATATTCATTGGTTATGAAAATGGTGTTCCTATGTATGTAGCCGAAGATGGCTCTGCCTATGGTTGTAGAAAAAATAAGTTAAGTAATGCTAAATTTACACATTGGTTATTACAGTCTTATATTACATATGATATGAGTACAAGTAAAAAAAATAAAGATACTGCAAAACCTAGCATTAAATATAAAGGTCATTGCGAAAATCTTGGTGATACATCGGTTGTTAAAGATGGTGAAGTCTGCGGAACTACAGGCAGAGCATTAAGGCTTGAAGCACTAAGTATTGTTGGATTGGACAATGCACCTGGAGTGGGTATTGCAGGACAGGCACACGTACAGGGTATAGGCTGGCAGAATCAGGTTATATTCGGCAATGGTAATTATATTGGTACTAAAGGAAGAAAACTTCGTATGGAAGCAATAAAGTTATCACTTTGTGGTAGCAATGCTGATAAATATGTATTAAAATACAGAGTACACATGCAGGGTATTGGCTGGGGTACTTGGGTTACTAATGGTAACGTGGCAGGTACAACAGGTCAGAAAAGACGTATCGAAGCGGTTCAGATTGTGCTTGAAAAAAGATAATTTTAGGGTATGTAGATTAATTTCTACATACCCTATTTTTTACGATTTTTAATATTGAATTATTAAATCCTTTAATATTATGTTCCTGTAACCACGAATGAGTAGCTGTTCCTGTACCCCATTGTATTCACTTATTCGTGGTTGGAGTTGCCTGGGCTTACTAAGATTTATCTTAAATTTAACTGTTATTTCATCTTTTTTGATAATAACCTTATCAACTAATTTATTGATTAAGACACGTTTAGTTTTTTTATCTGCATTATTAAAAACTTCTATCCATGAAGGAATGATTTTACATACTTCATCCCAATCCTGTTCTTCGATTTCCATTTCTTCATATTGTTGCTTTAATTCTTGTATTTTTTGTTTTTGTATTTTTTCTTTTTCTTCAAATTGTTTTATTGTATCAGCAATGATTTCAACACTTAATGGATAATTTCCCAACATTGCTTCTGGAAGATGGCTTTTCATTACTTCTATTCCATCAATTATTTTATCAAGTTCTTGTTTCTCTTTCTTTATTTTTTGGTTAAATAATTCTCTTTCTTTTTTATTATTCTCTTGTATCTTTTCATATACTTCTGAATTATCTTGTAAAATAGAAATATATTGTGCTACATATTTAAAAACAATTTCTTCTATTTTATCAGCTCTATACATTTTTGTACTATCATGTGGAACACCAGACCAAGCAGTTTGACATTTATATATTGGAATTTTACTTGCTCTTTTTTCGCCAGTACCTTTTATTGTCCAATAATTGTATTTAGTTCCATTTGTTAATTTTCTGCCACAATATCCACAATACGCAACATCAATTAATGCCAATTCTCCGTCATTTCTTAATAGTACATTTATCCCCTTTTCCTTTAATACCCCTTCTCTATATCTCACTGAACGATTACTTCTTTTTTCTTGTACATTGTTCCAAATATCTTTGTCTATTATTGCAATTTCTTCATTTATTTTATCTGCATAAACCCAATCTTTTGAATCTAAAGAATGATATTTACCATCAATTTTTTCTCTTCGTTTATAAGCAGTAATTCCACAATAAATAGGATTTGTTAAAATTGAGGTAACTGTTCCATTTTTCCAATCGTCATTTGGTGCTAAACTATGATAATAAGTATCCTCATTTAAAATTTTTGCAATTTTAGATGAACCAAATTCCTTATTTAATGATAAATCATATATATATTTCACAACTTCTACTTGTTCTGGTATTTTCTTTAATTTATGCAAAGCTCTTCCATGTTTAGATAATTCTCCTGACAATACAAGCTCATAGCCATAAGGTGCTTTTCCACCCATAAATTTACCACGTTTAACTAGTTTTTGGGCTGTATCCTTTACTCTTTGTCCCGTATCAGAGCTTGATTTTTGTGCATTACCATATCGTAACGCAAGCATCATCTGCCCCATAACATCGTTACTTTCAGGCGATATACAACCATCTTTTGTTGTATAAATATCAACACCATATGATTTTAGTTGCATTACATATGAACCAATCTCCCACATGCGTCTACCAATTCTATCATCTTTGTATACTACGAGAATATCATACTCATTATTTTTTGCATCAGATAGTGCCTCTTGCAATACATCTCTGTCTTTGACTGCATTTTTATATCCACTATTGCTACCTTCAAAATATTCTTTATTATCTAATTCCCAATCATCATGTTTAGAAATATAGTCTAAAACAATTTCTCTTTGAACTGTTAAATCGCCATCGGCTTCTAACTGTTGATTGGAACTTACTCTTAAAAGTATTCTTACTTTCTTCATTAAAATCACTCCTAAAAAAAATAGTGTATACAAAAATTATTATTAGATTTGTATACACTAAATTATACCCATTTACTTTTCTTATTTCAATAAAAATATCAATTCATCCTGCATTATTTTTTTTACTTCATTTTTTATTTTTTCGTCATTTGGGTTTTCTTCAGGCATTTGAATTATAACTTTTATATTTCCTTCTTTATATTCGTGGTCTATTTTTATCTCCTCGCTTTTTATGCCTTATTAATATTTTATTTACTATCTCATTCCAGTAGAACCAATACCGCCTCTTGATTCTTCATCTAAATGTTCAACTTCTATAAACTCAATCTCTGGCTGAATCCTCTGAATCTCAAATTGACATATTCTATCATTTTTATGAATTACTGTGTCCCTTAATGCTATTGCAGGAAATTTCCATTCATCTGAATCCCCGCTATAACTATTATCAATCTGTCCTACACTATTAGCTAAAATAATACCAAAATTTTTATATGTACTGCTACGTGGATACATATTAGCTTTATATCCATCAGGTAGCTTCATACCGACACCGAGCTTAATTAATTTAAAATCACCCTTTTTCATTTCTACTGTTTCTGCTGCACGAAGGTCAATTAAATCACCCTTATTAATCTTTTCTATTTTATCTATCTCATTATCAAAATATTTAATTTTAATAGTCTCCATGTATTTTTCCTCCTAATTTTTTAATGGTTTGTGTTTATCTACAATAATCTTTCGTTTTTCTTTTATTAAGGTTTGTAATTCATTGTACTCTTTTAATAGGTCTTCCTTTAGTTCGTGTACTTCTGAAATCTCTTGTAAAAGTTTTTCTTTTTGATCTAGTAAACTTGTTACTGACATAAAAGATTTGTTTAAGCCTTCTACATCTAATGAATTTGATATAATTTTATGAATTTTATTATATGTTTCAAGTATTTGCTTAAAGTCCTTTGACTTTACTATTCTTTTATTTAAGCCACGTTCCTTCTGTTCTACATATGTTTCCATAATAGATTGAAATGTACCCGTATACTTAAAAGGTGTCCAAGACCAATATGACTCTATATGGTTAGGTTTGCCATCTTCGTCCTTTATTGTTCTATTTGCACGTTTCTTTTTACACAACATATAACAATATTGGTCACAGGCTATACCATATTCATCATCTATTAAGAAGAAAGGTAATGTACCTTCTTCTATGTCTGTTTCTTCAATAGGTAGTTCTGTATTTGCTAATGTTTTTCTTGGCATTTGTTACTCCTCTCCTTTAATCACAATATAAAACAATTTTATTCTGAGCAAGAGATTGCTTTACATCAATACAGTTTTGGTTTTTTGAACCCCTCCACTTCAATGTAAGGTCTTTCTGCTCATCTATATATTCCCCGTCAACGAGAATATCGCATAGCGAAATTATTTCTCTTCTCTTTTCCCACGCTTCAATATCTTTCTCATTTGATACAACGTGATCAGCTTGTAATCCTGCAAAAGAACACATAATATCATCCCATTTAAACCCTGTATACAACCAGATAGTTTTCTCAGGGAAGGAAATACGGAATTCATGGGGTTTTATAATCCCCTTTACATTACGCTCTCAGCATAGCCAAGTTAATAATTGTTGGGTGTGAACCTGCACCCTCTATTCCCTTGCTAAAAGCTTCAGGAATTACCTTCTTTAATATTTGATATGCTCCATTTACATCTGCATTTATCTTTTTTCCACAATCTGCAATGAATAATCCTCTATGAACTCTGCGTTCCTTATTGTAGTTCTCTTTTACAGGATCTTCATTATCAAGAAATGATGTTCCAGAAGTATATGCTTCCTCATTTTCTATGAATCTAATTCCGTTGTTCTCACATTTATATGCAAGCATCTGAATAAATAGTTCATATGGAATGTAAGTAAAGTTCTGCATACCTTGTTTATTTTGTTTCCATTCATCGTTGTGTCCTACAATCAATGTGTCAATTCCATATAAGACACACCAATCAACTACATACTTACTTATACAATGCATCTGATATTTAATCATTTCATACCGCTTGTCTGTAAGTTTCTGTAACTTGTTCGACCAATCTTTTCCGTTAACTTTCTTCAACTCTGACTGAATATTTGCTTTCTGTTTATTGTAAAACTGATTAATTGACTTAATAACTCCACCTTTAACAGCTATTGGATTTTCACCAATGTTGTTTACCATAGTTATGAAATTATCAACTCCAATATCAATAGCAGCTACTCTATCAGAAGTTTCTGAAACGTCTGGTACTTCGATTTCATAGACGATTTCCATTACATACTTCCTACATCTAGGAATGAATCTGCATTGTAATATTCTCTCTTGTGCGTTTGTCTTAAACATATTATTGTATGGTTTAAATGGCTTCCATGCAAAATATACATATTCATCTTTCAACTTCACTTTGTTGCTATCAAGGGACAGTACAAAACGTCCATCCTTTTTTAAATATTTTGGAAGTTTAGGTCTACCTAAATATTTATTTGGATTCTTCTTCCAATCTTTAATTGACTTAAAAAAAGATTTCCAAGCTTTGTCTAAAATTCTTAAAGTACCTTGACCTGTATTATTGCCAATATCCTTATAAGGTTCGGATTCTTTAACTAAATGAAATAACTGATTATATTGAATCCAATTTCTATTATTTATAAACTCTTGACGAATAATATAATTTGCATAATTGTATAAATTCTTTGACTTGAAACACATTTCATCAATAAATTTATAAAAATCAGTTCCATACTTTATATTATGCTGCTCACATCTTTGTACCTTCAAATTGTTTCACCTCTTTTCTGATTAGATTATATAACCGTTATATAACCTTTGTCAAGCAGAAAGTTATATAACTTGACTATAACTGTTCTATATGTTATTATTCTCTCAAACGGAGGTGATAATATGGCTGTCGGTAAAGATAAAACTGGTGTACTTGTTAATATGAACAAAGACATGAAAGCTAAATTAGAAGAACTCGCTAAGAAAGATGGACGTTCATTAACCAATCTCATCAATAAGATACTTACTGAATATGTGGAGAGCGTGAAGAATCTATAAACCACTCACCATTTTTATTTTTTCTCCAAATTCTTTGATTACTACTACCATAAAACCCAGAATTAATCACTCTTTTTTCAATCTCAAATTGACCATCTATTAATATATTGCACTTGTCTAGTAATTTTTTCATTTCTGAATTTTGTTGAATTTCTTCGATTAAGAATCCAGAATAACACCAAATTGTATTGTTGGGTATGTGGATTTTTGATATAAATTCTAATACTTCTGACGATGAATACATTGGATCGCCGCCACTCAATACAAGAGCTGATAAGAATGGTCTTTTATCTATTTCATTATTGATTGTTATTGCTAATTCATCTGATACAGGGATTCCATAATTGAAATCCCATGTATCTTTTGAATGGCATCCTTTGCAAAAATGTTTACAACCGCTAAAGAAAATCACACATGAAACACCGTCAGAATCTGCGATAGATTCATAATTCACACCTGCAATATGTAACATTATTTCTCATCTCCAAAGCTTGTATATGCACTATGCTTTACTCTTTCTTCTACTTCTGCTTGTTTTCCTTCGTTAAAATTGCGGTAGTCCGTAGTGAGGTATCCTGTCACACGTCTCAACTGTTGAATGTTTTTGCTTCCACACTGAGGGCATTCATTATTAAATTCACCTTGGTATCCACAGTCTAAACAACTATCAATTGGGAAATTAAATGCTAAATAAGGAATATCTAACTCATTAAAAGCATAATCAATAATATCTTCTATAGCTTTTGTATTCTGTACAAAAGTAGATTCAAGTTCTATGTAAGTGATACATCCTGATGTTGCATACTTTGTAAATGGAGCTTCAATTCTTAATTTGTCATAAATAGAAACTTTCTGCCATACTGGAACGTGCACTGAATTAGTAAGATATTCATGGCTTGTAACATTTGGAATCACACCATATTGTTCTCTTAATGCCTTTAATGCTGTTCTACAGAGTCCTTCAGCCGGAGTAAAATAACATCCAAAATTCAAATCATTTCTTTCACTGGCTTCTTTTGCATAATCATATATTCTCTTAACTACTGATAATGCAAATGCGTGTATATTTTCATCCTCTGCATGATTTTTACCAAATAAGGCAACACACATTTCAGCAACGCCAATCAATCCAATTCCAAGAGTATTATGTTTCACTGCATTTTCTACTGTCTCAGTACAATCTCTTGAACCTTTCATAGTGTGATTCTGATACATGAAAGGTGCTGATTTTGGTGACTGTTTTTTGATTAATTCATACCTTTCAAGTAATCCTTTTTCACATAACTGTAAAGCATTTTCAAGACCGTTCCAAAATCCATCTAAATCTGCTTTATCTCTTTTGCCTAGACAAATACCATATTCAATGCCAAGCTTAGGCAAAATAATTGTATTTGGTACATTATTACCTCTTCCCTGACGAATATAACCTAACCCATGACGGTCATATCCAACTAAAGTACGGCAGCCCATTGTTGAGAAAAATGTATCTGGATCATCTTCATCTTCATGTGCCTGTGACCAATTTCCGTTGCACCAGTTAGGATAAATTCTTTTTGACATAGATTTTAATGCCAATTGTTTCAAATCATAATTTGGATCTCCTGGTTTTGCATTAACACCATTTTTGTATTGAAAAATACTAATAGGAAAAATACTTGTTAAATGATGTTCACCAATACCATCAATACTTGCATTCATAATCCATTTAGTAACCAATCTTCCCTCTGGTGAAGTATCTCGTCCAAGATTGATGCTAGTGAATGGCACTTGCGAGCCTTGACGTGATTCAAGAGTATTTAAATTATGATATAATCCTTGTGCTGACTGTTGACCTTCATTTTCAAGCATTGTCATAGCATATTCATATGCTTTTTTATGTGATTTAGCTTCTAAATCTTCTATACCAATAGACTTTGGAACATGATTAATATAATCTTCTGATTCATTTTCAACCCATTTAAGTCCATCTTTAAAGTGTTTTGAAAAACTCATTTTTACAAAAGGAGCTAAGTCATAGTCTAAATGAATACTTCCAACTCCTCCAAACTGAACCTGACTCTGACATTGAAAAGCTACTGCAACCAACTGACAAGCTGTACTGAAAGATTTTGGAGGTCTTACATCACCATTGCGTGTCTTAAATCCGTATGTAAAAATTTCTCCAAAGTCAAGATTAAGACAATTATGCACTCCATAAATTGCTTTTTCCAAATCATGTTGATATATAAGCATATCTTTATGAGCCTGTGCGACCTCTTTGCTTAATCCACCGTAATCTAATGCAATGGTCTTTCCTACATCGGCAGACGCTTCTTTTTCTCTACCAGAAAAACTCTTTTCATCCACATTAGCATTAGCGTTCTGAACATCTGTTGCATTTACTCTTTTCATAACACGCTTTACAATGTCGCTATGTTTTTCTCTTTCTCTCGTCCTGTCATTTCTGTAAATCACAAATGCTCTAGCAACATCTTTGCGCTTACCATCCATAAGCATCGTTTCAATAATGTCCTGAATACCTTCAACATTCATAGACTTCTTATTTAATGATTCAATGTGATTTGTAATTACTGTAGCCTTTCTTTTTGCTTCTGTGGTAATTTCACCATCTACCTCATTGAAAGCAGCAAGAACCGCTTTTATAATTTTGTTACGGTCAAAATCAACTTTTCGACCATCTCTTTTAATTACTTTCAAATTTTATCTCCTTTCTTAATTCCACAAGAAATCAACCTTTCATTGTAATTTTAAACCTCTGAAACCCTTATTTTACAAGGGTTTTACACATCATACTTTTTTATTTTTATTATTTTCGCATTCACTTAACACTAAAGTCCAATATAAACTTGTATCATCATAATTTGCACAAGTTGCCATTCTTCGGAATCCTGTGACTGCAAATTCTTTACCTTCAATAGTTGCAGTCACGAATCCGTCAGGCTTTTCCAATAATTCTCTAGCTAATGAATGTGTTGTCATTATTGGTAAAATAATTATTTTCCTCACTTTCTTTTAAATCTGAAATATCATCAAAATCTGATGCTGCTTTACACATTGCAAAACAAAATAAACAATTTAAAAGAAAAATACCAATTAAAATTAATATAATTATATTTACACCCATATTATTCTCCCTTTTTCTTTTCAAAAAATTCACATTCTACTTTACACCCATAAGGTAGAAGTTTATCTTTTGCTTCACAACGTATTTTTATATCTGCCCTTGACTTCTGTATTAACTCTCCATTAACACAAGAAGTACATTTATCTGTACATATTGTCATATTTTTACCCTATTTACCCTCAAAACAGCTATCTTTTTCAAATCCAAGCAACATTCCATCACTAAGAATTGAAACTATACCTTTAAATTCATATAAATCTATACAATCGCCTACTGTAACGTTATATAAATCTATATGGTTATCATTTATCATATACATATAATTAATTCCTTTCTGGTGCATATTTTTCAACTATGTCAATAAATTTCTTAAAATCCTCTGATTCTTCATTACCATAAAAATAGATGTCCAAGATCTTACTTAAATCTAATGTTAATAAACCCATAATAGATTTTGCTGATACTATGTATTTATTGCTAATCACATCTACGTCAGTATTTACCGAAGTCATATCGTCAATAAAGTTAGCAACTTCTTCAAAGTTTTTAAACTTTATCTTCTTTTCTATCCTTGTTTCCATCTCATTATTCCTCCTTAAAATAATTTTTATCATATATCCTAATCGCTACAACTTTATATCCCCAATTTTCTTCACAATAAGAAATGTTACCATTTATCTTGGCAATATTATGAAGTTCGTTTGTATCTACAATGAACTCACTCACACATCCATTATGAGCTGTTGTTATGTTATCAGATAATGTATCTTTATTAGCTTTAATATCACCAACTACACAAGGTAAGCTTGTGCCATCTTCTAAGATCAAATCAAAGTATCTTCCTATTTCCAAATTAAAATATGTACCTAATGCCACACAATATCTACCATTCACTTCTCTAATACCATAATTACCAGAGTAAGCACTTTTTTGTAACAAATATTGTGAGCTTTCTTTATTTGTTATAGTTCTATAATCCATATAGGATTTAAAGCCATTATTATTAGGCATTTTAATTTCAACGTAGTCTATTTTATTGTCTGAAACAAATTGAAGGGCTATATAAGCCTTTGAGACACCATATTTTATTTCATACCATTCTGAATCATATGGTGTATAAGATATTTCCATATTGTATGGATAAACTGTATATACTTCTGAGTTTATAGATGGGGCAGCTCTGATGTTTACATAAGCATTTGTATAACCTATGTGCCAATCTTCAGTCGCTTGTTCGGATTCGTCAATTTCAGGCTCAGACTCTTGTAAGCTATTTGGATTTGATACTATATTCGTTATATACTTACTAATACCTGCAATTGGCAATTTTGTTTCTTCTATATTAATATTATTATTAGTTGTTAGTGTTGACTTATTACTAGATTTATCTGTTAAAGCTATTCCCAATATAGCTGACCAACAAATACATATTAATATAGAAATTATTCTTTGGATTCTAATTATTATCACTTCCTTTATTATATATAGTTATATTCTCTTTTTGTAGAGTGATTGAATCTCATTTACAACTGATGATATTTTACTGTCAAAGGTATTCATTATAGTTTCATCAACTAAATTTGTTATATCTTTAAAATCTTCATCATCTTTTTCCATACGTCTAATAACTTCATCAGGATTATCTCCCCTGATACTTAGTCTTTTCTTAATAGTATCCTTATCGCTAAAGATATAAAAAATTTTTATATCTTTAAAGCCTAATTTTTTAATATCTCTAATACCATTAGGTGTAAGTATTATTACTGTATTATTGTCTGATTTTGCATAATCTTCTATAGCAGAACCATAATACCAAATTCCTTGAGTTGTTTTATATTTTTTCCATTCAGCAAAAAATCCATTTTCAACCTTATTAAGAAATTCTTCATCTGAAATATAATGATATGTAACACCATTTATCTCGTTTTTTCTCATTGGGCGAGTTGTATATGTTATTAATTTTTTAAAGCCATATTTTTTTATTAAGATATTAGTTATAGTATCTTTGCCACTTGCAGATTTTCCAGTTAATATAAGCATTACAAACTCCCCTCAATTAAAGAAATAAACTCTTCTTCTGTTATAATTGGTATATTAAGCGATTTTGCTTTCTGATTTTTAGATGAAGTTGAGTTGATATCGTTATTAATAAGATAATTTACTTTAGAAGATACACTTCCTACGACTTTGCCACCATGAGCTTCAATATCAGCTTTGAGAGCATCACGATTCTGGTAATGTTTTACACTTCCTGTAATAACAAAAGTCTTATTCTCTAATTCATTTGTGGTTTCTGACATAATGGATTTCTGTGTCTCAAACGTAAACTCATTTGCCAACTGAAGTATGTCTGAGTAATGATTTTTCCAATAAATATTGAGTGAGTTTATTAACGAATCTCCAACACCAGGCAAATATCTAAAGTATTCTGCGCCTTTAATTGTCATTTCATTAATAAACGTGTCGAGGTCATAATCAACAGAATCTGCAATCATCATACTTGCTGATTTGCCGAGCAACGGAATTGATAGACTATAAAGAAAACGCTCAAGACTTGTATTACGAGACTCTTCAATAGAGTTAAGAAGTTTTTCAATAGACCTTTTACCAAAACCATCAAGTACAATCATATGGTTTTTATAGTCTGATAAATGATAAATATCTTTAATAGAAGTTACCCAACCAAGCTTAATTAATCTATCGAGAGTAGATTCTGATAAACCCGAAATATTAAGAGCTGATTTTGATACAGCGTGTGTAAGTTGACCAAGTAATCGTCCTTTACAGTCTTCGTTAGTACAGTAAAGAACTTCTGAATCATTCTCTTTAACAATCTTTGTAGGTTGACCACAAATAGGACATTTATCAGGAATGTTTAATTCATTATACATTTCTTCATTGCCGTCCTTAAAAGGTTTACCTTGTTCAGCCCATCGAACCTGTGGAATTATAAGATTTGCCTTAAACACACCAATATGCTGACCAACCCAAGGTTTATCTAAAATTTCTTTCATTATTGAAATATTATGAAGTGATGCACGATTTACTGTACTTCCTTCTATTTTCACAGGGTTGAACACAGCAGTTGGACATAAACTTCCTGTCTTGCCCATTGTCCATTCAATGTCTACCAATTCTGTTTCTACTGAATCATTGAATATCTTATAAGCAATACCATTTTTAAAATGATGTGAAGTATTACCAAGCGATTTTCCGTATGCTACATCATCAAACTTAAATACAACACCATCTTGAGGTAACTTATTATTATCAGCAATATTAAAAATAAGATGTAGACAGGCTTCTATTGCCAAATTGTCATCGTGAAAATTATTATCTTTTTTTACTTTACTCAACAAAACATTTGGAACTATTTCAAAACCAAAATCAGCAGCCTCAAGTAATTGTTTTTGAAACCCATTAATATTAGAACCATCAACGACTTCCCAAGCGTACCAAGATAATTTTCTATCTTTTACAACTGATGTATCAAGACTTGATAATGTGCCTGCTGCTAAATTACGGCTATTTTTATATTTTCCGTTTGTATTAATCTCAGCAAAATTATCTAATTTAATCAGTGCTTCACCATCAATTATATAAGTTCCTTCCTTATCAATATGTAATGGAACATTGGTGAATTGCTTAACATGTTCGGTCACATCAGATCCGACTGTACCATTCCCTCTGGATTCTGCTAAAACTAAATTACCATCTTTATAAGTAAGACGTACAGTTAAACCATCTAGCTTTACAGAAGCCACAAGATTATGATTATTTGCAAATTTAATAATCTCTTCTGTGCTGTGGCACTTTTCAAGTGAAAGCATTGGTGTTTTATGAGTAACTTCTTTTATATTATCTAATACTGTTGCACCAACATTATGTGTTGGACTGTTAGATAACACAATGCCAGTCTCTTCTTCCCACTGTCTTAATTCTTCAAGCTTATTATCAAACTCAGTATCACTCATAATAAGCTGCCCAGTATTATAATAAGCTTCGGAAGCTTTATTGAGTTCTTCAACCCTTGATGTAATATCAAATTTATTCATTTACTTCCTCCTTTTCTCCGCAATATTCTTTTAAATATGTAAGCATTTTATCCTCTTCTGGAATAAAGCCATCAATTCTCTTTTCATTTTGTAACCAAAACAAGAAATTTAACCAGAATTGTCCTGCTCTCCAATCTGGCATATATGTCATATGTAGCCGAGTCACTTCACTATAGAAATTATATAATCTATTCGGATTTCTCATATTATCTCCTATATTTCAAATAAACTTGTACATAACCTTTGTCCACACCTATCGCAATATTTCTGTGGCGGCACTAAGTCGTCAACTAAGTAACCGCACACTGGACAATATTTTCTATAATTAACACGCTTTTTGAGTTTAGGTGAATCTTTTTCTTTTAATCTACAATACTCTTCATATTCAGATTCGCTTATCATGACATGTTTTAACATATTTAGCCTCATACATAATCAACTCTTTTGCGTATGGAAGTGTTTCTACCCATTTGATAAATGACTCTGACCACTCTGTAAGCTTATGATTTTTACGCTGAAAGTACATATTACGAACATTTTCATAATTCATTGTAACTGTACGCTTCTGTAACCATGATTCAGGTAGCCAACGTATAAGCTCTTTCCAATATCTCTTATCTTTTGTTTCAAGATACTTCTGACGAATATTTTCTAATACATAAATAATATCCTCTTCAAATGTTGAAATATTATCTAACCCGTCATCATCCTTTGGATTATCAGCAAGAGATAAATTTCTGTCATAATCATCAATCTCAAAACAATCTAATGTAATTGGTGTTGTAGCAAGCTTGTGCATTGTACTCGATGAGTTCGCAACCGTTCCTACTTTATAAGTATCAAATTCTTTCCACCAATAAAGAGGAGCTGTAATATCAACCGATACAAAAATCTGTCGCATAAACTTTCTATGCTCATTTCCTGCTTTAATAAGAGTCTGAGCAAGTTTCAAATCCGCTTCACCAATAATATCTGTATAATATCCATTAATGTTACAATGATGTATATATGCATTAGGATATACTTTTAATAATTCATCAAAATCAACATCTGCTCGTTCTTCGTCATAATAATCATTAAATTTACTATCACTTCTATTCCAAGAATTTTTTGGATTTCTTAAACCCCTAAATGCGTGTTCAAATCCCCATACCTCTGTATTCTCAAATTTCAAATCTTAATCCTCCTATTTTTTAAATCCCAATGAAAGTTTAGATTTTTGTGAATTTATTTAAATAACATCTTCAATCTCTCAATAAATGATTTGTCTGATTTCACTTTTGCAATCCTAACCCCGTAAACAGATTTTTCATTTAACTGCTCTAAAATTTTATTAAGTGTATTTGTATCTTTGACTCTAATTGTGACAAGTGGATAAATTGAAAACTGCTTTTGTTTCGTTTCAATAATTTCTACATTGTTTCTAGCTAATACTCCAAAAACATTCTTATCGTCAGACATACAAGCTGTATACTGTAAAATTACTTTCATTCTCTACCTCCTAATCTCCACATAAAATAATGGCTTCTTGTTATTTGCATTTATCTAATTTTTCTTCCAACTCTTCTATTTTATCTTCTAAAATCTCAATTCGATTTTTAAGAGTATCATTTTCATCTTCTAATGAAGTAATATCGCCATCTTTTTCCTCTAATTGCCATTCTAAATCCCGATATTCTTCGTCTGTATGTTCAGGAATCATCTTATCCATTTCATAAGCCAAATCTTCATTAAAATATTCTCTGATTATTTTAGAAACATCTTCCAAATCTCTAACTTCTTCCCAGTTGTCATTTATATTTATTAATACCACTTAATCACCTCTAATCTTCGCAAGAAACTGTCGTTTATTATGCATCATACTTAGCCTTTAATCTTTCTAATTCTGCAATTTCTTTTTGTCTAATTTCTTCTTCTTTTCTTATTCTCTCTTTTTCCTTGAATGGTGCTGCGAATTTATCATTCATCAATTCAATATTCTTTTCATAAATTTTTCCATCTCCATAAGAACGAAGTTCAGCTAAATAGTCTTGAGCAATTTTTTCTGCTAAATTTCTATCATCATGGTCAATATTTATACTAAAACATACCCAATTATTTCTACATAGTGTTCCTTGTCTTACACTATTACATCTTAAATCATTATCAATATAGCAATTGTATCTTTCAGGTTCTTCTCTCATAACCCATCTGTTTTCATCATCTTTATAATCAAATAAAACTTTATGATGGTATTTTAATGATACTTTTGATAAATCTTTTTCATCAGTTAAATCTTTTAACGGTTTTACATAATAATCACCATCACCACATACACAGCAATATTTATCCGCATCTTGACGATTGTTAAAATAACCAACTACATACCAATCACTATAACAACCACCAAATACTCCATAAACCATATTTTATACCTCTCTTTCATTTCATATAAATGACGGACGAGAAATCCGTCTTTACTTGGATTTTAATGACTGACTGCAAATACTGCACAGTCTCCTGAATATAAGTCTTTGCAATCAACAAAATCACTAATATGATCCTTAAAACCTTCTGCAATCCTATCATCTATTTCTTTTTCAATAGTATCATGAACCCATTTATAAGCTTCTAAATCTTCTTTATTTGAAAAGTAAACTACATATGGTGTGATATTGAATGGATGTAATAAAAATTCAATTCGTTCAACATCATCAATTTTTTCAAACTCAGATAGCACAATATTATAGGCGTAAACAGGCGATTTCTTATCCCACTTATCATAAGTAAGACGATTCAAGAACGCATTTTTTATTGTATCCTTTTTTGACATTATTTCTTTTTTCAATAATTCATCTCTGTTCATTTGCTCTCTCCTTATTTCCAATTAAAATATTGTGTATCCTTACATGTAGGACATTTAATGTTGTAAGAACCAAGTCCATCGTGCATAACTCCCATTTGCGAAGTGCAATTACATTCATTCTTTTCTACTTCAAAAATCGTGCCACAATTCTCACATGTTATTCTTTTTATGGCAGGTTTTAATTCACCTTGTTTAATGATTTTCATGTTATATAATTCCTTTCATGTCGTAATTCTCTCTAATATAATCACACAGTTCATTCATAGTGGAAATAATGTGTTCATCATCCTTTAGACAAGGATGAATATTACATATACAAGAACCTTTTGCACCATTCTTTTTAAACAACTTCCAGTTGAATGTAATCCACAACAAAGGAATTTTAGTAAGATTTTTCGTAAATAATCGTGTTAAAATTTTCATAGCTTATTATCTCCTACCGTATTATTCTCTATAGTTGAGCCAATAAACTTCTTACTGGCTCTCTGCTCATATTTTCTTTTGCCCATGAGATATAACCAGGATCAATTTCTTTGATTTGTGAAAGTGTCTTTCCTGAATATTTTCCAAATGTAATTACATAAGAATCAATATCTGGTAACTCTTCCTTTGGAATATCAACACCACCTAATGCAGAAATTACATCATCAGAATATGTCATATCAAGATTTGACCTACTTGCTAAATAATCACACATATGTACAAAGAACTGCTCGTCATTTTCAGGCTTTGGTAATACAGTCTTACTTCTCTTTGTAGAAGTCCATTCGCCCGAATGACTCTCACATAATCTTGCAATATATGCTTTTGTATTAGCGTCTACATCATGCTCAACAGATGTATTTCTCACCCACTCACCTGCAAGCATCGGATGTTCATGTACTGTATATTGAGAACCATTTAACCCACATTTAATTGCATCATGAAAAATTGGTGTACAGCGTAAACAATCTCGCTGTCTCTCATTAGTCTTTTCTTTCACATACTCTAATCCAAGAACATAATTCATTACTTCTGCAAACATTAAAATATGAAAAATCTGACCATGTGGCTGACACTGTGTTTTATTATGATACTTAAAAGATGTACTACTTGGAATTGTGAAGATATAATCTGGAATTTCCTTAATCATATCAGCACAATAATCTCTAATCTCATCTGTCTCAAACTTATTTAATAGTCCTTCAAAAATTTTTATCTTGTCCATATTTTCTCCTTTACTTTAATATCTTGGAATCCAAACAATTTTTACATAATTCGTATATCATCCTACCCATATATTCTCTTTCTACAAAATAAATGTGCATGTTATTTCTGCTTTGCCATGTAAGCAATGTTCTAAAAAACGATGTCGGATTCAATTTCGATTTATAGTTCTCTGTAAAAATATCCTCTATGCTGTCATTCTCTATAAGAAGATAATTTTTCTCTATATTAATCATTCGATTAAATTCTTTAAAAATTCTGTCATCATCTTTAGTTGCATTTGCTATGTTACCAGCCAACTCACTTACGGAATTCTTTCGTTCAATACAAAGTTCATCACTAAAATAGGTGTCGATTGAGAAGCCCAATTCAGGGCAACTCTCAACCATAAGACCATAATCACCTGTTTTCAATGCTCTTGACTTCCATTTGATGTTATTCCTATCAAACCAATCAGTAACATTTTTATTAGTATTCTCACGAGTGTCTACTAATACAACCATGTGCGACAGTAATTCTTTATACTTTTTGTCTGTATAATACTGTTTCATTTACATCTCCTAACAAATTTGGTACTCAGAAACCCACCATTCTTGCTCATCTGTTTCTTGCCATTCACCATCAACCTTTTTCATTTTTTGTTTTTTATATTGGTTCGTGACTTTTACAATATCTCCACGTCTGATAGGATTCTGTTTGAATATTTTCTTGCTAATTTTTACTGGAATTGTATTACCATTTGCCAATGCATACAGCTTCAATCGTGGAGAATAGTCAACATTGAGATCCAATGCCACACAATAACCTGCCAGCTTTTTATCAACAATATCTACATACCCAAGATTTTCTATCTGATAAGCAATCTTTGTTCGCATATCAGTTTTCTCATTTGGGATATTCTGCAAGAGTTTATTAAGTAGTTTTGCACTATCTAATTCCATAAACGTCTTCTGAGTTTCCTTGCCAGAACATTCTCTTAGTACATCAAAATCAAGTCCATACTCTAGTGCCTTATCCTTCTTCATCTGTTTCTTGCCATAATATTTTGAAAACAAATCACTACAAGTAAGTAGATAACGAATACCACCAAATTCTTCAAAGAAATCGAGTTTAATCAAGATTTCAAGTTTTCTGCTATCAACTTTGAGGTCAGAAATTCTTACCAATAAGTCAATAAACGTATTAAATTTCTCATCTTTAATGGAATATAAATCATTTGCAGCGTCTTCGTTTAGGAACTTTACAGAAGCAATACCCTTGTAAATACCATCTTTATCACAAGAATACTTTGCAGTAGAATGTCTGAATTTGATGCTATGAATTGTAATACCAAGTTGTTTTGCTAGTTCTGTACCAAGCATAATATCATCTTCATTATTGGCATTATTTAGATACGCAGTAATAAATTCTTTTGGATAATAATATCTGAGATAAGCACACATATAACCAATCATTGAGTATCCTGTTGAATGGTTAAAACCAAACTGGTAATTAGAGCTGTCCTCTATAATCTTCAAAAAGGCTTGTGCTTCTTTTTCTGCAATTTCTCTAGGCTGAGAGGACATATTACAATATCCTTCAAGAATAGATGGTAACGCAGCTTCAAGACGATCTTTTTGCTTACGTCCAATAGCTCTACGAATATTATCAGCATCACTACCACTCAAACCACAAATATTTGTAAGGAATTTAATTGTGTCCTCCTGGAATATAAGGAATCCATGATTATCTTCCAACAATTTATCAATCAACTCCGATGGATTTTTGTTTGGTTCATGTGCTAATAACCTATCTCTATATGATTCTCCTGAAGGTCTAATTGAAGCGTTTACAAGCGACAAGTCGTTTACGCAATGACATTCAAACTTTTTCATTGAATCATAGGCAAACTTTGATTCAAACTGAAATATGCCTACTGGACTATCTGCAATATGCGCCCAAACCTTTTCATCATTCCAATTGACTGTATGGGATTTCGGATACGGAATATGTGCTAATTCACATGTATCTTTGATAATTTCTATGTTTTTTAGACCAAGCAAATCGTATTTTACGAGGGAAACTTCGTGAATTTCTTCCATATTGATACTCAAAATACGTTTACCATCCTTAGACCAGAATGTTCCATAATTATCAGGTAGTGTTACTGGACTTACAATAATACCTGCTGGATGCATCGACTGAGAAATTGCAGTTCCTACAAGACCGTCAAAATAATAGAATAACTTAGGATATTGTTTTTCTTTTAAGTCCTTCAAAGACTTTTCGTTATACTCAAGTTTACTTCTAAGTTCTTCCAAGTCTTTTAAGCACTTTTCATTATTTTCATATCCATCAATAGATTCAATTTTCTTAATCTTGTCATTGCAATCAGTAATACCATCAGTAAATAATGAATACTGAGCTTTTACTTGCTTGACATCTCCAAGTGGCATATTCAAAGCTCGTCCAATCTCATCAATAGTACCTTTGTCAGAAATCGTGCCGATAGCCAACACATAAGCTGTTTTATCAGCACCAAACTTTTCAATGATATGCTCATATACTAAATGTCTTTGTGATGGTGCAATATCCAAATCAATATCACCAATCTCTTTTCTATCCTCATTGGCAAATCGAGAGAACACCGTATTCCATACTACAGGGTTTACATCAATAATATCTGTTAAATATGCAATAGTTGAACCACCAACAGAACCTCTACAAAAACCAATTGGTATACCATTATCCCAACACCAACATACCAATTCTGACATGAAAAGCATGAATCCAACCATACCAATCTTCTTAAATACTCGAAGTTCTTCTTTTATATTCTCCTCATATCGTGGATCTGGTTGAATAATTCCTTTATCAAGCTTTTCATGATACATTCTATAGATACGCTCTACAAATACCTCTTCTTCATTGTCATAGAGAATCGGATATTTAAAAGCTGTATCTAATTCGTAATCTGTAACAGAATCAGCCATGCGGTTAGTGTTCTTGATAGCTTCCAACACAACATTCATAGGTAAAGAGCCTTGCTGTTTGAACATATCAACTAACTCGTCATACGATTTATATGTAAGGTCAAATTCATCTTCGTTTGAAAACTCAATATGTTTTGCTTTCTGAAGAATACTCCTACACTCAGCCTTGTAACTATCAATACTATGTGTATCTGTTCCTGCTATTAAAGGCTTGTTATATTTTTTTGATGCCTCATAAAGCATTTTGTTATATCGAATCTGATCCATAGACTTAACATGCGGCTGAATTTCATAATAGTCATATGTTTTCATCAGTTTGTCATATACAATCTTTGCATTTTCCAATTCTGATTTTGCTTCTTCTATCTGTAAATCAAATGCATTATTGGATTTTTCAATACATTGTTCTACATATATTTCATAAGATGTGTTATGAATAATTGTGTTATCTTCAATCCACTGATTTCTTGCAGCTTCTGAATTTAGTTCTGTATAAAGTTTGTTAGCTTCTGTTTCTTTATTTTTTTCTAATTCAACTATTTTTTCATCAACCAATTTTCCAATAAAATTAGGATATTTACTCAATGGAGATGCAAGACATGCAGAAATTTTAATAACATTATCAGAGATATTGAAAAATTCATCGAATGTAATTCTTGGCTTATAGTACATATGGTCTGATTGTGTAGACAAGTCAACCAATGTGTTTATTTCTTTTACACCTTCAAAATTCTTTGCTATAAGAATTGTATGGTAGTTATCTCTTTGTTTCGGTTCAAGTGCTGCTGTCAAATAAACCTCAACGCCATGTAGATATTTTAAACCTTTGCTATTTGCATACATCTTCTTCTCAATATTATTGTAAATATTGCCATGCTCCGAAAAACAAATAGCCTTCTGTCCAAGTTCTACTGCTCTATCTACATATAACTTATAATTTGTACAACTATCTAGTAAAGAATCTTCTGTATGTAAATGATATACTGTATAGTTACTGATAATATCACCTCCTACTCATTTTTTAGATAAAAATTCATCACTTTGCACGAATTCCAATAATATCAGAAGATGTCAAAAGTCCTTCTTTTTTTCTATATGCATCTTTTAATCTTATGTCATTGTCCTGCATCTGCTGCTCATCCATATAAAGTTCTTCTGCTAATTCACAAAACAGATATGTTGCTTCATAATCAACTGTACAGTTCTTAAAAGTAGCATGATTCATAACTAGAACTGTTTTCACTTCATGTTCTTCCATACAACATGAACATATTCTCTTTTCACTTTTAATGATTTTCATATCCATGAAAACACCTCCTAGAATTACGATATGAATATTCTCCAAAGTATTCTTCTTCTGCTATTTTTCTTGCTTCAATAGCATCTTTTTTGTTAATAAAAGAACCTATAACATCAACCTTACCATTACAACAAATTTGTGCTATCCACCTATTCCTTTTCCTATTAAAATAGACTCCTGTACTACCGCTTGTATTTGAATCTAAAAGTCTTTTATTTCTTGAATTATTAACTTGATTAACTAAACGAAGCATTGCCTTTCTATTATCATTCACTCTATGCTTAATGTGATCTACCTGAATATTAGAATCGGTTACGCCCATAACTATTCTGTGCATTTTAATTGTTGTTCCTTTAACACAGGCTACTACATATCCAGATTTATCTAAATGCCATTTATATTCTTTGATTAAATCGTAATCTTCTTTGTCAAAATAAAATTCTTCGCCATTTTCTGTATATCCAATCCCATATCCACCAGATAAGTCAAATGTATTAGACGATTTCTTGCTTTCACTTATGTTTTCCCCTAATAAACAACCACACGATTTAGTCTTTCCTCTTGTCAGGTTAATTGCCAATTGTGGTCTTAAAGTTTTATTTATACATTGACACTCGCATATATATTGAGTTTGATGATACCCAGAAGGGCTAATGTAATCATCAATTCTATGTAAGACTTTCCAATTTCCAAACATTTTTCCTGTTAGATCATTTAACTTTGAACGATTGTATATTTTATTTAATCCTAAATATCTTATTCTTAAATCAACAGCGTTGTACGTTCTTTCAGTCAAATCATTACTTATTTCTTTTGATGTCTTGCCTAAGATACAACCTTCTTCTAAAATTTTGTCTTCTTCTTTTGTCCACTTTCTTTTACTCAAATCTATTTTCCTCTGGATTGTATTGTCTATTATCTTCTTTCTTTTTAGTTGCAAACTGTGGCTTATATGGGCAGGCATTATTTCTCTGTGAGCATAAATTCCAACAATAATATGTATCTGGATTACATGGAAACTCTGTTTCATTCTCAATTAACTTTATAGTATCTTCTGCCCATTTTATTGCTTCATTATAATCTTCTTTTTTAAATGGAATTTTTAACCAATTTTTATCCTTGAATAAGTTCCACCATAACTCATCAACATGTCCATATTCTTCTAGCACAGGTTTTGCATATAAACAAAGTTGTCTGATAAATTCTCTGACATGTGGCTTATCAGATTTACTTATATTTCCATTTTTCAAAAATTTTATAGACGCACTCTTATGATCTAAAATAATAATTTTTCCTGTACTTTTTTCTCTTATAAGTAAATCAATATATCCAATAAAATCTTTGTCAGCAATCTTAAACTTAACCTCTTTTTCAACTCCTAATATTTCAAAGTTTTCAAGGTCTAAATCTATATTGTCAAAATAATCTAATCCTTTATCAAAATACGATTGTTTTATGTCTACATATTTATTAGGTGGTGCATCATGCACCACCATTTCAGAAAATAATTTTTCATATTCTTGACTGATTTCAAAAAGTGAAATCTCGCCCTTTTCATATCTTTCAAGAATCTTATGGCAACAGCCACCAAATTCTCCGAAAAAACCATTTTCTCCTTTTTGACACATTACATATCTCTCGTACCATTCGTGCGGACAATTATAAAATGAATTCAGCCTTGAAAAACTCCATGTCATTGTATCTAATAAAAAATCTAATTCTTCATCCATCATAATAATTATTCTCCTTATTTGTCTGGAAATGTGTTATCTATGTTTCTATCAACATACGGAAGCTTATCTGTATATACATTGTCATCCCATGCAAATTTTGCGTCATATTCATCGTAATCTGTATAAAATCTACGTGATGTCAGGTCATACCATAATCCCATCTGGAAATCTGCCTTACCAAGCAATCTGTCCTTTATAACAGTTAAAACCACATCGTAGTTATGCCATTTAGATTTCGGATCATTTTTCTCTTTTTTGGAAACTCTTCTAAGACCTATGGATCTCATAGCAAGATTGATAATATTAGAAGTACCAGATATGTCATACATTTCAATATCAGAATTTGTATCTTGTGTTTTTCTCGGATGTGCTATCAGAACAACAGCTACATTAAATTTAGCAGCAAACTTAATAAGTGCATTTATCAGATTTGTTTGTGCCGTATTTTTGTCACTTTCAGAACAATTCAAGTCAATCATCATAAGATTATCAAGTACAATCAGCTTGCACCCAAACTTTCTAACACATTCTTCAGCAGATTTTAAAACTGAGTCTACATCATTTGGCTCATCATCTCTGTAAATGAAAAGCTTCTTATTATAATGTGCTTGCATTTTCTTTTGTATTGCTTGTGGAACTATGTAATATTTACGGTTATCTCGGCTTGTCCTTTCGACCATATTTCTTCTGCCAGCAATAATTGTATTGAACCAGTTTGCACTCATTCTTTCAGGCATTTCCTTGCTAAACAAAAATACAGGACTACCATCATCAATAGTTCTTGCTATTGTCTGATCAATAATACTCGTCTTACCACTACCAGGTCTTCCTGATAATACCGTCAATGTTCCATAGAAGATTTTTAACAACTCATCGTCTAATGGTTTAATACCAGTTTTCACGCCATCCATCTGAGAAATATCAAGCTCCTCAATCTCTGAATAATCAACAACACTTTTTACAGGAACATCCTTTGCTTCTGAAATAAGATTCATAACAAATTCTTTTCCTCCAACTTGTAAACAATCATTGATATCCTTTAGTGGAACTCTCTTACCGTTCTCCTTTTCAAGGAATTCAGGTGTTGATATATATTTTGTTCGCCACGTACCAAGACGATAAATACATTCTTTTCTCATCTTAATACCTGGATCATCGTTGTCAGACCAGATAATAATAGAATCAAAATTGTTTAACCAATCCCAATTTTCTTCAATCCAATGAAGATTGCCAGCCCCAAGAGGGACACTTACTGTATTGATATATCCTGCCTCAATAGCACTCGCACAGTCTGTCTCGCCTTCTGTTATAAGTAATGGTTTTGACGTATTAACTCTATTCATATTGAACAAAAGTGATGATGTATCAGCGTCTTTTTGACACCATGTTTTAGGCTGACCAGAATGTTTTTCAACTGTTCTTGCAGGTCTATACTTAACCATTGTCAAAACATCGTTTGTATCATAAAAGTTAAATACGCCATTACCATGCGAATCTTCTCGAATATCCAAATAGTCGATTACATTTTTTGAAATACCACGTTTTCCCCAATATTCAACTACATGCTCTTTTTCATTTATTGGTTCTTCATGCGGATATCTATAATTGTGACGAGTTCTTACATCCTTTTCACCAAAACTGTATTCGATACCAGCCTTCTCGAATAGATACTTGGCGGCTTCTAAGAATGTATTTCCTTTTTCCATTAAGACATCAATAATATCTACCGTTTTATTACATCCAAAACAATGAAAAGTCTTATTTTTTTTGTTATATATAAAGCTTGCAGTATCCTCGTTATGATAAGGACAACAGGCTTTCAGATTTTTGTCATCAAAATTTTCTAATTCAAGTAGTTCTGCCATTAAAAAGGCATTATTATCGCCAAGTTTATCTTTAGCTTTTTCGATGTCAGTTTTTTCGATTAGCAATTGCTCACCGCCTATGCTTTAAATTCTTTTTCGTAAAATAACTTTCTAAGCCCATATAGAATCTGAACAGGTTTTGTTGAATAATATAATTTCGATGATTCAATATTTTTTCTGATGAACTCTATAGGTACTTTGTTTTTAAAAACCATTGTGTTTATTGCTCTACATGCAATAGGGAACTGTGTTTTATCTTCTATACAATCCATATAAGCATCTACACAGTCTTTAATTTCTTGTTTCATACCTGCACAATCCCAATGGTAATGTTTCTTGTTTATTACCACGGACTCAGAGGCTTTAACCTTTTGTCCGTGGTGTAAACAATATTTATATGCACATTTAAATGATTTTTCTTCAGGCATATTCAAATACCAACCTTTCTCCATTTTTACACTTACAATATTTTGTTCTCCCTTTAAGACAGTCATTTATTGGTTTTGTATTAATACAATAATATTGTGAAGCAGCTACAATAGACTTATGTTCAACATTATCATTAAGACAAACAATTCTTTTTTCATTAAATAGTCCAATTCTTTTATTATTCTTTTTTATCTCTATATTAGGATCATAAAATGTTAAACCACCTAATGCTGCATTTTTTATAATATTTTTCACAGTTGTATGAAATAGCCCTACATCCTTCGCAATATTTTTAATTGTTTCTCCTGACTCCCATAATCTAATAATTTCTTTTACAAAATCATTAGAATATATTTTATGAAGTATTACGGTTTTATCTATATCTGATACACAGTAGAGCTTTGATAATTCGCTATTTTTGATATTTTCAAAAATATAATCATATTCTGAAATACTAGCATCTATTACGATATAGTTTTCTATTCCATTATTTAAAGCCAACTCTCTTTTTAATAAATCATTTTTGTTAATATCTTCAAAAGATTTTCCCCAACGTGAGTTTTTGCAGTCGGCATAATGCTGTTGTCCGTGCATTTCAATAATAGTATTTATTTCTTCTATATAGAAATCATAATACTTCTTCTTTGCCCAACTAAATTCATATTCTCTATGGAATACTACATTTAACTGTTTTAATATCTCATACATCATTCTGTTCGGAAATGATATTCCAACACTACAAACAGGACAGTTAAACCCTCTGGTGGTAACTGTTGATACTGTTCTATTGAATTTTGTATTACAACAAGGACATTTCCATCGAGCTATTTTATGAGATTTTGGAGTATATTGAAAATCATCTTCGGTATCGTCCAATAAACATGCCAAGTCAGGGCGTAAATGTTTAAGTCTATTGCATGGCTTGTTAAGGTCGAGACATCTTTCTTTCTGCCATTTTTTATAACTGCATACAGAACATTCGACCTCAACATATTTATTATTACCATTTTTCTTTTTATTTCCTGTCAAGAAAAAGTCCATGCATATTTACCTCTTTTTAGTTAAATGGTAATCCTTCATCTTCCACTCCGTCAGGGATATTCATAAAGCCTGTGTCAGTTGAACTGTCGGGATTATATGTGTTACCAGTTGCATTACCATCGGCAGAAGCCTTACTCTCTGCAAACTCAACCTGCTCAACAACGACATCTGTTGTATATACCTTCTGTCCATCCTTATTTGTATAAGAACCAGTCTGAATACGTCCTTCTACAACAAATTTTGTACCCTTACGACCATACTTCTCAATAAACTCGCCAGTTTTACCAAAAGCTACACAATTGATAAAATCTGCTGTCTGTTCTCCATCTTTCTTGAATCTACGGTCAACGGCAAGAGAAAATCTTGCTACCGCCGATGTATTGTCGCCCTGTGTGTATCTTACCTCTGGATCTCTTGTGAGTCTTCCCATTAAAATTGTCTTATTCATGTATTTTTGTCCTCCTTATAATTACGCCTGTACTGGCTGAATCTCTTTAATCTTTGCTAAACAATCCTTTGCTTTCTGCACATCCTTAATTGCATTTGGATTTCCGCTAGGCACAAACTCTTTTAATGTTGTCATAAGAGCTTCGTTCTTTGTTCCTCCAAGCTGAGTGCAAAGAGAAATAATCTCTTTCTTGACTGCTGTAATGTCTTCTGTTGGCTCTGTTGCTGCTGTGGATGCTGTGAACTTAGGTCTTGTTGGCTCAATATCAGAAGTGTTTGCCCACTTAATAATCTTCTGACCATGTGCTTCTGTAAGAAGTGTTGCATTGTCATTCTCGAAGATATGAGTGTTATCTTTCTGTGGCTCTGCCATATGTGTTTTCTGGTCTACTGTAAATGTACAAGTGAACTCATACTCAAAACCATCTCTCTGCTTTGCACCAACACCAAGCTTCTTAACGCTTGTCTTACCTCTATCATCCTTCTCAATCTCATACTGATCCTTACCTCTCATAGTTGCGATTAAGTGAATAGGACTTGTTGCAAGCTTATTGATAAATGCGTCATGTCTAGGAGTTACCTTACCCCATGCCTGATATGTACCGCCAGCCTTCTGCTGTAATTCAAGACATCCACCTTTACCATCCCACTCAGGAGAAGTGCTATCCATAAGAAGAATGTCATATCCTTCATTTACTGCAAAATCAATTGCGTCTGAAAACTGCTCTGGATTGAAAGGCTCTACGAGGTCAATAATGTCATAATCAAACTCGTTAGCGTAATATCTACCTCTTGCTCCCTCTGTATTAGCCATTAAGATTCTGCAAGGCTTTCCTGTAATCTTTTCAAGTTCCTCTTTCATTCCTGTAGCAAGTCTTAATGCTGAATAAGTCTTACCACCACCTGAAGGTGCCATGAGTGCTACCTTTGTATAAATTTTTTCTCTTACTGCTTTTTGTACTTTAAATGCCATTCTAAAGTATCCTCCTTATAATAAAATTTAATTGATAACTTATATCTAAACGCCCTAATGGACGGAACATAGAAAATAAATTTATGTAAAAATCTATCTTCAACAGTGATTTTTGAGTATAAAAACCCAAGGGTATGCTGTTCTTCCACCCATACAAATGCTTTCCACATTTATTTATTCTCTTGTTTACTAGAAATTTTGAACGATTTGTTCAAGGATGATTAGATATTTTAATTACTTTTTCTTGTTTTCCACAAACATTCCAATATGTTTGTTTTAGTTTCATCCTGCAACTTATAATTCATTTCATAATCTGTGAAACTAATTGTTGCTTTTTTCTTACGCTCCATTTTCCCAGTTGTAGGATTTCTTTCGTCCCAACATGTAATTTCCATTTCTGCATTATTTAAATCTGAAATATCAATTCCAATGTTTATGCTTTTAGGTTCTCCTAAGACAGTACCTTTTGCGTCTATATGTATATTCTCTAAATTATCAAGAATAATATCTGATAAGTTTATAAGATTCTCTATCTTTCTCACCTCACTTATATATTCTTTTTTTTATCTCATTGTGTGGGTAAGGATTTGAACCTTACAGCAAAGCTAGGGTTTCTCATTGCAGAAGCTTATTTCTCATAGGTCTCAAACCTCAATCCCAACTCACTATCCGTCTGCTCAGACTCTCCATACCCCTTTTCGGAGACTTACCACACAATGTCTTTTTTAATTTTCCAAAGAAACAGTGATTTCTTACTATTCTTATATTCTCTGTTTCTTGATATTGATACTGTAAAACCCTTGATTTATAAGGGTTTTCAACACCTCATTTTTATTATTCTCTAAAAATCATTGAAAATTAGGGATTTTTGCTCGATTTGAGCATTTTTGAAATTTTTGACCTCTGAAACCATTGTAAATACTAGGTTTGCGAAACCAATGAAACGCAGGTTTCTTGCTACTTATATATATTCTCTACTTTACATACAAACTTTCGTAAACAATGCTGTCGTTCGATTTGCCAATTGTACGTTTAAAACTACTATTACCACTTAGTAAATACTCATGTGTTGTATATATGTCTTTAGGAACATTCCAAGTATTATCTATATCACCACTCTTGCCATCAAAAGATAAAGCATATCTGCATGGTAACTGTCTTAAATAATCCCAAAATTTTTCATAATCAATAGTTCCATAATACATACCTTTTGTATTTGCATAAGGTGGATCAAGATACATATAATCATTCTCTGTTGGTTTTATATCTTCATACGAACAACTGATAAATTTAACATCATTCTGTTTCAATAATTGACTCCATTCAAAAATTATCTTCTCAAATGTTTCAGGAATAATACCATTTCTAGTCACATGAAATGAATTATTAAATTCGCCATTGCGATTATATCTTGGCATACCATTGGTTGTTGTTCTCATAATAAACATAAAATCTAAAGGATTATGTTCTTTGTTATATCTGTCTCTAACATTTGCAAAATATTCTTTCTTTCGTTGCTTATCATCATCCACATTTAATTCATTCCAAAGCTTCTTGTAATAGGTAGAAACTTCTAACGGATTGTTAATGATTTCATTCCATAAGTCAATCAGCCCACTATTCAAATCACTACATACATAATGCTTAACTCGTATATCGCTATCGAAAAGTCTTCTTAAAACTGAAGCTCCACCGCAAAATGGTTCATAATATGTATCAATCTCTTTTGGGAAAAATGTTAAAATTTTCTCTGCCTGACTTCTCTTACTTCCACTCCATTTAATTACTGGTTCGTACATTGTAATTTACTCAGAGCGATATATCTTTAAGGCTGCCACTCACTCCTTTCACTTACTTATTCTCTATTTGATTTTCATTTTTATTGAGAATTGTTTGGTTGATTAACCAATAAGATAAAGCATTCCGATTATATAATGTAATGTCTGGTCTGTAGTGTATGTAATCTTATTCCATCTTGCTTTCAACGGATCAATAATCAGATGCGAAATAAAAATTGCTGCTAACTGCCATGTCCAACCAAATACTATTAAGAATGGAACACAATACAATGCACAATGTACAAATAAATGATACCAATTCTTCCCTTTTGTCTGTGCAATAAAATCACATTGTAATACATAATCACCAATTAAATGACATAACACAATTAATATAATTGTGTGTAAATTTAAATTCACCATACTCACATTCTCACCTCCAACTATATATTCTCTTATTTATATAAAATTTTATCTATTTCCTAACTTCCATATTTTTATAAATAACTTTATGAACACATCAACTATTGCTAAAAGAATCATATATAACATGCCTGGAATAGATAATAAAAATACAACACTTGAAAGAAATTTACCTAAAATATTTCTATCTTTAAATAAATCAATAATAAAATTCTTTATAGAATTGAGAACAGATATATTTTCGATATCCGCTTTGTAGGCTATATAGAATCCTGCAAATAATATACTCAATATTAAAAATATGCTTAATAAATCAATTACTGTATCAGAACACATTTTATTCCTCCTTGTCTCCAATTTGGTCAAGAAATGTCAGTTTACTCGGCTTTTATTTCTTTACTGTTACATTGAAAACTGACTTTAAAATGCAGATAATCAACCAAATACCAGTCGCAATAGACCATTTAAATGTCAAACCAAAGCACATTGTAATAAGCTTGATTATTCCACATGTAACAATCCAACTAAGTCCATAACATAATGCCAAAATTGTAATGACAATAACTGCTGTTGCGCCACCTTTTGTTAATTTTTGCTTTAAATTACTCATATGTATATTCTCCTTTATATTTACTCTTCACCAATAAATACCAATCTATCAATATATTCTCTACCTTCGCCCTTGAAAATAGGGATATCTGTATCAATAATCCACTCATTTTCTGATTTAGAAGTATCTCTTAACTGTGCAGTTGCTGTAACACTGTCAGTTTCAATAACAATCTTATTTCTTACACAACAGCTTCCTCTCTTCTGATAAGTCGGTAAATCGTTCCAGTTAATACCTTTCTGAGTAATAAGCATATCCTGAATATCATTGCATGACTTATTCTGTAATTCTTTGTGTGAGAAACAAACCTGACCTACCATCTGAATTGAGTTACGAGAAGCATCAAGTTGTCGCCAATATACGAGATTTGTTACTTCTTCTTTTGGAATATTGAAACAACGAGCATCAAACATTGCACCTTTGTCAACTGCATTCTGTAAAATTTTAATATAATCAGCTAAATACTGATCGTCATAATTCTCATATAAATAGTCACCAACATTATCTCTGAAGAATTTATTAAATGCCATCGTAGCCATACTTGCCGCAATACTACAAATCTTCTGCACTTCATAATCAAACCAAGCTGAAGATGTAAGTTTCTTATAATCAACAAGGATCAATGTAATCTCATCTGACTGCGTGTAACCAAGAACACAGCCTTGAATATTCTCACATAAGTATTTCATTGTTTCCTGCATAGACTTAATTAGCACTTCATCAAACGGTTTCTGGAATCCTCTTGTGAATGTATGAAACGCCTTTCCGTCAATGCGGATAGCAACTGGACACCTTCTCATTAATTTTGTCTTAGGAATCTGCTCATAAAATGTCTTCATGCGACAGCCTAAATCATCCTGTACTGGCATATATGTACCTCTCTTTCAATATGTTATTCTCCTTTACGCTTCAAAATTGAACTCATCAGACGAAATCTTATTGTTGATAATCTTCTGATAAATATCTACATACATCTCATCTTTATCTCTGTTATAAGTAACTTCTGCATATCTGTTACCCATCGGCTGTCCCCAAATAGTACACTTCTTATAACCTAACTCATGTGCAAACCACACGAGATCCAACTGGTCAATACTAATGTTTTCACTCAATGTCTGAATCACTGCATTCTTTGCAGCTTTTTCAAATTCGTAACTTGTCATTATAATTACCTCCACTTATATATTCTCCAAATATAATTCCCATCTACTTGTATATCTACCATCTACAAATAACTCTTCCTTTGGTCTTGGATCTTCCAAATCACGACTATCTAATCTAAGGCAATTGCCATAATATCCACTCCACGAACCACAACCTCTTACATTTACTCTTCCATCAAAAAAGATATGCATAATTTGATATGCGGGTTTGTCGCAGCATTGCCAATAGCTAATTTTAAAACAGTTATCTTTATTTACATTCTCTAAATGTTCTGGCACAGAATCCCAAATCTCACACTCGTCATTGATTTGCTTTAATGTATATCCTTCATCAAGCATCTCATTAGCCTTCTCAATTCTTTCATGTCTTATTTCATGTGCTAAAGCATCTTCAGGTGTATCAAATAATTCTCCACATTTAGAACATCTATATTTAATTACTTTCTCCATGATTTCACCTCCTCACAAAAAATCGAAATTTCTTGGTACTTTTATTACTATATATTGTGATTTATCTCTTTTATGGCATTATATATAGTATATAAATTTTACCAATCGACTACATATAGTTATTCTCCTTCTAAACCTGTTTGTACGATAGGTTTTTTAACAGTTCAACCGCTTTATTAACGGCAGCTTTACCCATTTCCTTATTCCATACTTCTCCTTTTCTGACTTTTGCAAAGAACAAAGCATAGTCTGAGATATTATTCTCTACATCTTTATAAAATTCTTCATCTTCATCGTCAAATTCAGATTTGCACGAATCGAGAATCATTTCTGTCAAAGTAGCTTTCGCAACTTGAATTAAATCATCTGCTGTCTCAGCTTGTTCTTTTGCAGATTCGGTTTTTAGTGTAGATCTTTCTGGCACTGAGAAATAATATAATTGTTTAAAACCTTGCTCTTTTGTGTCTTCGATATGAATTCCCATATATTCTAATGTGAGTACAGTTTTAAGATTTTCTTCAATCTGTTTTGGATTATTCTCTAATTCTATTGGTATCACACTCCTACATGTTCAGGAAATTGTTCATAGATTTTATTCCATTCTTCAATAATTTTTCTATTCATAATTTCCTGGTCAATCAATTCTTCTACGATTTTTGCAGTAGCACACTGCGTCTGACTTCTAAGAATTTTACAAGCATTTTTCTTATATTCTTGCAAATCTTCTATAGAAGCACTTGCCAATATTGTATTTTCGTTTGTTAAACTTTGTATTACTGGTGGTGTTATCATTTACTTCGCCTCTTCATTCACTGCTAATTTTGTCATAATCGCAGCTCTGTACATACTTCTATCATTATTGAAAATTACTTTATCTGCATTAGACCAAAATTCTTTATATTTTTTATTATGTTCTTTCCTTCTTTTTAAATATTCTCTTATCGAATCATAAGGATTAGGAATTAAACATAATACGCAATGTACAACATCTAGCCTTTCATAGCTAGGGACATCTGTCCATAATTCATAACTCTGTATTTTTTCTATAACCAATTCACCAATATTAAACACTTGTCACCTCCAAAGGAAACCGATAATTCATGAGAACCATTTCTCTTTACATAGACTTTTATGTATGTTGGTCATGAACCTGTGACCACTATCTGATTGATTACTCTTTCAGAATACTTCCTATATGTTGTTATTCTCTTTCGTGAATAAGATTAAATTGAATTGTATATTTATCATCTTCCGTACTCAAAGCTGCTAAATAACCATCTATAAATACATTTAATAAACGAGAGCATCTTGGACACAACTCCTTTTTTACTGGTTTAACGGTCTCTCCAAATGGCATTATTTTATTACCCGCTTTGTCTGTCGCATATTTCGGCACACGCTTTGGTAACATATATTCTGCTACCGAACTTGTTTCTTTGTTACATACATCACAATACGTTCTTGTCATAAGAATTCCTCCGCTTTATCCTTACATCGCCTTTGCAATCGACTTAACCTGATTATCAAGGTATTTTACGACTAATCTCATCTCTGCCAGTTCCAAACCACTACTAAGACTAAATTCGTCCTCGTCATAACAAGATGAACCTGCTTTCAAAGCACCACTTCTAACCTGGACTCTCTTACCATTATCTCTATACTGATATTTAATAGTCTTTTCATCGCCCTTAATATCAATAAAAGTAAGTTTGTGTGCCAAACTCCAATCGCTCCAAGGTTTCTTTACAGGTGTCTCAACCTTTTCAAAATACTTTTCATACTCGTCATATGACATACAACCAAGATGGCAGCCACCGAATTTAAAGCAGATTACTCCACCTTCCTGAATATCAGTCACTTCACAAATCTCACCAATGTTATCAAACACACCCATCTTACGAACTAATTTAATTCGATCTCCTTTAATCATGCTACTTTATCCTTCTTATTTGCAAACTTTTTGTTAAATGCATCAATAGCTTTCTGATCCTCTGCTGTTACATCATCATTGAATCTTCGTCTAGCCTGTACAATATGATTATTTCTTACTTCAATCGTTACCAAACTCTCGTCTGGCTTACTCTTTTTTCTCAAGAAAAGAATGTGACACTTACCGTCAATAACCTTATCTATGTATGAAGCTACGCAGTTGTTTTGTGAAGCAGCCTCATCTTTTATATCCTGTGTAGAATCTGGATAAATGAATATGTAATCACCAAAAGAGCATTCGTACTGTTTATTTATTCTCTTTTTAAATAACTCTTCTGAGAACTCTTTCTTCATTCGATCGTAATTTCTACAAGCAATTCTATGTGTAGTTAAAAAATGTCTTGGGTACTTGTCAAATTTAGGGCTAAGTTGATTCATCATATCAGCGTAATCGTACAATTCACGAATTAAGAAACCCATATCTTCAACTGCCTCAAATGTCTTGATTCTATCCAGATACAACCATAAATCCTTTGCATTATATCCAAAGTCATTCACTAATTTATTAAAAAATGAATAATAAATACAAGCACCATCAACTCTATCCCATGTTTCTGTATTCCAAACGATATAAATATCATCAGAATCTAAACTTAGATAATCCAAGTTATAAGCTATGTAATGTGCATCTTGATTTTCTTTATAATACTTAACAGTATTATTGGATAATTTAATGGGATATTTACGACATAATTTGATTAGAGATTTTGGAATCTCATTTATAGAATACTTGAACCGATAACCATCTTTGATAATGTCATCAAATCCTGCTGAGAAAATTTGTTCAAATCTATCATATCTTGGAACTCTATCAAGAATTGTTCCTATGTTGCTTATTGAATATGAGTATGTTTCTGAATTTCTAATAAATCGTAAAAACTTCGCATACTTTTCATCATCACAACAATCAAATAACTCATTTAGAGTAAACCCACTTAGCTGACTACACAGATTCTTTACTGGTTTACCCTTAATTCCAATAGCGGTCTTCGTTGCGAAATCATATTTTACAGTGCGTCCATCTTCATAATCAAAAATAAGATACTGTTTATCTTTATATACCCTCGTTTATATCACTCCTATCTGTTAAAATTTCAAAAGAAACGAATCTTTACTCTGAATATTTATCCATATGCTCAAAATATTTATCTTGCATATATCTCTGTAAATCCTCAAAACAACTATCACATAATTCGTTTATGTATTTCATTTTCTTAAAATTTTTCTTTTTAGTTCGCACCATTATGTTACCATAGATATCATGAGAATAATCGCAATATTCACCACAAATATCACATTTATATGCTTTCATCTGCTCACCTCACAAATGTTTATTCTCTTATTGGCTCAACCCTATATCGTTTATTCCAATCTTCTCTCTTCTTCAATAATGGAATCCAAGGACAATGTAGGTTTTCCAGTTCCGTTCCTTTTAAATCGTCTGGATCACAGCCAAGATATTCTTCATGACCGCAATTAGGACACATAACATTGTAAGTAGGGATTAAATAACCAAAACGATATGGACTCTCCATTCGAATATTCCAATCATCCTTTGATTCAACTTCATATACACAGTTGCAGCATCTACACACAAACTGAATATTTTTACCGAAATAATCACCTGCTATAATCTTCATAATGTTATTCTCCTATTCGTAATCTTCTGGATGTTCTTTATAGTCATCTACTACACTTTTCATATAACTGAAATAATCTCTCACAGTGTCACTACTTTCAGAAAATCCACTTGTCACTTCATATCCATCATCGAATACTGCAAAGGTTAAGAACTCTGTACCACCTCGTTCTACTTCTATGTCGCAGCCTCTATATTTACCCTTCATAGTATTATTCTCCTCTGTCTAATATCTCAACATCAATACAAAATAAATCATGTAAGTTTTTAATCTGCTCATCAGTTGGTTTCTTCCATGCCATTGTTTCATTAACATTAATCGTTACAGCACCACCACAGAGCTTTATTCTTGCAATGACTTTTGGATTATAAATAGCTGCAACTTCTGGCATTGGAATACTACAACTCGTTTTTGGTAATTGTGTCATGTATTTATTCTCCTAATCATCTTTGTCTATAATGAACCAATATAAAAAACTTAAAAGTGTAAAAGTAATTCCAAGTATTTTATTTTCTGCTTGATATGAATACATCGTTACACCACTACAGAACCATACTAAAAGAAATGCGATTGCTTGTCTATAATACTTTTTCATTTCACACCTCCAATCTGTCCAAAAGAAAGAAAAAATTCATCGGCTTTTGAGGTTTCAAAAGCCTTATTTTTCAAGGCTTTTGTGACCTCTAATTATTTATTCTCTGTTAAAACAACGCACAACCGTCTCTTTTGAATGACTCAACATACATATTCCACTTATCATCATCCATCTCGTATAATTTTTTGAAACATTTCTTACACAAGAACTTCGACACATCTCTTCCATGGAATTTCATATTCATTGCCAGCGTTGTTTTATCTTTTATTCTCTTTTCACACTCATCACAATACTTATTAAAATATTGTCTTGCTACTTTTGTGTCACCAACATTCAATCCATTGTACTCAGCAAATTCCTGAATAACCTCATCGGTTGGTTCATCTCTGAATGTTCCACCATTCCAAGCCTGTGTGAGATATTCATCAATGGTGCAGTTCATGATTATCCATTTCTTATTTGCAATGAAGTCTTCTTTTAAGATGTTTCTCCATCTCTCATAAGCCTGTGGATACCAATACTTGTCCAAAATCCAAGTAGACTTCGTATAGAATGGGCACGCAATATTACAGCCTTGACGAGCATATCCCTTTTTATATTTTGAGCAAATAGGCACATTCTTCCAAATTGTATAAAGCCATACATCCATTTCTGACCATTTTCTAATAGGAAGAATACCTTGCCAACAGGTCTTACCCCATTCCTGCTCATTTATCCATTCATCTTGATATCCGCTTCTAGTATTAGATTCTTCGTTTCGCATACCCATCCACATTAAATATGGTTTGTTATGGTCTAAACGCCTAACCATTTCACCTACTTTGAAGATTCTACAACAACCACGAGAAATTCTATTAAATATAATATTCTGTTCTTTAATATACTGGTAAAATCCCTTCTCGGGATTCATAATCTCACAATTAGGGAAAGTCTTAACCATTCTGTATGTATCAGCACAATCAAGTGAAGTATTATTGAATATTGCTTTGGTTTCTGGATATAATTTTCTGACTAGATGACAGGTAAGCATTGAATCCTTACCCATAGAAACAGGAATTATTGAAGTATATGTATTAAATTTCTCTGTCTTTTCTTTGATTAGTTCTAATGAATCAGCTTCAAGCTGCGTTAGATGTTCTTTCTGTAATTCGATTAAATCTTGCCAACTTGCTAAATCCACATCTGATATATTGTCGTAGGATTTCAATTTGATGCAATCCAATCTTTCAAGCGAATTTTCAATCTTCACTCGATAGAATTTATGTTCATTTCCTTGCTTATCAAATCCTTTAATAATTGATTTATCTAGCCAAAAGTAGCCTTCTTTCAGATCTTCTAATGGCTGTTTGGTCGTATCTCGCAAGAATGTAAGATACTCATTGTAAATTGGGTTCACTCATATACCTGAGTGTTATGTACATAACCTTTTACCTAGGATTATCTTTTCCTTTCTTTTATTTTATGGCATTTGCAACTACCATTTATGTTGTTATTTTTACAAAATTTTCCAATGAAAGATTGGATTCTTGTTATTTTAACCTTTAATGAATAAAACTATTAATATCTAATTCTTCTACTTTGTAAATTGCTTTTAAATGAAATAAAAACGATGGATTTCTATCAATAAAATCTTTTACTTCATCTTCTGTGTTAAAATAATATTTTACACTGTCCCAACTATCAGGATCGGCAGATTCTCCTAACCCGTTATATTCATTTCCAATTACAATATAATTCTTATAATCATCCATTACGGTTTCACCTCCAATGTATTATTCTCCACCACTCACAATCTCATAAATAATATCATCGTGATATTCACCATTCTTGTCCTTAATTGAATCTTTTAGAACATGTTTCGTTCCATTATGTCTCTCGATAAAGCTATCGTAACCTCTACAAGCAGGATTCCCACCAACAGCTCTCCATTCAACTCTATGTAATGTTTTAATCAGTTCTTCTAATTTATCGAATACGTCCCTACCAACCAAAATATTTCCTCTGTCGAATGAAAATAATCCAAAGTTATACGCTTTAGACGCATACCAATCTACTGAATACCCTAAGTAACCAATGAGTTTTTCGTTCTTATCAATTATTGCATATTGAAATTGACTCTCATTTGGACATTCTGCAATTTCAGGACTCCAATTACACATGCAACCAGTTTCATACATCATATCTGTTGTATAATAATATTTCTGAAATTCTTTCTTTATCTGCTCTTTATACAGAATTGCAGGTACTAACACTTAATCACCTCTTTTCTATAATCCAAGGATATGTTGCTTTCTTGTGAAGTTATCTATAATTCATTCTTCTCTCAACTTCCTTGTCATTTTCTTCATCGTTGAAATATTTGTAAGCAAGAGTCATAGGATAATTAGAATTTTTTGATCTGTCCCACATCATAAATTCACACCAGTTCGGCTCTTTGTATCCATCTTTACTGTCGTTGCACCAACTTGGATTTTCAAATAATCCATCGAAAACACTCTTATAAGAATATTTCTTTCTCTGAATATTTCTATCTTTGATAACAGTTGACTTATCATATCCTTTGATTTCTACAAGAACATCTTCACAGCCTACTCTTTTACAAAGTCGTACAAACCATTTCATAAATTCTCTATAAGTCTGTTCAAATTCTCTGTCTCTTAAAGCAGCATTTACAACAAGTATATATTCATCCTGTGTTTGTAACCATCCTCTACTACGACTCTTATATCCGTATCTATCTACTAAATTGTTTGTCACTTCGCCGAATTCATCGCATGAACATGAACTGTTATAACCATTTTTCTGAATTATATATGTATTCATGTCACCCTCAGAACCTGTTACTCTAGGCAAATGATTTAGCACTGTTTCAAGAATATATCTCTTCTCAGGCTGTGTTCTCCCCATAGGATGAACTGTTATTGTACCGTTGATATAAGTCCAATATGACATTTTATCTACCTCCAATTACTTCATCATCGCTTCAAGTTTCTTAGACATGTATTCTTTAAGTTTGTCTTTCCACTCTTCTTTCAATTCATTAATAGCTTCCTGAACAATATTCTCTTCAAGAGTCTCATTGACATCATCTGGACTAATAAGATAATACGAACTATCTCTCAAATCTTTCTGAACCTGATCACAAATAATGTCAATGATTCTATTCTTCAACTCATCAATGCCATCTGCTCCAAGCAATGAATAAAGTGGTGTTTTACTAATTTCTTTTTCAATATAATTAAGTCTATCTTCGCTCATATATTCTCCTTTCTCAAAACCAATAAAATCTGAAATTCTTGTTACTCTACTTTCTATTAATCCATTCTTTAAACTCGTTAAAATCTTCCTTTGTAAGCACAATATCAGAATAATAAAAATCCTTATTCCTGATAATCGCCCAAATTTTCTTCAACTTCTCAAAGAATGGTCTTTGCTGAGTGTAAAAGTTACCGTTTGTATATGTTAAGAAAGCATAATCGCCATCTCCATAATCATAAATCTTGAAGTGGATACCTTCGTCACATCCACATTTACAGCTTACAATCAGCTCATCGTCTTTAAAATTTTTAAATACTGCCATTTTAATATTCTCCATTCTTACATATATAAATGATATTTTCTTCCAATCTGATCAATAATCTCACTGTCCATTGGTCTAAAACCAATTACAGTAAGTGTTCTACCATCTTCTTCGGGCTTTAATTCGGTGTGGCAATTATCCTTTATTAACCAGAAATCTTTACCTTCAACCATTCCCAATTCTTCTGCCATAGTCTTAGCTTTTAGCAACTGATTCTTATTCTTGGCTTGAAGAACACATTTTGTAAATTCACCATCAATCCAATTGTGAAGAATATCTTCGTCAATATAGCCATCAACATGACCATCTAAATCGGCATTATTTCTAATAAACCAACTGAGAAATGCCATAGAGCCGTGACTGACTTGAGCTGCGAGTTTACCATGACTCATGTTTAAATCTTTTCTTGCAATAATAATCTGTTTATACATATACATCTCCTTTCCACTCATCTAACAAATAGAAACCATTAATCTGATTATCAAGCTTTCTAACCTGTTCTCTTAGTTCGGCTTCTTTCTTCTTACTATCTGTTCTTTGACACTTCTTCCATAAATCCTCACGCTGTTTAGATAATTCATTATACTTATCAGATACATCAATCTCATCTATGACTGAAATCTCAATCTTCTCTCCGCAGTGAGGGCAAAATTGAATTGGATAATTATCTGTCTGCTCCCATTCGTCTTCATAAGATGTAATAACTTCTGTATGTGAAGTGCAAAGTTGTGGGATAGAAACGCCATCATCTTCATATTCTCCACCAATATCATTTATATCTTCACCTGTAAATACAATAGCTTTATCATTCTGAATCTCATCACAACAATAATTAAATGATTTATACTTGTATGAATGAGTATTATTAAATTTTAATTTGATTAATTCTATCTTCATATATTTATTCTCCTAACAAAATTCATTCCACCAATCAAAAATTTTATGTATGTGCTGATAACCATTATGCAATTCACCTTTATATCTACGTATTTTCCTATTAGATAACTGTTTCAAATATTTACTTTTCTTACCACGATACAATCTCTGATAATATGGTTTTGGATTTTTAACATAACCAACACCCTTAATCCATATTTCATCCACATATCTAACAGGCGTTGGATAATAACCACCAACAGTTTCATATAAATATCTGAGGTGATTCTGATGTTTCAAATATCTCTCACGTTTATTTATTCTCTTTTTCTTAGAATGATTCTTATGCTTTTCTTCATCGTGTTCATACCAATCACTACAATGACCAAAAGAATAAACTTTGCCACCAACTTTATCGCACCAAACAAACTGTTCTGATTGATTGGCTCTATCTTCATCTGGATATTCACCGTATACCGATTTATATATTTCTGTTCTTAATGTAAAATCTTCAATCCCATAAGGACAATCTCTGCATCTCATCGAATCACCTCTTGTATTTTATTCTCCTAACTTTCTTCCACAATAAGGACAGTACGCAATATATTCTCTTTGATGAACAAATCCATCATCGTATTCATCCCATTCAGATGTTTCAATATCCAAATAATGTTCATTTGTTAATGGATCTACATATATTCGATTGTCAGGCGAGTTATAATTACAAAGATTACACATATTTATTCTCCATCCTTTTTATTTTCTGTGGTATTCTGATTGCAAAATCCATCAACAAAAATTTTAAAATTGGTATATAATTCTTCAATCGAATAAGCTACCATACTTGTACAAGGATTGCTCATGAATAAACTATACTGTTTGTTCTTATCTAATCCATTAGCGTCCATATATTTTGAAAATGCGTCCAAACATGCTCTTAGATAATTACACTCTGAAGCATATGTTTCAAATATATATGCCGTTTCTACTCCAAGCATATATTCTTTTTTCTTCTTGTTATATGTAATATCTATATCATTCATGGTATACATATTGGCTTCGTGACCAGATAAATCATCCCAACTTGTTATTCCCCAAATAAATTTCCAATCATCTGTTTCTATACAACAATCTTCATATTTCTTGTCCATTGCTTTATTGTACCTTTCTTCTTTTTTATATGCTCTTTCTGTTCGCCAATAATCAATTTGCTTGAATGGAAAAAGTCTGATGATTTTATCATAGTATATATTTGATAATGAGTTACATTTACCAATTGGATAACCGGATTCATCTTTTTCCCAACTATCCATACAAGCATAATCATGATTTTTGTTAAGTTTTCTATATTTGCAAAAAATACAATTATATTTTTCTAATAGTTTCATAAATATTTATTCTCCACTCTTAATGATTTCTTCTAATGTTCTTGGCGTATAATTCATATATGGCATCATTACACCAACATTATATGCTCTAGCAGGTGGACAATCTGTATAACCTTTCATACTTTGATTTGAAAAGTATTCATTAATCTTTTCCATACATTCCTTATATAAAATTTCTTCATTAGTATTATGCAGATGTCCATATAAATGAATCCAATTTTTATGCTGTCCATTCCAAAATAATATTGGATAATGACATAGAACTACATTACGATTGATACCATTAAAGTTGTCACTAATCTCTTTGTATGGTGTAATCTCAGTAAACAACTGTTTAACTCTAATATCTTTTAGCTTCTCGTGATTTCCTTGTACTAACACTTTCTTACCTTTGAGAGTGGAAATAATCTCGCAAAGATATTCCATTTCTTTATTTCCACCTTCTTTACCAATATCTCCAAGAATATATACTGTATCACCATTAGTAACTGTATTGTTCCAATTTTCCTTGAGAATTTTATCGTGTTCCAACGTTCTTCCTTCGTATTTATTCTGACAATTCAAGTGTAAATCTGATATAAAATAATTCATCTTCTCACTCCCAATTCTCAATTTTATCGTCATCTGGAAAATATGTAAGTTCAATCTCACTCAACTTCTTATAATAGATAACCGATTCTTCCCATTCCTTTTCAAGATCTTCACTATCATATATTTCTCTGAATCCAATCAGAATATCTTTATCAGGAAGCTCAATAGCTTCTTTAATCTGAATATGTCTAAAGTGATTATCTAAATATAGCGACTGATCCGAAAATTTCTTATCCATCTCATAAGGAGTATATTGTCCTGGTCTACGAATTTCTAACATGCGAAAAATATGCTCATATCCAAAATCATGTAGCCATGTTTCAAAATCAGTCATTATAATCCTCCTTTTCAAAAGGAATATCTGTCTCATAAAAATCTCTTGTGACCAATATAGAGTATTCTTCATCGCCTTCATATCTGAATATAATCAAAAACAAGTCTCCATGACATGTGTACCAATAGAATTCATCTTTATGTGCTCTAAAATAATCAATACCTCTCTGAATTTCTTCAATAACTTTATCTTTCTGCACTTCAACAACATTTCTTAAATCCTTATTAGTTCTGTTGAAATGTATAGGATAATCAATATTGTCTTTTGTTAATGTAATTCCTTCTAATTCATCAACCATTGATTCTTGTCCACAACAAGGACACTTAACAAATGCTGCACCAAGCCATCCAATGTGAGTATCTTCTTTAGATACTTCTAATTCTGAATCACAATGTTCACAGAAGATATGTATTTTTTTAGATTTTTCTTCAATGTTTTTATTCAAATTGATTTTGTTAAAATTATTCTTAATAACTTTTATAATAATCACCTCTTTATATGTATTTATTCTCTTATCTCAACTCAATCTCTCCGAATTTTAATGTATCATCTCTGAACATTTTATTCCCACGATACATACCAGTAAGACAACCCTTATATGAACTTACAAGTCCAATTCCCCAAGAATTTGCAAACATTTCAGCTTGTTCAATTGGCTTAATTAATGCATCAAGTGTCTCTTTATTTGCAAATATATAAGGATCATGCCCTTCTCTGTATACAAATTCTGCAATTTTCGTATTCAACTTATCCACATTTATATTTTCTACTATTGAAAATGTCTCCATTTATTGTTCTCCTTTCCTAAGGAAATGCTTCATTCTTACTTCTCATATAAAGCTTTCTGAAACTGTTTTCTAAATTTTTTACAAGCTGATTCATTTTGACTCTCTGTTAATACTCCATGTATATAACAATACTGAATTGAATGTAATAATTCTTGTAACCTCTCAGCATCTTTACCAAGAGTACACCCTTGTTTATTCACGTACTTTTCCAAATTATCAAATAACGGATCAAAATTACTCATATCTACAACTTTACCCATAGTTTTATTCCTCCATCTGATCTACAATACTCTGTAACTTGTCAATATACATCTGTGCATATTTTTTATGTGATAACTGTTTAATATTAGCAGGTACAAAAGCTAACTTCGATTCGCCAAAAACATCATTATTTGAATAAACTCTCATAAACTCACACATGGTTTCGGCATCAGTGAACACTCACACCACTAAAGTGGCGTGCTTCCAATTCTTTAGAAATCGGATTACTTATCTACCATACAGTTCTTAACTCAGATATTATACAGCATTGCCACATAAATCCGCATTAAGCCTAATTAACGTAGACAAGGTGCGTGTTGTTCCCGTACCATAATCAGAATCTTTTGTCTGACTAGGCAACCTTCTCATCACTGAGTCGGATTTTAAAAATTCTCGTATAAAATATCTTGCTCCGATATTATAACTGGCATTTAAGTCACAATGATATTGTTTACCATTTGGAAAAGTGCAAATAGAGTAATTGTATTTTTCAACTCCATTTTGAATATAAGTACCTCTTTCTACTCTTCCAGAACCGTCAAACGCCAGCCTGCTTGTATTCCATGCACATATATGACTAATCCTAATTCCTAATATATGTGCTTTATGTTCTACAAGTTTTCGTATTTCTTGTTTTCTCCAAAGCGCAAGTTTCTGTTTTTCTTTACCATTTTTCTTTCCTTGTGTATCCAAATGTTCAAATACGATTACATCAGCATTATATAAAACTGCGAAATCTATAATCTCTTTTGCTGTCTTTCTGCTAATATCAGTATTCAAATCATTTACATGTTTCCAAAGAGTAGGACATCTTCTTGCGCCATTTTGTTGTGTTTTCTTAACTCTATTTAATGCTTTATATAAATGGTCTTTTTCTGTTGCAAGATTCACAAATTTTCTTCCAACGACAGTTCCATCAGACTGCATTATAGAGCAAGTAGCATTATTGTTAAGACCTAAATCTACTGCACATATTATTTGGTCTTGAATATCTACTTTTTGAAATTCAACTTTATCTTCAAAAGGAAATACTAAATACCAACACTTACCTTGTTTCTTTAATGTAGGTACATATTCCTTTTTGAATTTACAATGATTTTGAATGTACTTTACATCCTGATTATTTAATGCTACATCTAGCCAAACCCAATCATTTCTATGAAAGATTTTAATTTTTGCAGTATTATCATCTGTACGAATATACATATTATCTTTATATAAAGTGGGCATAACATTTCTGTCTAACTGCAATCTTGGTTTACTACCAATAGATTTTTCTTCCCAATTCTTTAAATTGGAATAATAGGATGAATAACATCCAGTAGCAGTATTTATTGCAGAACGTCTTAGATATGATGGCATCTTATAGAATTTTTCATTAAAATCATATTTAGGATTTTGATTTTTCTTTGTCTGTAAAGTTAATTCTTCAAGCTTTCTACATCTTTCAAGATTCTTTAATGATTCTAATACATCCCATTCTTTATCACAAACATTTATAAAGAAGGATACTGCATTTCTGTATATCTCAACTGTTTGTTCAAATATATGATTATAATGTTTGATTTTGACTTTATAAGATGAAAATATATTCATAAAATATCCTCCTTTCTAAATTAAATATATGTGTTTCTATATATAATATACCATTATCTATATATTTTGTCAACATATTTTATATAGTTTTCTATATATTATATATTGACTACAATATCTTTTATGTTATAATCTAAATAAAGGAGGTGTATATTATGTTTTCATATAAACCATTATTAAGATTATTAGTTGAAAAAGATATGACAAAAACTCAACTTCGTGAGGCAACTGGAATGAGTATGAATACTCTTGCAAAAATATCCAAAAATGAATATATTTCAATGTCTACATTAGACAGCATATGTAAATATTTTCATTGTAAAATTGAAGATATAATTGAGTTTATTGAATGATTTATATTGTGTCACCTAACTCATGACTGAAGTCACGAGTGTGCGGTGACACTCTTATCAAATGCATCACATTGATCGCTAAATCCGACATTAAGCTCATTACCATTTTCATCTTTTATAAATATTACTTCGCCAGATGCATGAGTTTCTGGGTTAGGACTTCTGGTTAATTTGTATCTTTTCATATTGTTATTCTCCTAATAATCTATGTTCCTCAAATCTATCATCGAGTAATTTATGTACATCATCCAATGCAATATACTTCTTACCATTACTCTCAATAACCTCAATGTCTTGTGGTGTTTTCTTTTCTGATAATTTATTGAGAATTTGAATATTATGTTGCACTACATCAGCAACCCAATCACATATTTTCTGTTTTTCTGATTTTTGAAACATATTCTCACCTACCTACATAACTTCTAAATGATATTCTTCAACATATTTTCTTCTCTTCCAAAACTTCCACCAAGGAAATTTCACATATTTTATTTCTATAACTTGAAGTATCTTGTCCTCATTTTTATCTCTATCTAATCTTAAAGCAGGTGAACCAAACATTGCTTCAGCTAGTTCATCAATAGAAATGTATTCTCCAAGTTTATATTCCTGTTTGTGTGGTTGTGGAGGATAATAGGAAATTACGTCATGTTGTCGTAATTCATATGCTCTCATATTGTTATTCTCCATTCTTCACTATATCAAACTTAATTGGCAACATAGCGGTGAATCTACTCTGCATCCAAGGCTTTTCTTTGGTTGCAAATTCATCTCCAAACTCTTCCGCTAATACAAAATCTCCAACCGTATAAATAATAGAATATCCAGTTAAATCTTTTGGAATCTCCTTATTTACATTACAGGTTTTAAGATGAATCATTTTATCTATGCACTCACCCATTAAATCTTGAAAGAATACAAACGTTCCATCACAATTGCAACGCTGCATTGTGAAATATTCAAAATCTGCATCTGGATCATGCTTAATAATCACATTAAAATAAGGTTTGTCGCCTTTAAGATAAGGTACATCTGCTAAAATTGTTCCATTTTTGGTGTAATTAACAACCGTAAATAACTCTCGTATATCTTGTTCAATCATGGATTCATATTTATTATTCTCCATGCCATTGCACTGACCTGATGTAATTCGTTCTTTTACAAATTCTAATGATTTACCCATAAATTTCTCCTAATTACTCATTCTATCTTTGTCATATTCATACATTGAACAATCTTCACAGTGTAAATCTTGTTCTTTGCAATCTTCACAATCAAAACATCCACCATAAATGCCACCATTTTCATTCATCTTACAGGTGTTACATTTACAAGTTTCACACGATGTATCCAATCAATCACCTCCTCGAAGGAAACGTGGTTTTCCTTTGCTTTTTCAACCTCTGAAAGCCTTGATTTTAAGGCGTTTCAGAGGTTGAGATTTTAATAATTTGTGATTAATACCTCACAATCGGCACTCTTGTCCTTTTTCTGATAATTACAGTTGCTATAATCACCATTTAGATAATGAACGTTATATTTATTCTTCCATTCATCTAATAACGGATTATCATATTTAAGATTGTTGCTTAGTGCAAATCTGCCATGCTTGTCCACAACATCTAACACACTTAACAAATCTCTCTCGTCCTGTTCTGACCAACCGCCATTTTCATTATAAGTAGCAACCGAGTTGTAATATGGTGGATCAACATATATAAAATCGTCTGCAAAAAAATTACATTCTCTAAAATCTTTATTCCAAAATTGAATGTCTTTTTTATGCATTTCATCAACAAAAGTCTTTAATTTTTCTTGTAGGGAAATATTATAATCACGTTTTCCATAAGGCATATTAAATTCACCTTTAGAATTGAATCGTATCTGATTACTAAACGAACACGTTATAAGTGTATAGAATTTAATCCAATCAGGATTAGAGTTGTATTCTTTTCTTAATTTAAAGTATTTAGGTTTATTATATTCGCCAAGACCTTTACTTGACTCACATCCATATGCTTCATAACCATTAAGATCAGACCTGCTTAATCCAAAATCAGATATGGTTTTTAAAATCATATTATGAATATACTCAGAATCATTATTGTAGAAATGTTCCAATAAATCTACCACCTGTTTACAAATATCATTGTAAACCAAATGCTTTGCTTCAATGTTAATCCCAACATTAAATCCACCACCAAATAAATCTACAAATGTATTAATATCTTTTGGTATAAGGGGTATAATCTGTGGTAACAGTTTATACTTGCCTCCGACATAATTTAGAGGCGATTTAATATATGTATTTTTCAAATTTGTTCACCGATAGTAGCTGCGCAGCTTTACTCACATGTGAACGTTTTTCCTTTCTTTAATTGTAATTACATTGTTATATTCTCTTGTTTGTCCATAAATATTGTATAGTTTTCGTGATAAGCCAAGAAACCAAAATTTCCTTTTAGTTTTTATCAACTATAAACAACTTTTCTACTGCTTTTTCACCTGTAACCCTATCTGACTTCTGCAACACCTTACGCTCTTTCTGCCAAATACAAGTAAAATCATCAGGCATATTATATTCACTTACCAACACTATATTATTCTCTGAAAGTTTACGAAGAAAATCGTAAAAAGAATCATAATCAATAGACTGTTTAGAATACTGTTTTGTTCCCTTATAAGGTGGATCAAAATAGAAAAGACAATTTTTATAGTCTGCGAAATCGTTGTAATCGCAACATGTAAATTCTATATCATTCAAGTTTGGAACTTGCTCTTTGAAATTATCAAATCTTGACTTGTATACAGAACTGTCATCAGAATTTCTACCATAACCGCCATCAAAGTATCTACCACCATAGCTTGCCATATATCCAATCAATGCAATATATTCTGGTGAGTACTTATGAGTTCCATGTTTTCTATCTTCTCTAACATCTGCGTAATGTTCAAATGTACATACTTCAGGCGCAATAGATAAATTATTGTCTGTCTGAGCATATTTTAACAAAGCAATCAATTCCTCATTAATATCTGCTCCAATTCTTTTGTCACATTTAATCTTATCAATAAGATTAGCTCCACCAACCATAGGCTCTATGTAAGTTTTGATATTATTATCATCAATATACTTCTGAATAATTGGCACTAAAAATTTTGCCAATCTGTTTTTACTTCCTTGATATACCATTTAATTACTTGGAGTAAGGAATTCCTTCTTGTGTACACGAACCTCGTCTCCTTTCATTATTCTTATTCTCTTATTTAGTTGCACTCATTAATAAATCTTGACTAATATACTCAGCCACTCTCTTACTTCCAACCTCAAAAATATCCTTGTCTTTCTCAAAACATATGTATTTTCTACCTGTGTTCAAAGCTGCAACTGCAGTTGTACAACTTCCTGCACATGAATCAAGAACTAAATCTCCTGGATTGGTATAGGTTTTAATAAAATACTCACACGCTTCAACAGGCTTTTGGCACTGATGCAAGCTACTTTTCTGAGTGTCCCACTTGAACTGTAGAACGTCTCTTGGATATCTTTGTGTACTGCCACCACCTGAAATACCAGTCTTTGTAGCACCATAACAGCTACCATCTGTTGTATGCTTTGTATAAGAATGAACAGGTGTATGTCCTTCTGTCATTTGCGGATTGTATGTAGGGAGTTTCTTATAGAAAATCAAGACATTTTCGTGTGCCTTCATAGGCATTTTCTTAGCATTTAGATGACCAGTTGCTTTGGTCTTTTCGATAATCCATTCATAGCGATATAGTTTTTCATTACTACAAGCAAGTCTCTTATCAAATGGCGACTGCGCCCATAATGCAATACAACCATTATCTTTGATGATTCTCTCGTATTGTTTCCATAATGGCTCGAATGGAATTAACACATCCCATGAATTCTGGGTTGTTGAAAACGGAAGATCTGTGAAGATAAAATCTATTGACTTATCATCAATCTTTTTCATACCTTCGAGGCAATCTTCATTGTATATTTTGTTAATCTCTAACATTTCTTACTCAGAGCAAATCCAGATTTAATGCTGCAGCAAATCTCTCGCTCCTTTCGTATTAATATTCTCTTAATAGATCTCTGTCCACTCACTAATTTCTACTTTATTATCAGGATAGCCAGATAAGCTCCATTCATTGTCGTTATATACTACTTTCCACATAGCATTCTCTCCATGTGGATTACCTTTAATCTTGCCATAATATAATCCTGAACATGGTGGTAATTCTTCTTCTGTCTTTCTCCAAATTGGCTTTTCATATACTTTGTTAATGTCATCTACTGCTTTTGCTAAATCTGTCGCAATTGTATTGAAATATCCTTTTTCTAAATCAATTACTTTTTCTAAATATTCTTTAGTAATATTGTTCATTCCAAGTATGTAATCACGATTGATCTTAGAATCAATTCCAAGTCCAATAATTGCTCCCACGCAAAGTCCTAATAATCCAATTAATACTGTTAAACAAATATACATATTTTACCTCTCTTTCTTATCGTCCAAAGGAAACTTCGGATTCTTCGTCTTTTACCAAACCGTTTACTGCCTTATTTTTAAGCCAGATGGCTAAGAATCACAGCCTCTATCCTATTGTCAATGACTTTTAGGATTACCTTTTATTTAAAAATTTTATTTGCATCTTCATTACGAATTGCCACACCAACATTTTCACATTTTGAAAATTTCTTAAATGGAAGAATTTTATTTCCAAATCCCAATCCATAATAGCACTTCTTTGCCTCTGAATAATTAACACAATACTGTTCTTTGCCACCAACAGGGACAATTACATCACCAACTTTAATTGGTCTTCCATTTATGTCTTTCTTGCCTGTAAAAACTCTATCGCTTGAATTAACAGTTTTTCTATATAACTCTAAATCAATACTCATATTTAATCCTCTCTTCCAAACTTATTATTCCAAATTCTTAATGCAGACTCAGGTGTTTTACACAAACCTGTTCTACTATTATCTTTATATTCTCCATCTTCCCATTTGCAATTCCAACAAATAATTTTGTATTTTGGTTCATTAGATTTTGCAAATAAAGTTGTTTCAGAAACCAGTTGTGGAATGTTACCACACTTTTTACATCTTTTAACATGGCTATTAAAATATTCTTCTGTCATATAATCAACTCCATCACATTATTCAAATCTTAAATGATACAAAATTACCATCTGTAAAACTATCTGAATGTCTTACACAATCTACTTCTACTTCGTATTTAATAAGAACTCTTCGATTAACAGATACATTTTCTTTCTCATAATCTGGAAGATATAAGATTCTTGAATCCGTATCATACTCATAGTTAGTAATTTCTTTTTCTACAAGACCATCTTCTGAAACATATGCTAATTCAATAGATTCGTAAATTGCTCCATTTTTCAATCTAAATGCATTACTCTGAAATAAATTCATTCGTGGCATTGTTATTTTGCTATGTTTATATATCATATATTAATCTCCTTACTATCTCAAAATCTTACTTAATCTCTTCACAACTTCTTCGCAAAATCTGTACAAATAAGTTTCTTTAAATACTGTTTTTAAATCACCAACAGCTTGTCTATATTGATTGCGTAATTTATTATCTATCATATTATTCTCCATCGTATAATTTAACTGTTCCATCTGAATTATAGATTGGTGTCATACTATCACCCTGAATCCAGTAATATAAAACATTGGTGTTTTTGTCTACTAAAATTGCTCCATAAAAATTTGTTTCAATAACCTCGAAATCACATAATTTTGAATTCGGACTCTTAATTGTCTTATCAATATTGACAACATTGGTACATCTAGTCATTCCAAAACATAATGTTAATCCTAATGCAACTGCTAAAATTTTCTTCTTCATATGGTTTACTCTCCTTTACTATATCCGGTCTCTTCAAGGAATTTATCAAATTCCTCTTTTGTCATATTGTTTGGATAATACATATCCACCATCATATCAAACGGCTTCAGATAATTATCCAATACATCTTCAGCATCTTCTTTTGCTTCCTGCATTTTCATATTGATATAATCTTCTCTTGTCATATTCCATGCCGTAGGGCAATCCGTGACTGTCGAAAATCTACAATATAATCCATTTGGTTGTTTTGATACAAATCCTGCCATATTATTCTCCTAATCCTCAATATATTTTATTTCTTCTAGTATTGAGCTTCCTATAACATATAACTTCTTTGAAACTATCCTTGTTACTCTTTTAAGGAATTCTTTATGAAGTTCATCTTCTTGTTCGTATACAACCATTTTTTCGTTCCCATTTCTATGACAACAGGCATATGTTCCTTCCTCATACTCAGCTCCATAATAATAAAAATACAGATTGTATTTATGATTATGTTTACTAAATAGCCACGGATGAAGCATTGCAACAGTTATATAGTTATTTCCGATTTTTATTCTAAAATCATAATGTGATTTATTTTGTACGATTTTCAAAAACTTCACCTCTTTTCATATTAAAAGTACATTCATTTCTGTACTCTATGAGAGCATCCTTATTCCTCATCATTACATGTTAGGATCGAGGTTTGTTCCAAGGCATTATATTCTCAAATGAGTTTCAGCCTATACGCTCATCGGTTGACTGATTTGTTAATTTCAGCCTTCATCTTTACCTTTTCACCATCTCAGGTTTTCAGTTCGTTTTACCTCATTTATATATTCTCTGCTAGAGCAGAAGAAATCTATGTTTCTTGGTAAAAATATTACTATATATAGTGTCTATATTTTCTATAAACACTATATATAGTATGTCATTTACGCTTCATACACAAAACTTGGCATTGGCTGTAATTTAAACAGATTTTTCTCATGCATTGAATCAATCTTTGCTTTTACTTCCTCACTTGGTTCAATTCCATCTCTGATATATGCATCTAATTCAGCATAAGTAAATCCAAGGTTGTCTTCATCTGTCTTTCCACAAAGACCATCAGTAGGTGTCTTATCAACTAATTCAGATGGAAGACCTAACTCACGACCAATAGCCTTAACCTCTGTTACTGTAAGCCGAGATAACGGACTGAAATCACCAGCAGCGTCACCAAATTTGGTCGCATACCCGACAAAATCCTCTGAAAGATTGCACGTATTTGCTACTCTGCCATTTACTGTCTGTGATACAGCATAAAGAGTAGCCATACGAATACGAGCAGGAAGATTTGTTTTTGTCTGAATTGATAACTCTTCATCTAATGATGTTTTAATTTCATATTCAGCAACATCAACAATTGTTCCGACTGGAATAATAGTGCGTGGGATGTCTAAAAAACTGCAAAGTTTACGACTATATTCAATATCTCTTTGTCTTCCCTGTGGCATCATCACACCAAAAACTCTATCCTTACCAAGAGCTTCTACACATAATGCAGCTACAACACTTGAATCTTTACCACCAGAAATTCCCACTACTGCCATACAATCTTTACCATTCTGTTCAAACCAATCTCTGATCCATTCTACGATTTCATTTTTTACTTTCTTAGCATCAAACATTTATATATTCTCCTTTCTACATTCGATTCATCACATCATAAAACCGAATCAAATACTCATATACATTTTTAGGGACTAACTCTTTTACTTTTTCAAATTCACCCTTTTCACATAAATCTCTAACCAAACTTGAAGAAGTATGATTTTCTGGTATCTGAATTTCTGTGAAATGATCTTTATATTCCATAAGATTTGCTTCTCTCAAAGTAGCCTCAAGATTCTGACCTTCTCTCACACATGCTACAAAATTGTATTCTTCGACAAACGGTTTCCAGTTATACCAAGTTGTGAGTGTTTCAATATTATCCATTCCTAAACAGATATAATATTCATTAAAGATATAATCCTTTTCATTCATATCTCTTATCTGAGCAATGGTGTTATATGTCCTCTGTGGAAAGAAACTGGTTGTCTCAACTTCGGATGCCCACATATTATTTTCATCACAATTTGGCATTGAATTAATCAATGATACTCGACAATATCCAGGTATCAAAGTCTTTTTCTTCGCAACATATGTATCATGTGCAGGAATAAACAATATAGCATCGGCATTAACCGCTTTTTTAGCAGTCAATGCCATATCAACATGAGCGTTTGTAATCGGATTAAAACTTCCTGGTATAAGTAAAATTTTATTCATGATCAATTCTCCAATTAATACATCTCTTTAGATAATCAACATAATCAGGGTTTTTACACATGCCTTTTCCTTCTACGTCAGACACCTTGGCAACATCCATACCGTTACATTTAGTGGTTTTCATCACAATATTTAAAGCAGGAACATCTGTGTCATTGCTCAAATAAGTACCAATTCCAAATGCAACATTTACTCTATCGTGGAAGTGTCTGAATAACTTATCAGCTCTTTCAAAATCAAGACTGTCACTAAACAGAAGTGTTTTTGTTTTAGGATTAATACCAAGTGACTCATAATGATTAATCATTTTCTCACCCCATTCAATCGGATCACCACTATCATGTCTTACACCACTAAATAATGTTGCATATGTCAACTGAAAGTCTTTTAAGAAACAATCAGTTGTAATTGTATCTGTGAGTGCAATACCATTTAACACACCATATTCTCTAACCCATGCATCTAAGGCATACCAGTTTGAATATGCTGGATTGTGCTTGTGATTACCCTGACCAGAACACATAATCCATTCATGAGCCATAGTTCCAACAGGTGTAAGGTTATATTTCTTCGCAAGATATACATTGGATGTACCAACAAATTTAGAAGGACTGTGTAATGTATCATTCAAATGTGAGAACTTCTCAACAGCTAATTCCTGTGCTTCAGCAGAAAGTCTTCTTCTAAGACCAAATTCAGAAAATGTACCAGCATACCAATGACCGCTTCTGAGATTTTCGTACTTTTCATCTAATCTCTTTTTGAAGCTATCAAGTAATTCATCATAGTTATACGCCATTCTAAAATATACTTCGTTTACAATCGCAAGCGTAGGAATCTCATACATCGAAGTGTTGAGCCATGTACCAAATGTTTCGATAGAAAGACCGCAATCTGAATCTGTTGTAATCTCAAAATCCTCATATCTTGGCTGCCATAATCTCAGAAAATCAACATACGAACCTTTCATCCATTTGATATTGTCAATATAAGTAAGTTCATCTTCTGTAAACCTCAAACCACAATATAACTTGATCTGTCTGCGAATCTCTTCTACCATTTCTGGTGTAAAATGAACATCCTTATTACGACATTTAAAACTCCAAGTGGTTTTATAATCGCTAAACTGATGATAAATAGCCTGTCCCATTGACAATTTGTAGGCATCTGTCTCCAATAAACTTGTAATAATCTGTTCCATATTATTTTCCTTCCTTCTTGATTTGATTAAATATTGTTCTAATATCATATTCTCTGTTTTCGTACTCATAAAACAGATTAATGTACTTATCAATAAAAGCCATATCATTTGGATGCATTGCAATTGGTTTACTTTTCTTAGATTCCCACCATTTTAATTCCTTCTCAAAATTAAATGATTTACCATGATATGCTCTACCTGCTCCAAGATAATCACAAAGCATTTCTTTTTTATACTTCATTGGCATTTCAATAGGATTTCCACCATTATCAAAATTGTCCTGCCAATATTCGTAATGGTGCTTGTTTCTTCCTTTATGATGCATCCAAGCTGCTGACCAACCATTCTCTTTCTTACAAGCATCTATTGGACTTGAAGTACCTTGATAATACTTAACACTCTCCCAAAATTCTGTTGGAGAAAATTTAGATAAATCATGTATTAACCCTTGAAATGGAATTCCCACTTTACAGCAATAGTAGAATACCCAACGTTTGTGAGTACAGACTTTCTTAAAATGTCTGAAAGTATTAATGATATAATTCTTACAATTCATTATTATCTCCAATCACTTCAATCTGACACATCTTCATAGTTGCTAATGCAGCCTTGTGAGTATCGGGTGTCACACCTGCGCAACAGCTTGCATCTACTGTAATATCAATCTCAGGATAATTTGCTCTAATAATAAGTACATTTGAAACCACACAGATGTCGGTGCATAATCCGCAAACCTCAACACTTTCAAATCCAAAATCCTTCCAGTTTAACCAACCGAATGTAGGCTTATCAATCAGAATATCGTTCTCAATATCAAAATCTAGCTTATCTGAAATCTGCCAACCAATAGTATTCTTTACACAGTGAGTAACAGGAAGATGTACACCTTCATATGTCTCTAAATAATTCTCAGGATGTGTGTCTCTTGTAAAAATTACCTGTTTACCAGCATCCTTATACTCCTTAATTTTCTTTGCTACATTTGATACAATCGCCTGTGCTTCCTTTGTACCAAGTGTTCCATCAATAAAATCATTCTGCATGTCTACAACAATTAATGTTTCTCTCATTTTTCTACCTCTTTTCTTTATTTTTATATGTATTTATTCTCTGAAAACTCGCAAGAAATTCCGCTTTCTTTTGGTTTTGATTTTTATACAATATATAGTATTTGTTATAATCGCTTAATACTATATATTGTATATATCATTTTATTTTCAACTACCTATTGTATTATTCTCCATTTTATTTTCTAACCACATATAAATAACTGAATCCACCAGCATTACCTACAGGCTGCGCCAATAAACACATTGCTACATGATCTGAATCATATACTCTATTACCCTGACGAAATTGCTTTCCAAAATTTATTTCACCGACACCACCAACTAATTGTGGTTTATCACCACAAGCAGAACTTAATCCACTTGTGGATTTATAAAATTTCCAGAGTTGATTCCTTCATATAATCTATTCAATGCTATCTCAAATGCGCCGATTCCTGAAAAGAAGCTACTCAATCTCAAATCCTCAAAAAGATATGGCATAGTCTTATACAATTCAACCAATATGTAATATAAAACATCTACTACGATAGAATTTCCTGCCTGCTTGTACAACTGACTGTTACTTACCATCTTCTCAGCTGCTTCAAAATTTTCATCTGAGAATCCCATAAGTCTAAAACATTCCTTTGGAGTAAGCTTTCTGATCCTAATAGGTGGTTCAATTTTGTGAACCTGGCGAATTGCAATCTTATTACCCTCACCCTTATTTGTTGTAAGAGTCGGTGCTAATCCATTCTCGTCAAACACATTGCCATTCATACCTTTGCCAGATGGATTTACATTTCCTAGCTGAACAATCTTTGGTTCATGACTACCACCTCCACAAGTATTTAATGTTGGACTACAACCATCTGTACTATAAATTCTACCTACCTGTGGATTTTTCCAATTCCCCTCACATTTAGAAATTGTGCCAATCTGTTTTACAACATTATCATTTACAAGACGTGGATCTTTATAATCTCTTGCTGTTAAAGTAGGACAGAAATCATTATATTCTCTTGATTTTCCTTCTCTTTTAACCTGACAAGCATCGTATAATAAAGCGTCTTCGTTATTGAGATTTGTTAAAAATCTCTGAACCTTATCTTCTGAGATATAAAACTTCTCATCAACATTCTCTTCAAGAATATCTTTTAATCTCATTCCATTATCAAATGGTTCAGGATATGTAAACTTTCCATTGTCTAATTCTTTCTTAATAAAAATCAGATACACACGCTCTCTATTCTGAGGAATACCATAATCTTTTGCATTTAGGACTTTCCAGTACACATTGTATCCATACTCATCCAACTCATCTGTGAACATCTTAAATGTATCTTTAAACTGCTTTCCTACAATATTCTTTACATTCTCGTACATACCAAAATTCGGTTTATTTGCTCTGATAACTCTCAGATACTCTACCAAAAGAGATGAACGAGTCTTCTCAATGTTATTACTTCCGCAGCATGGACACTTATCTCTTTCTGACCAATGAACTGTCAGTGGGTTATACTCATGTCCACAATCTTTACAAGTCCATACAGAACCTTTCTGTTTACCAGCGACTGAAAAATCCTGACATGGCGATCCTCCGCAAATCATGTTAAATGGTTCAAGTTTTGTTTCATTAACCTTAGTAATATCACCAAGATTTTTACTTTCGTTCTCATTATGAATAGCACAATAAGAACTTGTTGCATATTTATCAAACTCACAGAAGTTCACTAACTTCCATTTCTTCTCACAATAATTATTTTTTTCTTATGGTTTTAGCAGACGTGTTAATTCTATAGGATTTTTCAACAAAATAATTAAGAAGAAAGGATTTAACAGTAACTCCTGGGTAAAAATGATTGCGCAATCTCTGTAGATTAAAGGATTTTGACAGAGAATAAAGAAAAAAATATTTCATTACTTTATTTTTGTTTTTGGAAATACTTGAACGAATGTCCAAGTTAAGAAAATTTTCTATACTATATTATTCTCTGTTATAGCTTCTGCCATAACCCTTTTCTTCTTGTATCATCTTTTAGATAGTCATACTTCGCCATGCCAATTGATTCATGTTCCAACACTCTAAAAAGTGCTTTAAATGGGTTTCTACGACATGCTGATATATTTCCTGCCGTTGCAGTAAATCTCACACCTTCTTTGAAATCAAAATATAATACTAATTCAATGTGAGTTTTTGCTTTTCTATCATCTCTCCACGCCAACGGAGACTCTGCATGTTTTGAAAATAAAATCTTTTTATAGGTCTTAATTTTTTCTCACCTCTTTTTTGGAAAAATTTGGCTGAATCGCCAAGATAGAAATTTCTATATATGATTATTCTTTACATACTTTTCTAATAAAACTGTTTCCAGTTCGATAGAATCCCAATTATTATTTGGTTTAATATAAGCAATCGATAAAACAGAACACTCATAACCAGGAAAATCAAATGCGTCCGTAACATCCAATTTAAAAGAAATGTTTTTCTTAGTTAATTCTTGCTTTAACTCGTCAACGACATCATAATAATTTTCTTCATCTTCTCTGTAACGATGATAATATTCATGTTCTTCATCAAAATACTTGTCCAAAATTTCTTCTATAATATCCATTCATTTCACCTCGCTTATCCTCTATATGGTTCAGGACATTTCTGCCACGCAATCACATCGGTGCTACCACTTGGTAAAACATTCCATGTCCAATTTCCCTTTGGATATTCACATCTATCAGCTTGTCTTACCTGTCTCCCAAAAGATGTTTCTATTGTTACCAAATATCTTCCTTTTTTCTGTGGTGGATTTTTAGTTCCCCATTTTGCCATTTATTTCACCTCCAAAATTCCGAAGAAATGTGCGATTCTTGTTACTTGTTTCCTAATGCAATCAATGAATTTCCACATGTAATTCTGTCTTCATCCTCTTCTTTTGACGGTACAAAGACAATTACATCCCATCCATCATTCACAAGTGGCTGCTCAAACTGCTCATATACATCAAAATTATGCACAATTTCATATCCTTCATCAACAGCTTCAACAGTCTCATGAATTGGTGTCATTTTAACAATGCATTTTTCCTTATCAAAATACTTGTTCATAAGGTCTACATCAAGATTACTCTTGGAAGTAACCGCAAAATTTAATGTATATTTTCTCTTCTTTGGATAAGGGAGTTCTTTGATAATATCACTGATTTCCTGTAATGATAAAGATCTGTTTCTGAACATTTCATTTCTGTCATTCTCATTAAGAGTATTTATAGAAAACTGTAATCCAAAACCATCTTCTCCACCATATACGAATCCAGTTGTTACCCATTTATGTAAAAACTCTTTGAGATTTTTATTTGATTTTGGCATCATAGTAGACACTACAGGATGATATGTATCAAAAGTTACGTCTGAATTTTCACTCATTAACATTTGTGCAATGGACTCTGCCGATGTGATAACATTTGGATTAAATGTCGGTTCGCCCATTCTTGCATAATGTACATTCAATCTCTGTCCATGCTTAATTCCAGATAAAGCAACACCTGACATAATTTCTGTAATCAACTCTGGCAAAGTAGCATTGCCTTTAAATCCAAGTTTAGGACAATCACAGAAATTGCAATTCATAGGACAACCTTTCTGTGAAGATACAGTAACTACAAGCTTGTCAGTAATATCTACAGGCTTATGTTCTACCTTATCAATTCTTTTATCATATCCAAGAAATGATGCTTTAATATTATTCTCTTTTCCGTAATCTCCAACATATAAATATTCAAGAGTTAAATCTGTATCAGTTACAATCTTCCCTGTATGTGTTTCTGTTATTTTTCTCATTTTATAATCTCTCCTGTTCTATTAAATTTTTCAAAGGAAACAAAGTTTTCTTGTTAATTACCATCCCATATCATTCCTATTACCTATAGCATTGGGATTTATCATATAGGACATTTTCAATTTTGCATCAGATAATTCTTTCTTTAAAGAATTTACTTGTTTCTTTAATTCTTTATTCTCTTCTAAAACAGAAATAAGCTTACAATCTCTTTCTATTTCACATTTATGTTCAACATCATATTCCTGACACATTTTACATATATCTATTTTATTCAATATTCTTTTACCTCTCTTCCTAAGAAATCGAACATTCCTTTTTTATATAGAACAGAAACCATACTCACGAAGAATATGAGAATTACCAGACTCGGCTATTATGTATTTGATTGAATAATCGGACGTTTTCTGATTTCTGTTGTTAACTTATTCTTTGTTACACTTGGCAACTTTTTTAATTCTCAAATCAATCGGACACTTCTCTAACCTCTCAATTTTCGTTACAATAACTGGTGCAATACCAAATTTTGTATAACAGAAAATTTTGTCACCAATATTTACATTGAAATCATTCCAATTTTTCGGAACTCTCCATACAAATTCCTTATCACAATTACTGTTTTCATGCTTACTATAAATATATGTAGTCATTTCATTGCGGTAATTTCCTATATTTTTTCTATTTGATCTGATACATTCAGCTTCTTCAATTCCGTTTTCTTTTAATATAAGATACTGAATATATCCATCCATAAGTACATTGTATTTATTGATGATTAAGAACTTACTCTGCTTACCGGTTTTTGCAAATTCCCTTCTATATTTTTGAACTTTCTCTTCTGAAGGGTGTGAGTTTGCAAAAGCTTCTGTGATAATAATATCTGATATTCTAATCTTCTTCATAATTATGCTGTTGCTCCTTTCTCTTTCTGCAACATATAAGAATCAAATGCCCCTTTTATATTATTTAAATTTATTATTTGGTCATCACTAAATTCATAAGTATTATTTGCATAATCTTCAATCCATTCAGCAAATTCTTTATCCGTTTCATTTTTGTATACTAATGATACAAGTGCCAATAAAGCTTGATAACATCTTCGATATAAAGGAGACGATACTCTTACAGTATCATCAATATAATCCTTATATTCTTCAATATCTTCATTTGTTGCATCAGAATTACCATTCTTTTTAACAAATAAAAGATTACTTTCAACGTCAGTTTTTGGCTCTAAAATATTTGTTTCACAAGGATTTTGAATCTCTTCTATATTATTCTCTATTTTCGTCTCGTTTTCTTCACTTTTATTATTAATATGTAAGAAATCCTCTAATAATCTTACAAGAAGATTTATTTTATCAACTACAATATATTTGTCTTTTGTACTTCTTGATTTTCCAGTTTCTTTATCAAAACATAAACTATCAAATGATATTCCGTTAATTTCTTTACTATGTAACGACTGAGAAAACTCAGCCATAAATTCTATAAACTTTTTATCATCATCACATATATTTACGAATCTTCCAAATAGTCCAAACCAAATAAATGAATCTTTTGAGTTGAATTTTTCAAGTGTTTCTTCATCTATTGTTTCAGATAATCTATTAACAAGTTCTTCGAAATTATCAAACATCTCTTCATTAGCATTCTCTTTTAAGAATTCACACATCTCTGACTGATCTTTTTTCCAATCATCTAAAAAGTTATTAGCCATAATGCTTTCAACAACAACACGATTCGTAGTTCCGTTATTACATTCCTTAACCGTATAATTTCCCATTTCTTTAAAAAATGGCATTGCTGCAATCCCCTTGACAAGAGATGCAAAATGTTCTCCAAGACTAATAATGCCTTTTTGTTGTGTATTCATCGGTTTACCTTCATTGTATCTTGCAATATGATAAGCAATGTCTTCTGAGCTACAATTAAGATATTGAGTAATTTCAAAATTATAATCCATAAATTTGTCCTGTAATTCCTCAGGCAAATCTGAAAACTTCTTATTTCTAATATCAAATTCCCTTTTCTCCGTCTGAGGAAATCCATTTACATCTAAAATAGGTTTATTATTTTCATCTTTTACAATGGCTTGATACGAAATTAGCCATCGTCTAACATTTTTAGAGACTTTAAAACCATCATTTGCAAATGAATAAACATTTGTACATCTTTGTTTACCATCTAAATCCCAAATGATAGCAATCCCATTAATAATTTGTTCTGCAAAGGTTAAGGCTGGAATTGGATTTCCCTGTAAAATATCTGATACAAGATTACCTTTCATTACATTTGACCACATTTCAGATTCTCTTTGAAGTGGATGATCAAATCTTACTGTATAATTATTTATCTTCTTAATTATAGAAGATATTGATAATTTATCAGGTTTGCTCTTTTCTAAAGTTGTTGTAATTGCATTATTCATCGGTTTTTCCTCCTTAACATTTGCTTTTAATATTTTGCGTTTTTCAAAACTTTTCATATTTCCTATGATTTTTATAAACTTCTTTTCAGGAATATGTAATATATCTTGTATTTCATTTAACTGATATCCTTGTATTATTAGTTTGGCGATTTCTTTTTCTCTTTTAGATAAAGATTTCATATATTTAATAAACCCTGAACTATATTCATTGTTATTATTCTCTTCAACAATTATCTTTTCACTCCAATCTACCCCATCATCATTTGGAGCATCAAGTGGAATATTTTTTATTGGAATTGGCAATCCACTTCCATCTTTTTTTACTTTACCATTTTCATCTGTTTCAAGATTACAACGTTTCCATCTTAGCCGATCCCTTGTCCAATCATAAAATGAACGTTTTATATTTCCGATTAAATATGTGGAGAATTTTGATTTATCTCCTTTGTAATCTTTGACGCTTTCAATTAGCACATTCAGTGCATCTGAATATAAATCATCATATTCCATCTGTACTACATTTTTATTGGTAATCAAAGGAATACATACCTTTTTTAACTGTCTCATATTATCCTTACAATAATAATCAACAATTTTCATTTCATCTTCTGTAAAATCTAACTTACTTATTTGTTTCCAGTCCATTTCATCACTCCTTTCTAATCTTCTAATATTTCTTGTGCAATTGCCCAATATTGTGTTCTACCTTTGTATTCACAATTTTGAGCCTTACTTAACTCATATTTGATTTTATTAATCGTGTATTTATATGTAATAGCCTCTTCCATAATCTGAATATATCTGATACATAACTTTATCCTTTTATGTCTGTCTCTAAGCTCGTCTAACAAATAACCAAGTTTAGCTACTTTATGAGCTTGAGGTTTTCTACCGTTATGAACTTCTTTATATTTCTCAAGAGCGTGTTTAACATCGCTTTCACCACTGTCACAAATACTTAATTGAGTATTTAACAAATTTTTATATGTATGCAATTGCTGGATATCCCACCCAGCTAATCCTATAATAGAATGAGATTCATTAATAATTTTATCTAATATAGAATCATCAAAATCAGAGTCTAAATAAAGACCTTCATTCCCTTTATATGCTAAAGGTTTTTCTGATTTCTTCCCCGTTTCAGCATCTACAAGATAAAAACCCTTTAACCAGTTATACCTTTTTTTATATTTCTGAACAAAACCTCTTGCCTGCTTATAGTTAAATCTTGTTGCTTGTACAAGAGAAGTTGTTTTTATATACTCTCCAACCCTCATTGGATTTTCCATTATGTAATCTTTTCCGTTTGTCAATACAAACACAAAAACCACTCCTTTCTTAATTTTGGGTACACAAAATACAAATAACAGTATTTTTTGTTACTCAAATAACAATATTCATTTTTGTTTAATTGGAATTTTTTGGAAATTCAGAATATTAGACTTGACCATTCTACAAACAATATTGTAGAATAAGAAAGCGGAATATTCTTTTTTCCGTTTGTTTACTAGGGACTAAGCGTGGCGGCAACCACATATGCTTAGTCCTTTTTACATTTTTTACAAGAACAATAATAGAACACTTGTTCGAATTTGTCAAGAGTATTTTCGAACGTTTGTTCGTATTGTTTATTATGATTTTGGCAACAAAATGGTACTTAATTTACCTATTGGGTTATAGTTGACTATATAAAATATGTAATGCTTTAGATTTACAACTTAATATTAACTTTATAAAAAAGGATGATACTAAATAAGTACCGTCCTTTACATATTTTTCAATACATCCTTCATTCCAATAGAACCATTAGCATAATTATTAATTGTTGTACTCATACTACTATGTCCAAGCTGTTGTTGTGCAAAAACAATATTTCCCTTACTAGCCATTACAGATGCATAATAATGTCTCATCATATGTGGAGTAATTCCATTTCCATAATTCTTAAAGATTGCTTTTATGTTGTCTTCTGTTGTACGCTTTCCATTTTTATTAATAAAGACTGCTTTTGTATCTACAATATTATCTAATGTGCTTCTGTATTCTAACCATTCTCTTATGGCTTTTAAAGCTGTTCCGCTAAGATATACAATTCTATTTTGCATTTCTCTGTATACACCTTTGCCAAGAATAGTGATGTATGGCATGTCTTCATCTAAGTGCAAGTCAGATAAATCCAACCCTGCAAGTTCTGATTCTCTTATTCCAGTTCCTCTTAACACACGAAAGATAGCAATATTTCTATTTCTAACAGGAATATCTTTTTTCCACATTATTCTTTCTTCCATGTCTTTTAATTGCAGCTCAGTTGGAAATTTTTTAATTAAATTGTTTCCTGATGAAATTCCCTTATAATTCACATCATCAAAGAATTTATCAGAAATATCAGTTCCTTTTACACGACTAATATAATTCCAAAAGCTGCGTATAATATTTTTTCTTGTTTCTAAAGTGGTAGGTGATATTCCATTTTTCTCTTTTGTTTTTAGATATAATGTAATATCTTCTGCCATTATATTATTAAAATCTGAAGGCTTAATATCTGGAATATTTGTTTTATCAATAAGTTTCTCTTCAATAAACCAATTGAGTAAATCTACAATAACACCAAGATAATTTAATGCACCTGCTTTACTCTCTATTTTAACAGTAAAATATTTTCTCATATATATAGGAAGATTTAATTCATTAAGTTTCCTATTGAGTTTTTCTGCATTCTTATTCTGCATATCTATTTTATAACACATATAATCAACCTCACTTTCTACATATTATATTCTCTTCTTAGTTCAGGAAGATGTTTTCTAATCTCATTTATATTATCACACCATCTAACTTCTACTGATTTACTATCTTTTCCTTCAAATACACAATACAAATCTTTGATATGATATTTTTCTCTTTGCTTTGGTCTTTGTATCCCCTCCATGATTACTCTACCACAAGACAAACATATGAATTTGCTTGACTTTTTGGGGTTTCCATTTTTGTATCGACACATTGTATTACTTCCTTTCTCATATAAAAAGAAGCAGATGTTACTCTGCCTCTTCTAATTTACTGATATCACTTTCAATTTCCTTTAAAGTTTCTTGTAGTGAAACTTTGTACTTTTTTAATATGTCATCATCACTTTCCATAGTGGAAATTATTGCACCATCAATAATTCCACAGATTCTGGTTCTAAGTATCATTAGTTCTTTTACTTCTTTTTCTTTTTTCAATAACATCATCTCCAATCTGTTGTAAAATGTTTATAAATCATTCTTTCAATGGCTTATTACAACAACTGTTCCAACTAATTTCTCTACTTCTTCAAGCCTTGCTGCATAAGCATATAAGTGACCAGTATCAGATATATCTGATAGATTTGTATATATCACAATCATACTTAATGGAAGACCATCATTTTCATTTACCTTTTCTTTTACATTATCTACTATAAAATCACAGAACTCTACAACATTACATTCATCATCATTGACATGATAACAATGCTCAAATGGTAGCATTGTATTATAATATGAATAAATTTCAGCTCCACTATATTTCTGAATTGCATTTGCAATTTCTGATTTACCAGTTTTACCTATTATTTTAATCATATGACCACTCCTTTCACAACCAAAGAAAGTTAAAATTCATTACAATGTATATAGCTAATTCCAACAATTCTTTTTAAATCTTCTATGTTGCAAGCCGACATATTTGATTCTTCTATATATTTTTTATTTTTTAAAACTTCGCAAGCAACTATATACCATGTTTTATCAAGATCTTCTTTATATATATGCATTCTAGTTGTACTGGTTATATTTACATATATATCATTTTGAGTAGTTATGTTAGTAATAACATTTTTAATTGTTCCCGAATATCCCATAGGTTTTCCTTTCATAATAAAATTAAAATTCATTGTCTTCTGGAAATCTAATTCCACCCCATTCAGAGTTCCAAATTTCAATTTTCTTTCCATTTTTAAAAGTAACAAGCATGTTTTCTCCATCAAAGGTAATCCCAGAATCTTTTAAATTTAATTTTTCAATAAGAACTTTTGCGCCTTCAATTGCTTCTTCTTTTGTATAATCATAAAAATCAGTAATTTCTACCTTATCAACAATATCGCCAAACATTTTAATCGCAATGTCTGTAATATCAATATACCACTGATCATGTTCTTGCCTTAATCTATCCTCTATATTCATATTGCTCTCCTTTTCTTTGAAACTTAGATTTCAAATTGTTATTCAAAAATCAATTCTACTATATTTCTCAATTACCTTTTCTTCTTGTTCAATTCTGTATGGGAAGAAATCATTTAACATCCAATTTTTATAGTCTTCAAATGAGTCAAGACCTGTTTTTGTTTCCCATGGAGCACCACCATCACATATACAAGCAGTTCTATACATTTCTGAACCAAGATAGTCTTCTTTTGTCATATTTTCCCATACTTTTTGTTGTTTATAATATCCCTTCAGAAATTTTATCGCTTGATTGTATTCTTTTCTCTGGAATGCCCGAAGTTTATCTTTTATCAGCTTATCAAAACATGTTGTTCCAAAATTAAAACGTTCTCCTTCTACGGTTTCAATGCTACATATATTCTGAATAGATTTTCCGCAACAAGAACAAATGCTTGATTCTGATCTTGGTACTGAATAATACACTATTCTTTTAATTTTCATATTAACACCTCTATCACATGAAAACTTGGTTTACTTGGCTTCTAATTTAATGCATCTAAGTTTCTCTTATAATTATTCTCTACTCTGTTCCAAAATTCTTTCAAGAAATTTTCAGAATCAACTTTCGCCTCATCAATATTGGACGATTTCATTTTCACTTTTAATCCTGTAGCTGCATCTGTCAACTGAAAATCTTTGTATCTTAAAATTGCTACATTTTCACTAATTCCATCAATGAATAGTGCCGTATTTTCCTCATAATCTTTCCACTTAAACATATAAATCTCACTCCATTCTTCTAAAAGAAACTATTATTTAGTTATATTCAATATATTTATCATCCGTTTCTTCAAATTTGTTAATTTGTTTAAGTAATTCAGTTTCTGTCACAGTATCATACTCTCCGCAACTGTAACCAGATTCATAACAACAATCATCACCTTCATAATGGTCAGTGAAGCTGCCACACACAGGACAATATTCAAAATCTGCTGTTGTTCCATAACTTACCTCCCATTTTCCATTCTCAAGTAGATCATAATCAGTCCAAAAACCATAGCAACCACCGTTGTTGGATTTTCCAGACTCATACTCTGTATAATCGCAAAATCTTACTCTTTTTATTCCATTTAAACTTTTCTTTACCATATAAAACTACCTTCTTTCTACATAATATCATCCAATAATTCAATTACTTCGTCCAGCTTATCACTCGCTTCTTCCATGCTATCAATTGCATCTTCAGAACACATTCCTCTATAACTGCTTTGTAATCCTTCTGGCATGTTGTCAAATGCATCCTGTTCTTCATTTAATATAGAAGATAACTCACTTGAAACTTTCTTCAAATCGGTTTTAATCAAATCAATTTGAGTTTTGAGTTGCCTTATCTTTTCTCTTCTTTGCTTATTCATTAATCATACCCCCATAATTTTTTAGTCACGTTATAATCACTTGGTATTGATTTACATGTCAAAACTCCAAATTTTAACTTACTAAATTCTTCCTTTGTAATTTCAATACCCATATCTCCTTCAACAGTCTTATTATAATCAAGTTTTCCCTGACATTCTGGACGAAAATACCATACTCTATAAAACTCTTTTCCAGTTTTGCTATTTTTTCCGCTAAACAGACAAGTAATCGTTCTTCCTGAACTAATTTCAGTTGTAACAGTTTTTCCGAAATATGGATTGTATTGACTATATACATTTTTTCCGTATTTTAGATTTTCCTGTTTATCATGTTCACTCATTGCAAATAACTGCTGTGTACCCCTTCCATAAGAAGTATCATACACCTTACTACTATTCATACCAACTGTAGAATATAATTTTACTCCATCTTTATCCGTTGTTTCAACTCTCTTTACTCGCTCTCCATTGATGTAATCATTGCACAATCTGTCCATATAATGAACATTTCCATCTTTATCAACTTTTCGTGTATAGTTTTTCATTTCATAATTATCATAAGCTGCTTTAATACCGCTAACACCAATCATACCTAAAAACAATAAACCTAACATTATAATCAACCTACCTTTCTTATTTTCTCCACTTTTCCATTTCATCTCTTGACTGCTGATTTAAATGGTTATACATATCTTGTTTCCTACAAGATTCTACTTTTTTACTGTAATAATAAAGAATTCCAAATACTATAATAGTTAAAACGCCTGTCATAATAATACCTTCTTTCTATTTTTATATCTAAATTATATACTATTGTATGTCCCATAACAAGGACTTTCATTTTATATTTTAATTTCTTCTGCAATTCTCTTGCCTTCTTCAATAGTGTTACAAGATGCAACTCTTGTCCAACCATTCAATCTCTGATTAAAAGATAACAAGTTATATTTTTTATTATATTCATTAATTTCACAATTCCCTGTATATCTGTTTACAATTCTATACTTCATGTTTTTAATTTTAAATTCTCTCATAATATTTACCTTTTACCTTTCTTAATTTTTCTGTTATAATATTCTCCATCGGAGGAATTAATCATGATAGAAGAATATATAACTGACATTTGTTATTTACTTAATATAAAAGAGCCATATGTATCTTATGATGTAGCAGGCTTTGCTACAGATACCACTATGGCTCAATGTGATGTAGTCAATAATACTATTTACCTTTATAAAGATAAACCTAATCCAGATTATTTGTTTTCCATTGCTCATGAACTTCGTCACATTTGGCAATACCAAACTGATGAAGAATTTTATTTATCAGGATATAAACCATCTAATAAATGTTCATCAGTTGAAGAATATAATCTTCAGATTGCTGAAGTAGATGCTAATGCTTTTGCCTCTATTATAATGACTGATTTCTTTTCAATGAAACCACAATGGAATGGTTTATCCGACAAAGTTATTGATGCTATTAACAGCAGAGTTAACCTATTAATTCACGAATTAAACAATTAATTCTCCTTTCCATTTCATCGTAAGAACAGATTTCATCCCCTTGAAACGCTGGCATAAGAGTGTAATTATCAAACTCGTTTGTTTCTGTATTCCATTCGCCACCTGAGACGAAACACAAATCTCCATTTTCTCTTATACCCAAATTGTCAAGTTTCATTTGAGATTCAACTAAACTTCTTATGTAGTCTGACAAATGGTTTCCATTTAATAATTTATAATCCCCCTTTCTTCTATCAATTTTCCAGCAACTTCTTAATTTAATAATCTTTTTAAAATCTTCTCTTCTCATAAAAATCAACCTTCTTTCTAAAATCTATATTACTATTATTTTTTCGATGCCAAACAAAGCATCTTTAGGAATCTCTTCCCAACTATTGTAACAATCTGCATAACAATCTGTACCATCAGAACGTAATACAGAAAAGCTTTTGTCTTTATCTTTCCATAATTGAAAAGCTATACTTTTCGGGATAATATTAAACCATTCTGAAAAATATGTTTTCATATCTTTAATCATTGTTCTCACCTCGCTTTCTATTTAAAAATCAATATAATGACATGGGATTTGAATTTTATCTCCATGTTCTGTTGTAATTGTTAATGTGCCCCATTCATCAGATTTTACTTCTTTATTCCTGATTTCGTTATCCATTGTAAATAAATCCTCATGGTCAATCCATGTTGTACCTATAATCCAACCATCACCTCTGAATACACACAATTCTCCAACTTGTGTTTTCTTTAAACAAAATTCTATAACTGTCATATCATCAATCTCCTTTCAAACTTGAAATTTCCGTTTCCTTTTTATTTTTAATTAATAAAGAATTTGCCCAATATCTTCAATTAAATTTCCTGTATCTTTAGCTAACTCATATAAATACTGCCCATCTTCTTCAGGAACATATGTTTCTAAGAAATCTTCAATATTTTCCTCCTCATCATAATTGGGACATTCTTTCCAATGTGCTAACAAAAATTCTTCAGCAATAACAAAGTTTGTTTCTCCAATAGTTTCTCCAACATCATCTACAATCCATTTTCTATTGAGTTCATATTCTTTTTGCATAGTCATATAATCAACCTCTCTTTCTATTCAAATAATTTATCAGCTACATAATTTACTTCTTCGTAAATATCTTCTATTAATGCATCTTCATTAATAGTATCAATATTATCTTCACACCACATTCTGAAATCTGTATATCCGTTTGTCTTACAGTATTCTAAGTAACTTCCCAACAAGCCATATACCTTTTCTTGCGTTTCATTCATATTATCACTCCTATTCATTTAAATACTAGATAAACCACACTCTTCTTTCCTATATTCAATACCTGATATTTCTTTTAAATATTGTTCCCATCTCGCTGCCAAATCAATCCATCCTTCTTTTTTACAACAATCTGACTCATTATTTGCATTCTGTAAATAATCATCTATTCTATTTTTAATAGATTCTATTCTTTCTTCCATTCGATTTCCTCCAATCTTCCCAGTAAATCATCGTTTCATTATATTTTAAATCCAACATTCGTTCAGGAAGTATTCTGTATCAATCATTCCACAAAACCACTGAATCGAATCTGGAATATTTCCGTTTTCTACTGCTTCTTGCCATTTTTCACTTGATGAGTTCTCATAAGTTTCAAGTTCATCTTCGATTTTATCTAGTATAGAGCAATAATCTTCAACTCCATATTTATTAAATACATAGTCATAGATTTCTTGAAAATCTGCACAATTTCTTAATACTTCCCATCTATCTTTACTCATAATGTTTTCCTCCAATCTTCACAATAAATCCTCATTTCATCTGTTATCTATATCATAATATCTATCTTTTTTATTTAATTTATATCTTGCTTTTGGAAACACAATATCTTTTCCATTAATAACAAAAGTATATGTATGCTTATCTTCGTAATATCCCTTCACATTTCCATAGATTATCCCATCAGCTCTCAATAATCTTTCTGTTTTCATATAAACCTCCATTCTAAAAAGACTTGAAACTCTTGTTTACTCTTCTTTTTCTTCCACATCATAAGTACAATCAATTCCGTTACTATCAAGCCCTGCACTAACTGCTCTTTCTACATCTTCTACTGATGAATTATCATATACTTCAATAGTTACTATAATTGTTTTCATATATCATCACTCCTTAGTCTACCTGAATAATCAATCTAATCTGCTTCCCACCTACACAATCAATAGTAATGATCTTACCGTTTGCAGGATCATATTGTTTCCACACTCCTTCAATTTCAGGTGCATCACCAGTTTCCATTTTGTCATTGAAGAAATCGTATAAATCATTCTCAACAGACTCTTTTGTAATCACTTTCTCAATCTCAAATCCGGCGTGACAAAATTCTGTCTCATCTGATAGCCAATCTGAAATCTCTTCAAGTGCATATTCTTTATCTTTCTTGTACATTTCTTCTAGTTCATCAGGAATAATCATTTCCGTTGGAAGTTCATTTAACACTTCCATATCTCCGTCTGTGTCCCATTTAATATTTATTGCCTTTAACATATAAATCACTCTCCAATCTCAAATAGTTCATCGCCAGAAAAATCGTTCATATCTTGTAGCACTGCATGAGCAAATTTTTCTGCATAGTCATACCACAATGTATCTTGTAATGTTTCAGGATCATCAATACTTTCAAGTCCGTAATCCTTGACAAATTTCTTCATAATGTTTTTCATTCTATATTCATAATCTTCTTCTACTGTGTGAATGTGCATATCTTATACCTCCATTCTTATAATTTTATCTTTCCATAATTAGGAATCATCTGAATAAATTCATCTGCATTTGTAAACTGCTTATTAATTTCAACCCAATACTGTTCGTTATTTGTATCTGTGCAACAAGCTTCTAATTTGAAATCATGCTGTGCGTAAATCGTTAAGCATAGTTCTACTTTCTGAATAGATACACCTTCTGGAACTTCTTCAATAGTTGCGTACTCTTCCAAAAAGCTATCAATTTCGCTTTCTTTTAAATCATAATTGTAGAATGCCTGTAATGGCTTGTCTGTGTCATCTAACTCATTGAATGTAATTTTTGTATAATCTAACATATTCTGTTCCTCCAATCTTAAAATGAAATTGCTATTTCTTAGATATTGTGAATTTCTGTTGCAAGCATATTAACAAGCTTCCATATTACATTTATTTTTTCTTTCTTTGTCATAGGAAGTTCATAATACACTTCATCATCTTTTTCTCCATAATTACATACGGCTTGAATACTGATTGACTTCTTTTCGGTATTGAACATAAGATAAAAGTTATAATAAACTTTATTATCATATTCAATTCCAACTAAATCTGTATTACCTTGTTTCTTTCTAATCTCATTTGTTAAATCAATAAGTTCATCAGTTGTTACGATAGCAATAGTCCCTTCATGTTCATCACTGGTAAAACAAAGAAAATCTCTATCAATGAAATCAGCAGTTATATTTTTGTATCTCATTTTAAATCACTCTCCTTAACATTAATATTTTCCATTAACTTCATTGTTCCACAATCCATTAAAATGTAATAGCGAAGCTTTGATTCTATCTTCACAATCATCACATATTTTTCCACTATCACATAATGAACAAGGCTTTATTTCTGTTTTGCAGTGTTCACACACTATATTTTTATCTTTCATTGGATTAAATTTATAATCTGTTTCCATATTACAATGTGGACACCATTCTGTTCCCTCAAATTCCTGATTTAACATTTTTTCTTGTTCTTTTGTTATTCTTAAATTCATGTGTGGCATAATTCTCCTCCTTTTACTTTACTAACTTATTCTCTTTTATTAATCTTCTACGAACCATCTTATTCAAATCCTTATTTACTGTAATTTGATTTTTCCCATTTCCATAAATAAAATGACTACCACGACTTCTAATTTCGTGATAGCCATTTGCCTTAAGAATCGGTTCAAATTCTCGTAGTTTTTTTGATTTATGTTTGCACATTTTAATCACTCCAATCTACTTAAATAATGTATGCTTTCCATCTGCATCACGCTTCCATTCGTAACCTACAAATTCAAGAGCCTTTAATGCTCCCATGTAATAACTCATATCTTGTGGTCTTGCATCTTTCATATTTGCAATCATCCACCGTTCATCTAACCATTCTTCCGTTTGCTGCTTAATTTCTTTTGCTGTTCTCTTCATTTTAATCATTCTCCTCCTCTTCATTCTTAAAATAAATCTCAAACTCAATATCATTGTTATTCAGACATCTACAGATCCAATCTGCTATTGGTTCAAACTCTGCATCAGGAAGTGTCCACCAATCATCATATGCTTTGCTAATGATCTCTTCTGCCTTTGTAAAATCCTCATCATTACAAGGAATGATTACAAAATCAATCCATGTATTCATATCAGAAAATACATTTATACATTTTGTAGTTCTTAAATTTGAGTTATTTAACATATAATCTACACCTCCTCAATTTCAATACAGAAATCATCAGGATCATATCCGCTGCCTTCAATATCCCAATCTCTCATGTATTCTTCTTTTGCATTATTGGCTTCTTCTTCAGCTTCACCATAGGAATTAAATAATCCCCATTCAAAATCTCCACTGTCTCTTAACTGACCGCCATCATAACTGATAATATATTTAAACATTTTAATCACTCTCCCTTACAATTTTTTAAATAATCAGCTTTCTGTTTTTTATATTCTGCTTCAATTTTATCTAGTCTTTTCTGTTCTTCATCGCACTCTTCTTGTGATTCAAATACATCATAATAATGTGTATCTCCATCCCAACGACATCGCACAATTTTATCTTTCTCTTCGTCTGTTAATTGATATACTCTGTACATACTAATCACTCTCCTTTATTTGTGTAACACCATTTCCATTTTTCCATCATTAACTGTTACATCTAAGAACCACACCGCTCTATATCTGCCTGTGTCATTCTTATGCAATTCATACCATTCTTTATGATCTACACCATCTTTTCTAAATCCGAATACAAGCTGATCCGTATCCATAGTTCCGTCATCCAACTTTTTATCAATGTTATACTTCCATGTAACAAACAAATCACTTGCATAATATTCACACCAACGACCAGCTTCCTGAATTAACTTTGTTAGAATCGAGGAATAATTTATTTCCCATTTACCTTTTAATGGATTAAAATAGCCTGTCTCTCTTTTAGTTCCTGCTAATGCTTCTTTTAAATCCTTTATCTGTTCATCTCTGTATTCAATCTCAAAATCTTTTTTCATATTCGCTACCTCACTTTCTCTTCAAGAAACAGTTCTTTCCTTTGGAATTGTCTACACACATTTTATTACCTTTTCAGGTAAATATCTTCTCTTGCAAATATCATTTGGAAACCAACCAATATTCCATACTTTAGCTTCGCCAATCTTCATTTTGTCTAATTCTTTTTCAATATCTATTCCTTCCATTTTAAATGCTTCTCTAAGAGTATGGTTTCCATATCCCATAAATTGACAATCAAATCTGTATCCTTCTTCTATTCTTTCAATCAATGCACAAATCATTTTAATTCACTCCTTCCAGAAGCAAGGTGGCTTATGCCACCTCACCTCTAATTCTCTTTGTAAATTCTGCACTATAATCTTCATTCCCAATGTTTACAGGTAATACTAAAATCTTGTATTCATCTCCATTGATAAGTAATGGTGCTTTGTTACCTGTACCAAAACATAAAGGCTTATCAGAATCAACAATGTTAAATGCATCTGTTAGGAACTGCGGATCAAAACCAATATAGAAGTTGTCCTTCATGTTATTTTCGCTAGTCTCAAATTCATCAAATGCTTCATATTTACCTGCTGCAATGTATGAATATAAGTTTCCATTTTCACTATGTAATACGACTGGTTTCTTATCTGCACCAGATGTCTTTCTTAATTCTGCATCATACTTCATTGCTTCAAGAATCTGTTCTCTATCAGGTACAAATCTATAATCATCAGACATATTAAGCATACTGTCTACTTTGAAATAATCTCCGTCAATTCTACGAATAATGTATGTAAAATCATTTCCTTCAAGCCTGATATATTTTTCATCCTGATAGATTTCAATTTCCTTTTCAGACTTCTTATCCATCAGCTTCTTAAATACAGGAACACACTTATTATGAATTTTTACTGTATCAAATAGATTTTCCGTTGTCTCATAAATTGTTTGATTTTCAAGTGTTCTCATTCCAATTCTATGACCATCAAGAGCTTCAATCCTCTTTGACTTTGTATTAAAATTGAATACCTGTATCATCTTATTATAATTATCTACATCGCTTGTATATGTATTAAGATTGACAAGTGTTTCAAGTAACCAATTCTCTTTTACAGACATGATTTTCTTTTCGCTTTCATCCATTGACGGAAGGAATATGTCTATGTTCTGATAACGTGGAATTGTAACAATTTTCTTTCCACACTTGATATTGATTTTGCCTATTTCCATATCCTCAGTGGTTACATCCTCTAACGTGATTTCACCACTCATTTTTGATATGATTTTAATATCATCCACATCAATTCCAAGAACTCCTGGCTGCGTATCATAAATATTATCCGTTCTAACTTCTGCCCAATGTTCCATATCAGTTCCCCAAACTTTGAGAATTCCATTTTCATCTATCTGGAAATACAGTCTTGTCAGTGTTGAGAGTGTTGCCTTTTTATTAATTGCAGCCATTCCCTTCTCCATCATTACCTTTAAATCCTTTGCGTTCATTGTAAATTTCATCATAGTTATCTACCAACCTTTCTTTTAGTTATTTTCTTTAAATGAATAATATCCATTGCCTACAATAATATGGTCAACTAAATTGATATTCATTAGTTCACCACACTGTTTCATTTTCTCTGTTACTTCTCTATCTTCTTTAGAAGGACAGCAATTCCCTGATGGGTGATTGTGTACAAGTACAAATCCATAAGCACCACATAGACATAATTTCATAAATACTTCCCTTGGTGAAATTAATGAAGCGTTTAATAATCCATGTGATATTTCAAAAATCCCAATTGGAGCATATTTTGTATCTAATGCAATTAACCACATATATTCTTCTGTAAGAACAGTTGCGTTATATATTGCATTTATCATATCTACAATTTTTTGTGGACTATTTAAACTACATATTTCTGGATAATTACTTGCTTTTTCTTTTACAAGTTTGGGTTTTCTATCTTCATCAAGATGTGTTGTATATTTAATAATTCTCATTTTCATCACCTCTATTCAATATCATATAAACACACAAATGTTTTACCTATTTCTTCATAAGAATTAAGAATTGAATGTTGTTTCATATAATTTTCAATTCCATTTCTAAAGCAATGAATAATTGCATCAATGTTGTATCTTTTATCAGTTTCATTATCTTTGAGACATTTCGCCACTAAACTAATTACGTCTTGATATGCTTCGCTTTTAACGGCTTCTGTACTATCTGACTTATAAATCTTTTCCAACCAATTACGATGACTAAAAGCATAATTGTATGCAATTTTCTGTTCTGCTGTGCAGATATTTTTATCTACACCATAAATTTTATGCATCTTCATATAATTCTCCTTCCATTGCTCATATCATAGGTTTAATTAGATAAATCAATCTTAATAACCAATTTTCATGAAAATTAAATCCTTCTTCCTTTCGTGGATTTATATAATGCTTATCCAACGACTCACTTCCATCCATCATAGGAATTGTTATAAACATGCAGTCTCCTAAAATTTCTTCAGGATATTTTCTTGAATAATAGTTATATATGCCTTTGTCATACTCCATTTCATTTACTCCTTCCTAATAAATAAGACAGACACATTTGTTTGCGTCTGCCTTATTATTCTCTGTATTAGTCTGCTTTCTCTTCCTTTGGTGTAATTAAACTCATAAGATTTCCTCTAATGTAATCACAGAAAGCATCAATACTTC